CAGGTCCTACTGGTGAAACAGGTCCTACTGGTGAAACAGGTCCTACAGGAACTACTGGTCCTACTGGTGAAACAGGTCCCACAGGTGAAACGGGTCCAACTGGCACTACTGGTCCTACTGGTGAAACGGGTCCAACAGGAACTACTGGTCCTACTGGTGAAACGGGTCCAACAGGAGAAACAGGTCCTACTGGTGAAACAGGTTCAACAGGAACTACAGGTACAACAGGCGCAACAGGACCATTAGGAACAGGACCAACTGGAGCAACTGGCGAAACGGGTCCAACGGGTCCATTAGGAACAGGTCCAACTGGTACTGCAGGTCCAACAGGTGCAGGAGGAGCACTTGGCTATTATGGTGTATTTTCGGATTCAACCACACAAACCGATTTCTCCACCGCAAAGGCTATTACATTTAATACAACTGAAGCTACTAGTGGAGTATACATAGGAACACCAACATCACGTATTGTCATAAGTAATAAAGGTGTCTATAATTATCAATTTTCCGCTCAAGTACAACTTTCCCAAGGAGGAACAGAAATCATCACTATTTGGTTTAGAAAAAATGGAATAAATGTACCACGATCTGCTACCAATTTAACCTTACAAAATACAAATGTCTATTTTGTACCTGCATGGAATTATGTGGATTCCTTTGAAGCAAATGATTATTTGGAATTGATGATGTTATCTGATGGTGCGGATGCACAATTAGTCGCAGTTCCATCTGGTACTGTTCCAGCCATTCCCTCTATTATTTTGACAGTCACTCAAGTCATGTATACTCAACTTGGACCAACTGGATTTACTGGTCCAACAGGTCCATTAGGAACAGGTCCAACAGGAGCAACTGGTCCAACGGGTGATACAGGAGCAACTGGTCCATTAGGAACAGGTCCAACAGGAGCAACTGGAACAACGGGTCCAACTGGCACAACTGGTCCTACAGGTACTACAGGAGCAACAGGTCCATTAGGAACAGGTCCAACGGGTTCAACAGGTCTAACTGGTTCAACGGGTCCAACGGGTGCACAAGGTGCAAATGGTTCTAGTACGGGTCTTGTACTTTATATGAATTATACAAATTCAACTAGTCCAACACTTACACCTCTTACTGCAGCACAACTAACAACAATTACAGGTCAAACATTTCAAAATCCATCAACAATTACCTATTCTCCAAGTCAAAATACAAATGTAAGCGAACTGTCATTAACACCCAATTTATCACTACCACAAACAACAATTAGATTTACAACACCAAATAGTGCTACAGTTGATGTACCTGTATGTCAATTTGCAATCTATTTATCCAATATTAATCCTATTGCTCCAACTATTTTACCTCCTGGTATTTTTGAAATGAATATTTATGCAAAGGCAGATGCTACAAATGATGTTGATAATGTTGGATTACGATACTATTTGTTAGGACGAACAAGTGGTGGAACCTATACAAATCTAATTGCAAATGGGTCAGATTTAGTATACTTATATGATTATGTAACATCACAAATATTAACGCTTAATTTGTATATCCAAAATCCAATTGATTTAACACCCTATACCGCCTTACAAGTCATTCTTACTTCTAGAAATCGTAATGCAAGCAATCATACAGCTGAGGTCTATTTTCAATCTTCTAACACATATTCACATATGCATAGTACTTTTGGAATTCCAGGAGTAACAGGTCCAACTGGTTCAACAGGTCCAACTGGAACAACAGGTCCTACTGGTTCAGTAGGTACGGGTCCAACAGGTCCAACTGGGCCAACGGGAACAACGGGTCCAACTGGTTCAGTAGGAACAGGTCCAACAGGTCCAACGGGTCCAACAGGTCCAACGGGTCCAACAGGTTCAACAGGTACAACGGGTCCTACTGGTCCAACGGGTACAACGGGTACAACGGGCCCAACGGGTACAACGGGTCCTACTGGAACAACCGGTCCAACGGGTCCAACGGGTCCAACAGGCACAACGGGTCCAACTGGAACAACGGGTCCAACAGGCACAACGGGTCCAACTGGAACAACTGGTTCTACTGGAATTACAGGTCCAACAGGTCCAGTTGGTGTTACTTCTATGTTAACTCAAATACCATCGGCTACACAAACATTTAATACAACGAATAATACTGCAGTACTATGGGGTTCAACTGTCAGTGCAAATTCAATTGGCTCTATTGGATTATCTTATAGTGGTGGCAGTTATACAAATAATACATCCTCTTCATTAACATTCCTGGTAGAATATGATTTACAATGGGACAGTTCTGCAATTGGTACAACCTATGTGGATGTTGCAGGAACAAGTTATAATTCAACACAATTTAGCGGTGTATTATTTTCAAATAGTGCCGCCTTCTTGCTTGCACCAAGTCAATCCTTTACTGTTTATAATCAGAACTCATCCAGCGGACTCATTTTGCAGACTGGCTCTTCCATTGTGATCACTCAACTCTCTGCAGGTCCCGTCGGTCCAACCGGTCCAACAGGTATTCCTGGACAGGCAACTGGAACAGGTGCAACTGGTCCATTCGGTCCAACCGGTCCAACAGGTCCCACAGGACCTACAGGTTCAACTGGAGCAACAGGTATTAGTTCTACAGGTCCCACAGGTCCATTGGGTCCAACGGGAAGTGGAACAAGTAGTCAATGGACAACTTCAGGTAGCAATATTTATTACAATACTGGCAATGTGGGTATTAATAAATCCTCACCCAGTTATCCATTGCATGTAGGTGTTGGTCCAGATGTGAGTCAATCACTTACATGGTTCTATGGTGGCGGGGGTCCTAATAATTTTAGTAGTACTGCTACTCTAAATACATCCTTCTATGCAGATGGTTGGTGTATTACTCAAGCTGCATGGGGTGTCACATCGGATCAACGTATTAAGAAAAATATTGTTGAATTATCTTCTATGTTACCGACAATTGAACAAATACAAATTGTGAAATTTGATTATATAGACCCACGCCTTGGACGTAACGAATGTTCTGTTGTTGCTCAGCAAGTAAAAGAGATATTTCCTAATGCGGTCACGAATCATACAACCTTTATTCCCAATATTTTTACAATGGCAACATCCGTCACACTTCTAGAACAAGACAGACTTTGCATTTATGCTCCCATTGATATGACAAATACTGACATTTCCAACGCAACATATATCAAATTCTATGCATCCAATGATGAATATAAACAAGAGCGTGAATTTGTTGCAACTATTATTGAAATTACTTCAACATGTGTAACTGTTGCAAAATGGAGTACATATCAAGCATCCGATCATATATTTGTCTATGGAACATTGGTAGAGAATTTGATGGTAGTTGATAAAGCACAATTAGGTGTTATTGGATTAAAAGGTATACAAGAATTAATAGTAGAAAATAATCAACTCAAAACACGTGTAACCACTCTAGAACAAGAACTCCAATCTCTAAAGGACTGGGCGACTCTTCAAGGATGGTCTGGTTAAATATGTAAAGATATATAATTGAATATATTTAGAATACATTGTAATTATATACAAAATGATTATTTAAAGAGTCATAGATGCAAACATTTTATTCAAATTAGAAGCCGACGCTGAAGCCGCAGCGGATGACGCTGGAAAATGGTAAAAAACAGATTCACGTGGAGCACGTTGACTGGATGAAATATTATAATAATTATAACGTACACCCTTCCATTTCTTCTGTGTATTCTTTTTGGCTTTTTTTGACTGCTTACTCATTTTTTGACTCGCAGCGGCAGAGGCACGACGTGAACTTCTTCGTAAATTCTGATTCATTGCCATACTCTCCTCTGGAATCGCTGCCATATTATTGTTTGCAGGTATCAGAGATGCACGAATTGCATAATTAACATTATGCATGGGAGCTGGTTTTCCCTTATGACGAATTCGCTCTTTAATGATATAACCTTGATTTGACATCGTCGGTTTCTTGTGTGATTTGCGCATTGACTTGCGCATTGACTTACGTGTCTTTGAAAGATGATGTGGCATTGTTATACTTATTACTTACAAATAAAAATATAAATAATGAATTGATTTTATTATTTTACTTTATGGGAAAGATGGAATCAGTTCTTGTCGGATAGATTAAATCATATTTTTGAAGTGCATAATCCAACTCTTTATACACACGTATAAATGAATACACTAGTAATATATCATCTGTTTTAATACATTCACACATATACATAAAATCATTCCATTGTTCTTGTGTTAAATTTAACTCTTGGCATAAGTCATCCCGTGATAGTAGTCCTCCTAGATTTTTATTATACATATGGATCATTGTATGCCCGCCAAGAACCAGCATATCTGAATCATTTGAAATAATATAATGAATTAATCCCTCTTTCTCTAAATTCACTAACACTTGATCGGCATCATATGATGCATACCGAATAATACAACCTTGATTTTCTAACCATTTTATGACATAATCTATATATTGTTTTGTTGGAAACCATGATTGCATGTATAATGTATTCGTATAACATTGAATGACTTGTTGTTCCTCCTTTGATATCGTTTCCTTATTTAATTTTACATAGTCTCTAATTGTTTCAAGATGATCCTCTATTTTTTCACGTTCTATCCGAGCTTCTTTTCGCTTTACATGGTCTTTTTTTGTTTTGCCATCTACAACACAATAAATATGCGTCGCATTCTTTATCATGGGTTCAAGATAATCCTGAATCCATAATAAATTTCCTTTTGATTTATGGATAAACCAAAACAAATCTATACCAACCGAACAATCTTTGACGATACTTGATATTTCTACCTTCTTTTCATACGATCGTAAAAAGGTTAATAATCCCTTTACTCCCATAGTTTTATTTTATTCATTACCATTTATGGATGATTTCTATGCCAATCAATTTTCATAAAAATTGTATACGATTTTAAAGAATGGTAGATTGTAATCTTACTTGAAAGGTGCTTTTTAATGAATCGGATGGAGGATAGGTCAATCGCAACGATGATCCGACTACATTCGGTACAGAGCGGCTTGGAGTTAAAATATTCCATTTACGCCAGATTTGCTCTTTTCCAATGGTATATCTCCACGGAAATTCCATAGATGCAGGATCAATCATATGTTTCTTTACTTTCCGATTTTGTTCAACCATCCAGTTTGACTGATTCTCCAATAATTTTAAAAAGAGAGCACGCTTTCCTTGTGATAAAAAAGCAAGATAGAATAATTCTGCCCATGCTTCCGTTTCTGCTTCAACGATGTCAACTCCATTCTCCATTTTATCCAAACACGATGAATGCATTAGTTCATGAATCAATACACGAGTCGCATCCTCTGCACGATAAATAAGAATCGTATCATGATCGCAAGGATAGGTATATCCACCATTTATGTTTTCAGGCCGAATCGCTGCATTCTTCTTAGGAAATTCACGTATATGCGTATTTGTTAATAAAAATACCTTAAACGGTGCAGAATCAGATGCAAACATTCGTAGAATTCTCCCCCATAAATTCCATGGAATGTCATCAGGATGAATACCCTCTTCATATACGACAAAAATCTGTCCATATTTACATTTTCTCGTTTCATGCGAAAGTTCTGCATTCTTCATTTTTAAAAAGAGATTTTTACGTGCATTATGTGGATCAAATTCGGAATCTTTCATGCATTCCTCCTCTAAAAAAGCATCATCCCTTTGTGTAAGTGTCGCACGGGTCCATACTACGTTCTCTTTATTATATTCTTCCTTTATTTTGTCTAATATAATATTAATGAGTGCTGACATTATTACTATATTATAAATATATTATATTATACACTATTTGTACGAAGATGATTCAATTTTCGTGCCAATTGCAAGTGAACATGCTCCCATAGAATTGGAATGCGATAGGAAGTAACGAGAACCCATCCTGAACCTGACTCTGCATTCCATAGCGTTTCCATTAAGGATGCTCTCATCTTCGGAGTGATCCATTCTGTCTCATAAATGGTAATAATCCAATACATAATCACATCTGTCCATCGCAAATTTCGCTGAAGACAAATATAAATCCAATTACGTATCTCACTGATTTTTGATGAACTCCAGTTGACCGACCATTCGTTCAATGTTTTCTTAAAAAACTCCAACCATACGTCTTTTTCAATTAGATTTGCAGTCTTTACATAATTGGCCAAAAGGCGATCCTCTCCCGCAACTGGAATTTCAAAACAAAAATCACGAAGACGACCGCATAAGGGAAATTCAGTTGTAAGTAGAATCGCAAAGGTTGGATACTGTTCCAAACATTCTTGCAATTGTAGGACTGACTCATCCGTCAGAAAATGGGCATGATATAATACTAGATATCTTGTTTGAATCATAGATGACATTAGACATACATCCTGCTGTCCCGTCCATCGTGTTAAAATAGATTGAAGAAATACTTTATCAGACATAGACATTCTTGCACAATCAAATCCAAGATGTAACAATGACTCCTCGTAAGGAATACTTTTACCTGATATCTCATCATCATCGTCATCTGGATCTGCACTGGATGTCTGTTTGTTTAAGAACCATACACTATTTTTAATTTCAAATGGGATCCCCATTTTATCCGATTGCTTTTTTACAAAGTCAAGCAACTGAGTACGTTTTCCCACTCCACGAAACCCTCTCCACGCATAACTACAAGGTTGCGTCATTAGTAAGAACAATAGATAATAGGTTTAAGCACTTACTCGGCGGTATCCTCTTGTAATTCAGCGATGATATTTTCTGCCGTCTTTTTACACATAAATGGAAAATATGCATGAACCATTAGACAGATTGAGCCGATGCCCGTTTTAATGGATAGAGTCATTGTTTTCCAGAAATGTTGTACATAGGTCATGGAATGCTCCTGAGGGTGTTGCGTAAATAGTTCATAGACACCTGTATTATCTATACGTTTCTTAAGCCGTATCATTGAATGTCCAATGGATTCTGCGACTTCTTTATTCATCCTTTATAATTATACTAGATAGAATAGTTCATTTTAGACCAACGCACAGGTCTAAGTTCAGTTATAATGTAAACGGTTTAAATAATATATGATTATACTATGGTAAATATAATCATGTATTTAACAATCCCCTATCAATCCTTTGAAGTTGGCAATGTACATGTATCCTCTTTTCAGTATGATAAATATGGTAAAACCATTGCAAAATTAACCTACAAAGATCCCTCTATTGATTTGAATGATGTGAGTATTCTTACTCCGCCTCTTCGTGTGATTGATTATAATCCTGAGTCATCACGTCTTCGTTTGGATTTATCGGATCATCCCTCTTTTTTATCAAAATGGGAAGTACTATACGAGAATCTAATTAGTACATTTTATATTCATCAACAGAGTTTTTTACATGATTCTTCCTATTCAATGGAGTCTATTCGGCGCCTATTTTATGTATTGATTGATGGTCCCATTTTATCACTTTATATTTATCCAACTACATTGGTAAAAATAGAAAATGGAACAACTTGTCCAATTTCAGACATCAAGACGGGCGACTTTCTTCGCTCTGCGGTTCGTCTTCAAGGTATTTCGCAAATTATTAGTAAAGATGGATTGCGTTTGCGACTACATCACTCGGTTTCATCTATGTGGCTTATTCCTTAAGCCTTACTAATTGCAGAAACAGCTAATGAGGCATATGATAAACCAAATGATAAGGTAGTAATAATAATAAGATAATACGTCACTTTCTGAGGATCTTTGAACATATATAAAAATGCGGCCAACATGAGCATCAGGGATCCACCAATGGATAATCCGACGGTTGTCCATACATGATTTTTAATTTTAATCCAATCATCTGTGCTTCCTAGGTACTTTGCATTGAGGATAAATGATGTGACATAGAGAGCGACTGCAATCACACATGATCCTCCAAAAAACCATTTCATAGAAGAATCGGGTGAATTGCTAGCTTGTACGTTTTGTTTAGAATCCATTCTATTTTACAATTGATTTATTTTTTACCGACTTCTTTTATCATTTCACGTACTTGATTGGCTACTGGAAATTTGAATGGGCTCATATCCGTTGATAATACCATAAAAATAATAAATAAGATGAGTAATTGGCCACCAATTGTCATGATTAATCGTGAATAACTGACATCATACCCAGCTGATTCAATTGTATCGGAATTCATTTCTATCTCTATCCTCTTTTTATTATCTCCGTAGTAGATAGTGGCGTACCTATTTGAGCAGATATAGATGCGTAAAACGAAAAAGAGAAAATTGAAATTAAATGACTTCTCACGGTGTCATCCTCGTATGAAGAGTAAATCAAAAACAAGATGTCTTCCAAAATCGGTGTATACAGAGATATCTAAAAAAGTCCATGCAAAAGGTGATGGCGTTTTTGAAACGGTTGGATGTAACAAAGGAGAAGAACATTGTTTATTGGATAAAGCACCATTAAATGATCACATTAAGAAAGATCTCCGTAATCAGTATTTACGACCAAAAATGCCACGAGCATGGGATAAAGATCCCGATATGTGGTTAGACAATTATAATATCATTCATGTTATGAATCAATATGTAACTGCATATCCTTGGTTTAAATTCTTGGGTGTTTTCCCTATTGATTTTTCTGCACCCGATCCCTATCGCACAAATGGAGAGCTTCAATGCTTATACAAAGAAACATGTGCATTAAAGCTAAAAGACGAATACAACAAGGGCATAAGAGGAATTGGTATGATCTTCAATTTAGATCCTCATTACAAAGGTGGAAGTCATTGGGTTGCATTATATATCAATTTAAATAACATTAAAAAGCCCGTCGTTGGATATTTTGATTCGTATGGATATGAAACTCCAGCGATGATTGCTCGCCTCATGCGATCCCTTACACTCCAGATTAAAACGTGTAAACTAGGTTATAATGCACGGCGTTTTCAGTATGGTAACTCAGAATGTGGAATGTTTAGTATGTATTTTCTTATTTGCATGATTCATGGAATTTCCTTTGAAGATTTTTGTAAGGATTCGGTGAATGATAAATATATGTTAGAACTTCGTAAGATTTTATTCTCAAAATAGATTCCTCTTCTCTCTCTGACATACCTCTTTTGTATAATTTTACGTAAAAAGTATATAAAAGATTTATACGATAAATATAGTAATGTATCGTCCGGTTCAATCACAGCAGATCCAGGCACAACAAACTTCCGTTAGGTCTCAGTTCTTTGGTAAGAAGAATTATACCACCTTGGAAACGGTTTTGATTCAAGACTTTCAAGAGAGAAATGGTTCCCCTCTTACTGAGCAACAGGTGGATCGCTTATCAAAGACACTTGATCATTATCTTCAACAAATTTATGAGAAGCAGGGCGAAAAACCTCTTCCGATTCTCAATAAAGAAGTATTAGGAGCCTGTGCCAAGGACTTTTCTCAATACCTGCAACGCAAAGAAGTCACTCGTACAAAGAATCCTGTTAAACAGGTGATGGATGAGAGTCTGTTCCAAGAAACTTCTCAGCGATTTGAACGCTTGACTCAGGAGCGCAATGAAGTAAAAGCTCTTCCACCCTCTGTACCTGATTTTCGTATTTCTTTCAATGAAGATGGACCACCCGCTGCTGAACTCTTTGAACGTGCCAAGAAACAACGTGAACTAGAAGCTCTCCGTTCAGCTCAACAGAATAATGAACTCGTGAAAGCGGAAATGGGCTTACAACAACGTGTTAATGCTGACTCTTCCTTTCGTACATTACAAGATGCTCAAAATCGTAATACAGAACTCGTTCTTGCTCAACGTACTACCATGAATACTCAACCCTCTTCGGATTTGCCCCTTATTGTTCTTCCTGATCGCAGAGATTTGCTCCTTACTCCGATTGGATCATTTGATACAATGACCATATCACCCGAACCACGTGGTCTAGGTCAGGCAAATTCAAATACAACCATTGTCCAGCCACAACTGGCTTCATCCGATAAAAATGGTTTACCACAAAATGTAGTTGTACGTGAAGACAAGATCGTAAGTTATCGTGAAGTGGAAAATAATCTGTTTATTTATTCTGCAGATCGTGATTGGCTACGTAATAATAAGGAAAATCGCTACAGTTTTACCGTTAATTTTGATCCTGCAGCCAATGGACAGAGTTTCGGACCCTCTCTCGCTTCTCAGCAAAAATTCAAGAATATTGTTCGTATTGAACTGGTGAAGGCCATTCTACCAGGAGAGAGTTTAGATGTAACCGTGTCACGAACCGCATATAGTCAAACCACCAATACATCGTATCAAGATAATATTCTCAATTTGCCTTTTATTACCTTGCGTGTTGCGGAGTTGGAAAATAATAATTATGGAACAGACAACTTTTTGGACCGCAGTTTTGGAGTCCTACAATATGATGCTCAGTGGATTTCGGATACAACTTCACAGAGTGATTGCTCCCGTGGATATCTCGCCATGATTCCTAAGTTCCTGAAATGCCAAAAAGAATATTACCCGACTCCCCTCTCTACTCTCCAAAAAATGACGATTGATATTCGTCGCCCCAATGGAGAACTCGTAAGTATGTCTCCAGATACATTTGATATCGGTGGCATTCTTGCTCCACAGACTGGAGAAGTACTTGGAACTTCCTTTCCCTTTACCAATTCTATTAAATTTTTGGAGAGTCCTCTAACTTATAATGTGATGGTACCCGCTGTAAACGGAAGTCCAGCTAACTTCTTTATCAATGTTACAAAGTACTTTAGCAAATTTGAAGTATGCACAGGAGATCGCATCCAAATTAGCGGTTACACCTATTCCGATGCCGCATTGAATGATGCAACCTACGGACAACGTCTACGTGCATTCTGTCAGTGGATCAATCGTCCAGAGGGGCATATTGTACTCGGCTCTGCACACAGTGTTGCCACCGATATTTCCAGTGATACAACCAATATTCGTGATGGATTTAATGATGTAGGTTATGCAAACTTTATTGTAATCCAAGCGAGATATCAAGATCCTACAACGGGTAGCGTACTATTGGATTCATTCGGTCCTGATTTTGGTGCAACACTCAATGCATTTGGTGCAAATTTGCAATCACCCGTTCGCCTTATTAATCTCAATAAACAAATTAATGTCGTCTTTCGTATTATCACACGTGAAATGGATTCATTGCCTCAATTACGTCCTGATAATAATTATTAAACATTACATCGTGTAACCTATCGTATTTTATTGTATAAATCATTATAATCTAATAATCTCTAACTACATTAGATTATAATGTTTTACGACATTATTGTATTTATATTCATTTTAGTTTGTTTAACTGTTCTCCTACAATACAGTAAAATCACAAAGGAGGGATTTTTTAATATTCCGGTCCCTGCTCATAACCAATATGTAGAGGAATCCCAACAAAAGTTTAATGAATTGACGAATTTAGTGAGTATAGTGGATCCTTCTATTCCTATTACTGCCTCTACATCCGATAAGGTAAGTTCCGCCCTGGGACTACTCTCTACTACACCCTCATCCACAGGATTTAATTTGGATTCATCTATACCTTACACCACTCCCGATGCTGTACCTGAATCATTAGAGACTGCAAAAAAGTGCCAAGAAGCAGTGAATTCATGCAGTGCATTTGATGATCCATTTTTTGCTCAGAATTGTGGCATGAGTTTTGATTCTACTGGAATGTCATATGATGGAAAAGTATTTACAGGTGGATTGTATGTCTCTCCCAACGATCGTAATGTATATATGAGTCGTGCAAAGCAAGTAAAAGATACGGGATCTGAACCCTATGATCCCTATAAAGTTTATCAACCCACTCTTGGAAAGGCCAAACCTGGTACATTTTCACTCACAAAGGATCAGTGTGTTATTGTAAAAGAAAAAGTAGATTGTGACACAAAACAATCTTTTAATTCTCCAAACTGCACACAATGTTATACTTCACGCCAATTTTCTAGAGTCGGTCCTGAAACAGAACGTATTCCTTCTAAACTTTATCTATCTGGTAATGGTATTCTTTCCATTCGTAGTCAAAATGAAAAGATCCGTTTAGATGCAACCCCGCTGAGTACAACAAAGCCCATTGAAATCACCATTCCAGGAGATACAGAAGGATCTGTATTTGATGTAGAGGTCACACCTGGATCAACACTTCCAACTTACTTAGCAGGATTCTTAGAAGGAAAAACAGCTCGTGGTAATTTTAAACTTGACATTAGCCGTATTATACAGAGTGACAAAGTAATTAATGCAAAGCCTCGTATATCAGGTACGAAAATGGTAAATAATTTTCGTTGTCTCTCTTTTATTCCTGGAAATGGCAAAAAAAATATGGTATTGGCATGTCTTATGCCCTTTTCATTTATTAATATGTATGATTCCGACTCACTCGCATGTGATAATGGACCTATTATTACAAAAGAATCATCCGCTACCTTTTTGGAATCTGATCCCTGCTTCTCAAAACAGAATCGTCCTGGTAATTATAAATTGGAGTGCTTGCAGGCACGTTGGACATCGTTAGGTGGAACACAAAAAGGTAATGGTTATCCCTCTACACAAGAAAAAGCCAATGCACTTCAAAATGATTCCAATGGTAAACCACTTGATATTGATACGATTGTAGATATGATTGCAAGTAAAGTACGCCAAGCCATGTCTGGAAAAGATGAGAATAATAATCCACTTTCTATTCCCGACTGGAACAATGTATCCATGTGGGCTCTTGGTATTCCCATTAATACTCCATGTGATGGTCCTGACTCAGAAACGGGTCCATTATCTAGAGAGTGTTTATCTTATCTTTATATGAATAAGGGCGTCTCTTCACATATTGGTCCGACATACAGTAGTACTCCTGGAACGGTTGCAAGTATGAAAGATCAAACCATGCAAAATACGTTTTGCCAGCCTGGTGGGGAAATGGATCCATCTACGGAAAAAGGGTTGGAGTTTGGTCGTACTCTAGGCGGCATCAATGCAGTAAAACAAAAATATGATGAAATCAATCGTATCGCTAATGATAATTCTAAGTCAAATTCCGAACGCTCCGAAGCGGTTAAAATGTGCTACGGTGTCAATCTCAATCCAGTCACATCCAATAAAGTGATCGGTCCCACACAGGTATTTGCAGTAGGACCAGGATATGATTACTCTAGAGATCAGGCACAATCCGTTTGCTCTCAATATGGTGCACAAGTTGCAACCTCTGCACAATTGGAAGAGGCTCAGCGTAAGGGTGCCGATTGGTGTTTTACTGCATGGGTGGCGGATAGTGATGTTGCGAAATATCCTATTACAACTTCTGTTATGCAAGGATGTGGTAATGGTTCAAGTGGTATTAAACCCTATATTCCTCCAGGTAATCGTGCGGGTGTCAATTGCTATGGACCAAAACCAGGAATTGATAGTTCTGATGGAAAAATTTTAGCATTCAATCCATTTATGTGGGATCAGCCAACGGAAACAACATATATTACAACGAAAGGAGGATACTTAGAAACATCGGGTGCACAACCCTCTTGTTTTACAGGATTATCTCCTGAACAAGCACAGGAAACATGTAATAATTTAGGATCAAACTGTTCAGGAATTAGTTATTCAATTGATGGACGAGGTCATGGATGCTATAAAGGCGATATGAAGGGTCCTTTTATAAATAATCCAAATTATATTGGTTATGTTAAAATTCCAGGACCTCCTGAACCTCCTTCTCAAAAAATATATGGTAATAATGGTACAACTTCATGTGAACAGTATTGTAGAGGTATATCAGGAGGTCCTTGGAATAATGAATTACCTGTAAATTGGAATGGAGCAAAGTGTATTGGACATTCTCCGAATATCCCGAATTGTAATTCAGGATTTACTAATACGACTGGATCATATTGTCTATGTCAACAAACAGGAACAGGTTGGGATACACGAGGATGGAGAGGCCCATAAATACTACTGTTACAATAATAGAAAGAGATGTTTCGCCGACTCGCTGAATCATTTCAAGATCAAGATCCTCTTCTTGAATATAGACAACAACAAGATGTCTATTTTAAAACAATTCCTAATATTATTCCATCGGGATCTTCCGGTTTAAAAGGATTTGAAAATGCAATTCAGACAGTGGACACTACAGGTAAAAATTTACAACCTACTGCCATTCCCTATCCAGACGAGATTTTTCGTTCTACTGTCAGTCCAGATCTACAACAGTTTGCCCAACAATGTGCTACCTCATCTATTGATCAATTGATTGCGATTAAAAATCCTTCTTTAACAACGGGCTGTGGATGGTTATATACTCCACCCAATCAAGGAAGTCCCTATCCACAAGTATCCCAGGGATTTCTTGGAAATGCGCAAGGTCCATTAACTGCTTTAAATCCACCCGAATACAAAAAATGGTTTTTTGATCTACAGCTCGCTAAAAAGCAGGCGTTGATTGATAAATGCAAAGCTCTCAAGGCATGTACCGATGTGGATAGCAATGTATTCAAAGGATCCTGTGGTTTTTGCACGGATATCAATCAAGGTGTTCCGATTGATAATGTTGGTAAACCGCTTTATGTAAATGATGATATCGGTGGATGCAACGCATCATCCATTGTTCTGTCTGGTGATCGTTGTCCGAAAATGGATGAAGATTCTGGACCACAACCCTTGGTTGACCGCACCTGTGAGCGTGATGATCAGGGAAGATTGCCTATGTCATGTTTATACAGACAAGTTATTTCAGGCGGATGCAGTGATAATGGTGCTCTTGCACTGGTTCTTGCGAATCCATCTGTAGATTCAAGCATTCGTATTTCCGATTCGGTTAAAATATACAACCGTGTAGCCAATCCACCTCTCAATTTTGACATTTTTAAACAAGGCCGTGGAACTGTGAATCAAGTTCTAAATGAAGTTCGTCAGTTGGCAGCTAATACGAATCAACCCGACACTTCTGCTCTTGGTGCTTCTGCACGTGAATTGTGTTTACAAAAGGGATCCATCCAAAAATATGATATGTGCTTGGAACTCTCTGACAGTACTGTATCTCCTTTTGAGCTCAGATGTCTTCAACAGCTCTTTATGAAAATGGGAGGTCAACCAAAAGGAACAATGTATCCCAATCAAAATACGCTTCCAACTTATAATGCAATGAATAATCTTGGAGCGGTTAAACAATATCTTCATGATCTGATTTCTAAAATGAAAAGTGATGATTATAATACTCAACGTGATGCAATGATGCAATTCTTGGGTATTACATCTGAAGGCATGATTAAACGTATCCCTTATCAACAAGGAGTAGAAGTCTTTTGGTTTGTACCTGTTCCTGGCAATCCTAATAGAGTAGCAGGATTTTTAAGAAGAACCATTGAGCGTGATATTGTACAAATTCCATATGGTGTAGAAGGTCAATCTGGTATTTCACAAATTGGAGGTAATGCATATGCAGTCATGTTACAAATGACCGATTTACGTGCTCCTTCTAATTTTTCAGCTAAATTTAAAGTAACAGTGGATGATGGTTTTTGGATTGCAGTAAACCAGCCCGCAGATATTGATAAAATGGCAATGAATCAAACAGATGCTGATTCGCCAGGACTATTTGAAAATTTAAGACTACAAGGACCAACACCCTATAACTCTACACAATGTTCTGACTTTTCTAGTTCTACACCCAATATGGTTAAAATATTCTATGAAAATGCAGGTGGTGGAGGATTTGTATTTACATTAAATGTAGAAGGATGCGGAGGACAAAGGCAATATTTTCAGCCTCCGAATTACTCCCTTACCTGCGAATCTAGAGCACCCTTTCTTAATTATGAAGTCAATCTTCAATCCAATGCATTTGAAGAAACACGCAATCCAGGATTATTCTCACAATTTCTAGGATTACAATCAATAGAATCTCGTGTACGATCTGAAGAACGTAGAAATGTACCTGGAAACAAGGGATTTATTCGTATAAATAATCTCAATTCAAAAATTGATATGTATAATATTGCATTCCAAAGTTGGAAAACAGTTACATTTGCAATCCGTTTATATACCATGCCTGTTAAAGATACACTTATTAGATTTGCGATTGGTTCATCTTATTTATCCGTTATTGTTAAGCCAATTAATGGAAGTACAGCAGGTATATCCATTGAACATAATTTTAATAGAGGAAATGCTATGGAACAATCTACTAATTTTAAAATGTCATTAAATAAATGGTATCTGGTCGGTGTACATAATTGGGGAACAGGAATGACTCTTTTTATTAATGGAATTGATGAAATGGTTGCGAATAAAGGATATGCAGATGGTGTTCGTGTAGACAAAGCAGATGGTACTTCGCTCTATCAACCGAATGGTACATGGGCCCCTGCTCCTGGTCAACCATTTGATCAATGTACAATTCTTTTAGGAACCAATGGATTTATTGGAGTACCTAGTTGGCCTGGAATGTATGCCACCTCCGCCTTTCAATATGATCTTGCATGGATTCATTTCTTTCAACAAATGGCAGGTGGTGATGATATGTATCGTGAATGCATGGTAAATTGGAAATATACACAGTTCCCAAAGTCATATAATAATTATCGTTCATAAACTGTATTCTATATCTTTTATAAAATAAAACGAGTAGAACACATTAAAACAAGCGGATTCGTGTAAACTTTAATGTCTTTGACACTGGATCACGATCTGCTTCACCGATCGGATTTGATAAAAATACATCATTCATATCATAAACATTATAAATTGTATCAGCTGATCCTGGTTTTGGCGAAACAATAAATTGTTTCCCTTTATATGGTACAATTGCACGTTCCACAGTTGCTCCTGCTTTTTCCTCTTCTACCACAGTGGAAGATTTGGATGGTTCTGCCAATGGTTTTGCCTGTGGTTTCTTTTCTCTAGGTGGTATCTTCGTAATTGAAATATCAACATCTAAATTTGGATCAAACAAATACATATCAGGGCGTTCTTCATCTGCTTTTCCTGAAGACCCCGTTTCATAGACAAAACATTGAATACCTTCATTGTCCGCCGCATTTAAATTGCAATCTACTGCCGATTCTTTCATTACTTGTAAAATAGACTGGTTAATCTTATCTTTTCCTACACTTACACCATACACCTTTTGATCCGATGTTTGACCTCCATCCGTTGTTTGTAAGGTAATGTCTACTTCTCCACTATTCAATTGCTTTCTAGAAAATACGGTGCAGTATGTATAAATTTCTACGTCACGTTCATCATATGGTAAATCTTTATGTGAACAAATACGAATGGCACGACCCTTTACTTGATCCAAACGAACATTGTTCCAATAAGGCTCCATAATATGAACCGAACGACAGCATTTTAGAGAGATACCTTCTGCACCTGCACCTGTAATACCAATTACCCAACAAATGTCACCATACATATTGCGTTTTTCTTTATAGTGTTCAATTAATACAGAGGAAAGTGATGATGGGAGCTTATCAAAATTGCCATTAAAAATATTTAGAATCATCGTTCGTCGTTCCTTTGATCCATCGCCAGTAAACATAATAAAACGTTTTTCTTTTGCATCTGGCCCCTTCTTTAGAGAATCTTCTGTTTCCTTTGAAAAACGAATGTTATCATCTGTGCCTTCCAATTTGATTTCTACATATCCATTTGCTTTTAGTGCAATTCCAAGTACACCGAGACCTTCTACTGTCTTAAATTGAGAATAGACGAGGTTACTTCCTTTTGATGTCTCTAATCTTCTTAGAATATGGTCCATTTTTGTAGAATAGTTTCCTAATTTCTTTTCTTCAATCGGATCATCCAAATTGAGAAAGTTCGCTCGTTCGCTATCCAGTTTGGTCATTGCACGTTTTATTTGTTCTACGTATTCTACCACGGCTACAATTGGTTTTTCTTCCTTGACCTCTTCTTCTGCTTCTTTCTTTTCTTCAACCATCATACTTGGTTTTGTCTTCTTAGGCTTTTTTGGTACATCAGTTAACATAGATACAGTTGATTGTAATTCCTCTTTTGTCATCTGTGGTTCAGTAGAAACCAAACTTGGTTTCTTTTTCTTTGGAACACTGGATGCTACTGAAACGGCAGGTTGGGCCGCTACTACTGATGCCTCTGTTACTTCTGGTTCCATTTGAACCATACTTGGTTTCTTTTTCTTTTTGATTGTTACATCGGATGAAGCCGACGCAGCAGGTTGTGCTGCTACTACCGATGGTTCTGTTACTTCTGGTTCAGTTGAAATCATACTTGGTTTCTTTTTCTTTTTGATTGTTACATTGGATGAAGACGATACAGCAGGTTGAGCGGCTTGTGCCTCCAATTGTTTCTTTCGTTCCGCTAATAGTTTTGCAGTCTTTGCTTTCTTTGCAGCAATGTTTTTTGCTTTCTGTTCTTCATTTTCATCCCCTGCTCCTCCAATTAATAGATTATCATCATCCTCTTCCTCTTCATTAAATTCATTATCATATTCTTCTTCATTCTCTTCCTCTTCATTAAAATCGTTATTATACTCTTCATCCTCATTGAAATTATTTTCATCATCATCCTCTTCCTCTTCATCCTCATTGAAATCGTTATCATACTCTTCATCATCATCATCCTCCTCTTCATCACTTGCATTACCGCCTTCTTGTTTAACTTCCTCTTCCTCTATTACAGGACTTGAAACTTCTAGATCATCTATCAAGATTTCCTCCTGTTCTTTCTTTTCTTCATCTGAAATTTGCTCAGTAGAGGATTCAATAATCAGAGTCTTTTCATTTCCACCCAATTCTACCTTCTCTGAGATTTCCTCTTCTTCTACTGATCCAGGGAAAGGTCGTTCAATTGACTTTGGAAATACAAAATTACACATGGCACGACTACGAAAACGATAGTTGGAAGGATTCTTCATTCTTGCAAATAGTTCTACCGATGAAAAAACATCACCCGCTTCCTGCTTCTTTCCTTTTTCACCTTCCATTTCTTGTTTACGAGCCTCAGTATATTTCATCAATGCATATTCACTCATTGCACATTCTACCAATTCATCCTTCTTTATACGTGGCATAAAATCTGCTTTTGATCCCTTATAATAAGAGATAAGACCGGCTAGGCGTTTTTGCAAAATAATTCTATTTTCTTCATTTATACCAAGAGTATTGCTATTAATAAATTTTGACTTGAATGTTTCTTCATCAATCGGTAGACGTGGATAGGATACGAATTTTTCAGAGGTGGCAGTAATATTTTCGGCTTGCAAACGTTGCTTGATACGAGGATAAATTTCACGAATACCAGCTTGTGCATCTTTATTGTACTTCACACCCACTGCATTTGGAGCTCTATTAGAGAGATCACGCTCATATCCTTCATTAAATACAGAAACCAATACAAGTGTTTTCAAATCCGCTTTTTGAAAACGAACAATATCCACACGTGGTTCTTGCTCAATCAGTTTACGAATTCTAACAAAATTTTCTTCATCCGTCTTATCTATCACAAATTCAACACATTCAATATATCCAGCGAGAACATTTGAAAGAATACCAAGTTCTTCTGGAAAGTTAATAATTGGTGTACCAGACAATCCAATTATTTTACTGTTTCGTGCATCAGATAATAAACGATAAAATAGAAAACCACGTGAATATCGTGGCTCTCTTCGTTTTTTATCCTGTTTCTTCTCGGGCTTTTCATCCATCTTTGCTTCAATTTCCACATATTGCTCTATCCCCTTGCATAATTTAGGAGTCCATTTTCCTGGCTCAATTGTTTCTAATGGAACCAATCGTTTTTTACCTGGTCTACCTGTGATATATTGAACAATATTTCCTTGCATAAGACGTGTCAAGTTATGAATTTCATCAATTACAATAATAGAATTATCAAAAAAGCGGTCTCCATTTTCATCCTTTGTACATGCATAATTTAATAGATCTTTATATGTAATACCATTGTAACTAATGAATGCGATACGGGATTCAATTGAGTTGGTAATCTGAGCACGAATATCGCTTTGCTGTTGGGGTGTGAGTTCATTATAATTTGATTTCTTTGTAAAATCAGGAATCCAAATGACTTTACGTGATTCTTCGCCTCTTTTCAAGACATCTTTCAAGTATTTTGCGGATAGAGATAAAACCGTGTTTGCATACAGGTACGTAACACCACTTTCAGATACAAGTGGTTCTGCAACCCAATGATTATATACATTAAAATGCTGAAAACCACAAAATGAAATTTCAGACATAAAATTGCCTCTCAATGAAAAGGGTGTCATTACAATAATCTTTTTATCTGAAGTGCCATACAATGCCTCTGCGGCGGCAATGGCGGAACACGTCTTACCTGAACCTAGACCATGATAAACGAGAATTCCACGATAAGGAGATGCATTGCGAATGTATTCACGGATAAATTGCTGATACATAAAAGCCTGTACTTTTCCTTCCGTTTGCTGTTCCAATTTGGCACAAGCATCTGGATCAACGGATCCCTTAAGTTGTCTTTTTAGGCGAAAATTATCGTAATTTTTATCTACAAACTTGTAAAAACTTTTACTTGTTTGTGGTGTATAAATCACAGTATCTGTCAGATACGGATTTGCTGTTTCATTTTCATTCTGTTTAATAAAATATTCCTCTAACAAAGATGGTACTTCGCTCAAATGTTCTTTAACATAAGGATCTAATTCTCTATCCCTGCTTATCACTTGCATATTGGGTGTTGGAGGTTGAGGAACAAATACTTTTGGTTCTTCTTTGGACTTTCTCGTCACAGAAATGGATTTTGGATCTTTTGCTTTCTTTTCCGCAGCAACAAGAGCCTCCTTTCCTGGAACAAGTAATGGATTCTCTTGTGCCTTTAATGCAACCTTCTCTTCTTGTTCGCTGATGGGAGCGACATCAGGAACTCCTCCAAATGGCTGTAATTGTGCATCCAAGGAACTAGATGGCATAATTTGTAGGGATTTTAGAGTTGCATCGTCCAGTTTTTTCATCACTTTACTCGCTACTTTCGGTTGTACACCTCTTTGCACCCCCGATTGTGATGCCATTTTTTTAAGTTGAGAAGGAGGAATTGGTCCCTTTGGAAGAACTACGTCAGACGACATCTATATTCTACTTAGAAACAATCAATATATAATTTCAACACATACCGATGTATTGGAATTATATTAAATGAAGATCATAGGAATTATTGTTGTAGAACGCAACCATCGCATGTGGCTGGAGAGGATGAACAATCCGTACAGGTTACACTGACACCATTTTTGGCATCAGGAAATCGAGAATGACATTGCTTCACAAAATGCTTCTGATTCTGGTCCTGAATGGGTCGTCCACATAATGCCAATGGATTCTTAAACCGATAATAGGTATCAAATGGCGGCAGATAGGGGTTTGATTGATTATTGACTGGGAGATTGTTCGGATTTCCAGTAATGGTTGAATTTCCTGGAACTACTGGATTATTTAGATCAACGGAGTCAGCAGAGGTTGGTCCATTTGTATTCACGCAATAACATGACGGAAGAGTTACATAGGAATTCTCTGGAGCAGGGCTAAGTCCAGCAACACCACATGAATTTTTTCCTGCCTGTTGCAAAAGAATTCGTTCCGAGGAATATATTTCTGAACCACTTCCTGATGCTCCCGCTAATACACTCGGATACTGTTGAGATGATCCCGTCATTAGGGTTGTCTGTTTTCCTTGACCACCATACGAACAAATTCCTGCTCCGCTAGAACATACCGATTGTGTCGGGACATTCCAGATTTGATCACCAGTGCATGTTTTTACACCCTTAATATATTGTGAGGATTGGATTTGTTGTTTCCAAATAAGTGTACTAGAATCTACTGTCTGAGCACGGTTGATATATTTTGTATTCTGTTTCTGAAGCAATTCCGTAATTTTACTAGCATCCATTCTAATTAGTCAGTTACACAAAATTTTTTATATTAAATATTCCGTCGTATAGAATAGATGGCGGCAAATATAAATCAAAATACAGATATTATACTTCAACATCATGATACATTAAAAAAGATATATACAGAATCATTAAATGAGTTTAGAGAAGTACGAGTCACACGATCTGCTATTTCTAGAAGCGAACCTTCTTGCAGAATGTGGCAATTATTTTTATGTTTATTAAATGTATTAGAACGAAAGAAACAAGGTACAATCTCTCATCTCATTTCTGTTGCAAACATGAGCAATCAATTATATCCGTTTCAAAGAGATTTTACAAAATTAATTCATTCACTTAGTGATAATAAAAATAATATACTTCATTCACTGTTTATTCAAGCAAAAATTACGGAGAATGTTAAAAAGATAGAAAGCGTGGATGAATTACAACAAGGGTTTAATTATTTAGGTATTTGCGTATTACATCCTAGAAACTCACGATATGATGTGATATCTCATTATTTTACAATTATACGAATGGGAAATCAATTCTTTCTAGATTCAGCATATGGCTCAGAATATATTCGTACTCCTCCTTATCTTACAGAAGTAAGTTCAGATGAAATACAAATGTTAATTACAAGTCTTAGTGATCTACGTGATGCGGAGAATGAGTTTAGCTTGGAAAGTAGTCCAATGAAATTTATTACATATTTTTACAATACTTATTTTTTTAAAGGAAATACACTAAAATATCCTAATAAAGAAATGCGTGGAACACTAGGTATTCCTGAAAAAAGTGCAAAACGATTTCTACCCATATCAGAACCTGAAAAGAGAGAAATCCAAACTGTATTTGGTGGTAAACATCTAGACATCTATGTAGGTCTAATTCAGGATTACGAACAACTACTTGACGAATATATTACAGATCTAGGGTTAACTTTTAAAAGCTCTTCACAATATAAACCTGTTAGAAAATATCATAATAATACATTGAAACGTCGTAATAAAAACAGACCAAATAAAAAACCACTACCTGGTCATACAAACGGTGGAAAACGTTGCAATTCCATTACATATAAGAAGAAACGCAGATATTCTTAACTCTTCTCTTCTTCCTCATATTGAATCTGGCCACCAAGATTTGGTTCCAGTTGTTCCAATGCAAGACGTGATGCTTCCTGTTCGGCCACTTTCTTGTTTCTGGCAGTAGCGGTGGTTAGAATCTTATCATTTGGATCCAATACACCCATTGTAAAGATGCGATCATGAGGAGGTCCGACTACTGCAATCTCCTTGTAACGTGGTGGCATATGATACAATGATTGAAAGACACGAAGCAATTGATCTTTATAATTTGTATCTTCAATAATAATTTGAACAAAATCAATATGTTTTTCAATAATACGAATAAGAAAGTCATTACATTGTTGCAAGCCACGACCCACATCCTCCTCTTGCAAATATAATGCACCAAACCATGCCTCAAACATGGAACCAAGAATTCTCAAATTATTGCGACCATTACAAATTTCTTCCATATGACGACTTAGAATAATCCATTTATCCATACCAACCACCTTGGCTAATTCACCCAGTTGTTTGTTATTTACAATTCGTGACAAGATACGGGTCATGAAACCCTCTCCTTGTCCTGGATATCTCTTTGAAACATAAGAGGCAATAATAATACCAAGTACACGATCTCCAATAAATTCCAGTTCCTCATTATCCAATTTTCTCAATGGAAGACAATCGTCTGGTCGTGGTGCAATTTGTATTTCATCACCATATTCTGCTTGTTCTTGCCAAATCTCTGGACGATCTACATACGATTTATGACAACATGCTTGAGAGAACAAATTAAAATTGCGGATACGACCTTTCCATCCATAACGTTTTAAAATCGGGATCGCATCCGAAGGAGTGAGCTCCCGATTCTTTGGATTCCATGGATTAAAGATTTTGGCATTTCCTGCTTGAACCACGGTATTCATTTTGATTGAATTTGTTTCAATTTGTATTAACTATTAAAAGTTATTCTAGTTTAAATTCTTTATTCATTGTCGCCTCCATCAATTTTTATCATTTGTGAATAGATTTGATGAATATGAATTTCTGTCTATTGTTATAGGTATGGCATCACAGTCATTAGTCATTGATATTGGTGGAGATATCTATCATCTCGGTAGCGAATCTTCCATTAACTTTATCTATACGGATCGTAATAAATTTATGAATACCTTTAAACCCATACAAAATGAAAAGAAACAAATCACGATGGAACGCATCAAAGAATTGCTTACTCGTTATTTTCCTTATTCCATTGCTTCAAAACCTGATGCCGTCATTTCATTTGATAAGAAAAAAGACAGGGAAGATGTTCTCTTTATTCTCAATGCACGTCTGAGACAATTAAAAAACAGTCTAGATCAAAATTCATCCACACTTATCAAAAACAGTTTACGAACCTATTCTGATAATCTTGAAACAATTATTAAAACCATTGAATCTTCTAAATCTGTACGTAAAAATAGTAAACCCATCGTTACACCTACTAAATTAAGTAACAATGATATTTTTCAGCTTATTCTTGAATTTGCATGGTATTTAAATCATCCAGATAAAATTCCTGAAGAGTTGGCAAATGATTGGGAGAAATTATCTCAAAATCTACTTCAAAGTCGTCTAGGTGATATTGTACAATTAGTGAATGAAGAAAAGAAAAAAGTAGGTAGCACTTCTTCTGAAAATCCACTCAATTATTTTGAACAAATTAATCTGAAAGAGATTATTGTTCAAAACACATTGCAAAATGCAATTGGCAAAACAAAGAATCAGATTGTCTTTCCAGATACTCCCTCTGCAAAAAGTAACAAAGAATTGATTCGCCGTTTGGTACTTGCTCTTGAAATGAAGAAATACACTGACCAACCTACCACCATGAATCCATCTGGATATCCCATGATTAATCCAAACTCAATTAAAAAAATAGAGAAACACATGATCGCCAATCCAATGGCAGGCGGAAATCAATCTACATTGGATCTTCCTCTATCCATTGCAATGAAACCTCTTTTTGACTATTTTAAAGTGGTCTATGATCCGATCTATAGCATGTTGGAGAATTCTATGTCCAAGTATATGCTGTCTAAAAATACTAATAAAACACACATTCTACCTCAATTACTCACCTTGTTAGAAGTCTGCAACCGTCTTCCTGAAAATAAATATGGCGTATATCACATCAAAAACATAGATAAAAATGTTCTCGGATTTTACAAAGTAATTATACAACATACAAAAATGGAAATGAATACCTTGGTAAATGATGATGAAAAAGAAATGTTCCGTTTACGTTTATTTAAACTACCAAAGGTTCGTTTATCTAGAACACGACGTAATACAACGTATTACAAAAAATCGTCTGAAATACCATACATACAATTCTTTATTGTTGATGAAAATCTTACCTTGCCAAAAGAAAAGAACTTTTTGAATGTACCCACGCATTCAGTTGAAATGTACAATGCAATGAATCAGTTTTTTAAACCTTCCGAACTATATATTGTAGTTGCTGATTCAAGTGGTGTAATTAATACAGATATTCCTATGAATGTGTATGAAATTGATTATAATGCGGTAGATATTCAACAAGGAACGGTTCCAGTAGATGAATTAAAAGACAACTATTTTAATCAGCCTCGTGATGATAAACCCGAATTATATCTTGATCAACTGGTTACAATTGACAATAATGGAATTTTTAATAATGCTGAATTATCTCTGAGTGTTTTTATTGCATTAAAAGAATATATGCCATCAGAAGAAGAAAAGTCAGAGTAGAGATGGGTTCTGATAATGATAAGCCAAACAAGGAGCAAGAAACAAAACGAACAAATCCATTTTCATTTAATCGTGTGTTATTAAAAGCAAAATATAGCATTTACAGTGCTCTTATTTTTTTCCTGTTTGCCAATCCTGAAACTTATGCGATCTTGCAACGAACTTTTGGAAATTATGTCACATTAATGACTTCATGTGGGGCTCCAACCATTCAGGGTGTTTTTATTCATACGGCTCTTTTCTTTTTGACAATGTTGGGGTTGATGTTATTGCCGAGTGAATAATTCCTTATTTAACATTTACGGGTTGCAATACCATTCTAAGTTGCTCCTCTTGTTCTTCTGAATAGTGTAATCCATGATACTTTCTCTTAAAAAGAATCATCTGTGCCATGTTATTTGCAATAGATGACTTTAGCCCTTTTTTATTCATTAAAAATCCGACAAGTTGAGCATACTGAACTTTTTCCTTATCCGAAAAGGATGAATTCCATGTTGTATGTGGGGCATATTCCTCCCATGATTTCACAGCGGGTGTCCAATAATTCATTATTATATTGATCTATTCTTCTCTAATTACTATCATGATGTGGTTGGTTTAGATTCGTTTGACCTGGAAAAAGAATATATCCGATTATAATAAATGAATCGTCTACTCGGATTAATTGTTATTCTTCTTGTTATTCTCGTCGTTCTTCGTCTGTACTCCAATCGCTCATTGGATGGTTTTGAGGGAGCTTCTAAATCCATTGTGATTGCAAAAGCGGATTGGTGTGGACATTGTAAAAAGGCTGCACCCGAATTTAAAAAATTAGTTTCTGCCTCTCCCCTTTCATTGAATAATGGTTCTAACGTTGTTGTAAAAATGCTTGATGCGGACCAAGATAAATCCGAGCTAAGTAACTATAAAGTTCGTGGATATCCTACCATTTTGATCGTAGATGGATCACAAGTCACAGAGTATCCGGGTGAAAGAACATATGATGGTGTAATCAGTTTCTTAAACAGTATGAAGTAATAATTATATATTAATGTTCTTATCATAAGAAAGAATGGAATCATTTTTGGATAATCAGAAACGATTTTCTGTTACAATTCTTCCCAATCGTGTAAAATTATATAAGTGTGACCGAGATGTATTTAAAAATATTTTGTTACATTTTCCATCCTATGATATAACCAAAGATGTGTTATGTCAAATGATGTTAGACAATGAAATTACCTTTTATTTATATTATAAAGAAACGGATGGACATAATCTTCTCGTGCATGGTTTTTTTACGACAGTATGTATGAGTGATCAGCGAATTTACCATGTAATTGATATTCACGAAGACGTTCCTGGTATTGATCATATTGGAATTATCCACCATCTGTCACGGTTCTTTTTAGAAAAAGATATCCCAATACTCTATGTAAATACATATGGACATAATCTTGTATTTGTTGCAGAAGAATATATGACAAGTGCAATGGAGATTTTAGAGAAAATTTCTTATATTTAAGCTCTCTGAAAAGTATTGTTTACAATGAATTTCTTCGTTGCAGCGTTTTTGTAGTGGTTTTTATATACTCTTGTACCGCCTCTTTTCCCTTCCGAATAATAAATTCTTTCGTTTTTTCATCAAATGAAAAATCTAAAATATTCAGTTGACCCAATTTAATCTGAATACAATGCGTATCATAATATTGCATTTCGTGTTTGATTTTTTCATTTAATGCAATATTTAATGGACGAGAAATGAACCGATCAATCTCCAAATCCATTAGATCTTCCTTTTTCTCCACTTCGGTTCGTATTAGAAGACTTAATGTGCGATTATGCTCTTTTTTTGGTAATATAAATAATGGATAATTACTAATAACACCGCCATCTATCAAATAGTGACCCGATTCTGGACAAATAAAGGGCTGAAAATAATACGGAAAGGTCATGGATGCACGAACCGCATTTGAGATTTTATAATTTGGTGTATCCTCTGGACTGAAAATAATCGCAGAGGCTTCATTTACATCGGTTGCAATAATACGCAATGATTTCCCAAAACGATCATAACACTCTTTAAATGTAATATTGGAATCAAGACCTTTTACATGAAGACATGCATCAATTAGACGATGTAAACGCTCTCCTGTGTCCAAACCAAATCGTAACAACCATCCCGGAACTGAATCCATTTCTTTGATGTTTGTAAAATCAAACCGAATACAAATATCATATAACTCGTCTAGTGTAAATCCAATGGATAAACACATCGCCACTAGGGATCCAGCCGAGACACCCATCCATTCTTTTACCGCTTTTAATGGAATATGATTTGCCAGTTCAACTAATGCACCTACATGTCCTATTGCACAAATTCCTCCTCCAGATAAATAAATACGATAAGGTATCATCTTTTAGGTTAGACCACGTAATCGGATCTTAAGCAGTATTCTGTGCTCGTTTTTCACAAAAAAGACAATTATAATACTTTATCAGACATGGATGAAAAGACACCCCTTCTAAATCCATCAGAATTATATGACAAACGACGCTCAAAAGATGCATCACGTCTTCGGGCATACAATAAGATTTTAGAACAAATTTATAATCGTATTCGGATGATTTCTAAACTCCCCAATTCGCAATGTTATTTATTATACACCGTCCCTCCATTTATTCTCGGTCTCCCTAAACTTGATCTAGAAGACTGTGTAGTCTATCTTATTCATCAATTACGACATGCAGGTTATCAAGTACGTTATACTCCGCCAAACATGATGTATATTTCATGGCTTCACCATGAAAAATCGTATATTATTGAACAATCACCCATTATGGCCGCAATGATAGAGTCATCGGAACGAACACAGGCTGAACTGGAACGAAAAGAAAAAGAAGCCGCACGCCTACTTAATCCAAGAAAGTCTCAACAGAAAGTTCGTATGCAGACTCCAGGATCTTTTTCTCGTCCACAACAACGCTATACTCCTTCCGCTTCATCAATTAATACGGTATTAAATCGCCCACTTTCTAATCCAGTTGCTGGTCCTCCTCCGCCCTCTGCCGCTGAATATGTACCGCCAAGCACCTTTCTACAAACCATGACAAATCCACCTTTACAACTAAATAAACCCCAATCTGTATCCGATTATTTTAATCGTTAATATTACATCCGACAAGTAGAAGAATGATATCCACCCTTCAAGCTCGTTTCTTTCTTTTTATGTTTGGATGCATCGGTTCACGAGTTATCTTTACACTTGCAAGTTACTATTCTCCTCTTTGGATATTACAAATACTTGGTTTCATTGCACTTATTCCCGTAATCGGATGGTTCTACATTATTTTTATAGGCAGTCGTGATACAGGACTTGAAGTATTTGGTGGAAAAATATGGTGGAAAAATCTGCGTCCTATCCATATGATTTTATGGGGATTCTTTTCCTTTCTTGCCATAAATGGTAATCCTAGTGCATGGATTGTCCTTCTGGTGGACACTGTTATCGGATTAACATCTTTTCTATGTTATCATGGAATGTCAGGTAATTTAGAAAAAATGCTTAGGTAATTTATGACAGAAAATGATATAAACAATAATCAATTATCATCATTAGAATGAATAACGATAATTGGTTTGAATGGGAACATATTAGTTCTCATGTAAGATCTCCTCATACACGTGAATTAATTTCATTTACAGATGATACTATTTTGTTTGATGGATATTTTTATATTGAAGACGGGGCAGTCCCTGTTGAACGAATTTTCTTTACAAAAGATGGATACTTTCATATTGAAATTACTGAAAAGAAAACTCTAGATGATACCTCTGTTTATGCACCATATAGCAGCATTGATGAAACTGCAAATGATGATGACTTTTTTGGATGTGGTGTATGTTTCTTCCCAACTGCAATGATTGAATTAAAATATCGTCTTATTAAAAAGATTGATTTCAGTAATAATGAGATCTATAACATCAGGGAAAGAATTACCCAATTAGAAGATGAAGTTCAAAAACGAAGTAAAAAGTGCGAAGATGAACGACTTGAAAGAGAACGTCAGGAATATCTACAAGAATATCTAAAACAAAAGAAAGAAAAGTTAGACTGAACAGTTAACCCTGGTTTAATAACTCGCTAAGACGCTTTGAAACGACGGGTCCTACTTTACGACTTCCTACTTTAACCTGCTCAATTTCCTTTATAGAGGCATTCATTACTCCTTTTAATGATCCAAATGCATCTATAAGTGATTCTGCCATCTTAACCGAAACTCCTGTACATTGTGTCAAACAACTAATTGCGAAAAAACGTGGATCCGATGCATTTGCTTTCTTTTGAACATGAATTCCATCCGTTACTTTAACTAATTCCGTTGCACGTTGTAATGCAGATGGATCATCTTTCCATTGTTCTACTAAGGTTTGAACTAACTCGGCTGTTTCATCCAATGATTTTGTATGATACACTGGAATCTGATAATGTAAGATAAGACGATTAATAAGTTTCATGATTGCTTTTTGTTGAAGTCGTCCTGTTGCTGAAGAAAGTGCACCTTCTAGGATATACATTGGTTGAGTTTTATTTTCATGGCAAAAGGATAATATTCTTCCCCGTTGTTCTCTGTATCTACCATCCAAAAATGAAGCTTCAAAATCTGCAATTGTTTTTCTCTCAATAACAATTCCGCCATTTTTAATCACGTCATCATCGCCGATTCCAATCCAAATATCTGCAACGGGTAATTGTTTAACAGTCCATTTTTCATTTTCCTTGTTTTCCTCTAAAAGTGCAATCAAATCATTTTCACGACAATCAATGTAATACATTCTTAATAGTAGTTATATTCATTCTATTTATATTCTTTGAATTATTTGTAAAATATTTTCTAACCACTACATAGGATAAATGAATGAATACAAGTTAGAACCCGATAAACTTTTTAAAATACGTGTTAAATATCCTGATAAAATCCCCGTGTATATTTCATCTCCAGAGAATCATACCGCAAAGCGTCATAAATTTTTAATACCAAGTAATTATACATTTTATTCGCTTCATTATGTTATTCGTAAATGGTTTGAGATTGATCCAAATAAGACAATCTTTCTCTTTGTAAATAATAGTATTCCAATGTCAACCATGACAATTGGTGAACTATATGAAAAATATAAAAGCCCTGATCAATTATTACGAATTACGTATGTATATGAAAATGCATTTGGATAATCATTAGTCCCTATGGGTCTTTTTATGATGCTTTCTGTTTCGTTTCCTATGAGGTTTCTTTTGATGATGTACGAGCAGTTGTTGTAATTCTTGTTGAAGATTTGTATTACATTCCTCTTTGATTTTATTGTTCACCTCTTCCTTGACTTCTTCTTTCACCTCTTCTTTGATTTCCTCTTTGACTTCTTCTTTCACCTCTTCTTTGATTTCCTCTTTGATTTCCTCTTTCGCTTCTTCTTTCACTTCTTCTTTCACTTCTTCTTTAATTTCTTCTTTCACCTCTTCCTTGATTTCCTCTTTGATTTCCTCTTCCTTGATTTCCTCTTTGATTTCCTCTTCCTTGATTTCCTCTTTGATTTCCTCTTCCTTGATTTCCTCTTTGATTTCCTCTTCCTTGATTTTCTCTTTGATTTCCTCTTTGATCTCTTCCTTGATTTCTGTTACATTATCCACACAATCCTGTATAATATTATTAACAATAGATTCAACATGTAAAGTAACTTCCTCCTTAAATGGATTCATTGCATCAGGAATAATTTCCTTAATGATAGAATCCTTTTTCATTTCTTTCATTTCTTTATCTGTATCAAAACAGGATGACAATGATGATTTATTCGCTTCCGTAATCGTATTCTGTGTCATTTCTTTAATACCAACGTGATTCGTTGTATTCTTTTTAAATAAAAAATTACCCATTATTCTCTACTCAATCGCTTTATTTAATTTATTTTTTATTAAAATCAAAATTAAATAAAGTTTGTAATATTTTAATACATTCTAATACAATAAATGGATATTTTATTAATACCATGATTTAACTGGGTAAGTAGGAGCAAACATGCGTTCTAATCCAGGTGTCCACTGAGTATAGTCGTATTTTCCATCACGTACCGAATTTCTTGGCTGGAAAAATGGATCTAATCCCGCAGCAAGATCGGACGCAGTGTAGGGCACTTCAATCACGTCTTCGCCTCGTTTCTCCATGGTTTCACGCTGTGTTTGATTTTCAATATCATCTTCCCATACAATTTTGGGGTTCTTTTCTTTCACTTCAATAATTTCCCAAATATTTGATCCCTGTTTTGATTTTTCAAGTACTGGAATTAGACCTTTTTTGTCAAATACTTTATCCACCAGCGATTTAACATCGTCTACGTTATATTCAAGAAGATCCTTTGTACATTTGGGCTTATATGTTTGTAATATTTTACGTTCTTCTTCCTCTTGTTTATCATAGTCGGGCAATTTCATATCAGATCCATCCACTTCTTTATAGAATGAGGTGACAGGAGGTTTATTGGCATTTTCTTGTGTTTGTTTATTATATTCTTCTTGGTTTTCCTGAAAATATTGTGAGTTTGGACCTTGTACCGACCAGTCCATTGGATACCGGGTCATTGCATCACTAATTTGTTTTTTAGATGCTTCTTTTGACCCTTGATTTTGGAAAACAACAGATGCTTCATAATCATCCAAACTGTCAATTGGATTCATAAGATATGGTTTTTCCGGCGGAATTGCCGTCATATTCATTCTATCATTTGGTTCTCCATCGGGTTGAAAACGTGGTTTCTTGTATTCGCTTTCCTGGAATGTTTCAAGATACTTGCGACCTCCAAAGTATAATACAAGATATCCTATGATCAATAATACAAAAATTGTAATCAATGATGTCATCGTTCCTATATCTTATGTATATTAATAAATATTACATTAACATAGAATGGCAACTCGTAAATCTAGACAAAAACCCCGTAAGACTGTTCGGAGACGTAAAAGTACTACAATGGGTAAAATTCTTCCACCAATAGATATCAAGTCTGATCGTGATTTGGAAAAATTACCACTTTATATTAAAAATGGTCCTGTATTTCTATATATTTATGCTGTGTGGTGTGGACATTGCCAACAAATGATGAAACATTGGGCGGAAGCTACCAAATCACCTGAACGGTCCATTCAAGCGGTAAAAGTTAATGAAACAATGTTATCAAAAGTGAACGACATGATTAATAAACGTGTTAATAATAATGCTCAACCGATTCATCCAGAGGGATTTCCAACTATGATTATCGTTGATAATAAGGGTAATAAAGTTACTGATATTGAACCAGTAAAAGATACTAAAGTTCTTACCAATGTGATGAATCAATCAGGTGTATTATATAATCAGGCAGGTCTTAACAAGGATGAACTTCCTCCATCTAATTCATCCTTAAATGCAACTATTCCTACCAACGACGAAAGCAACATACCAATGAATGTAAATATTCCTCCCAATGCATTGAGTATGTCACGCAATGCAAATGTAGGAGAGGAAAGTCTACTGGGAAATATGATTAAAAACTCTCCTCCACCTCCTACATCCATTAAATCTAATAACAAATCAAATAATGTATTTACATCAATTGATCCAGATTCAATCACTTCTCTTCATTCAATGACACCTTCTACTGAGGAAAATGTACCTGTTGTACCTCCTGTTGCAACTTCAGATATCCAATCAAATACTCCCATTTCTAATTCTCTTAGCATTCCTGCCAATCGCAAAGTATCTGGAGGAAGTTTGTATGGAGCATTGTCGCAAACCGCATATACACTTGCACCAACGGCAATTTTATTGGGAACTGCTTCTTATGTTATGAAACGCAAGTCCAAAAAAGCAAAAAAATCAGGGGGAGCCAATAAAAAACATAAAAAAACACATAAAAAAACACATAAAAAAACACATAAAAAGTCCCATCGCAAAAGTAAAATATCAAATCTTAATATTATTTGAATAGATCATAAATAAAATTGATTTAAAAACTAGTAAATGATTCATAGTAAGCCGCTCATGTCTACTATGGATCGTGATCTCATTTTCCATTTATTGGATCTTCAAGCACGTGATGTTCGTATTGAATCCGAACATGATGATGTTCGTGAAATTACGTATGAATCCAATTCGGACAGCGAGGAGGATGAAGATTTTAAGACACAACGTAAGAAGAAGAGAACGAATAACACATTTGGCGAACAACGTGAATTTGTGATTCATTTGTTTGGGGCAACTGAAACAGGGCAACCCATTCGTTGTGATATCACAGGATTTCGTCCAACCTTTTATATTCGTTTACCAGAAGAAAAACCCGCACAAGCCGCTGAATTGATTAAACAATATATTACCAGTCAAGGAATTCCTATGGGACAACTCAATTTTAATCGTGTTACGAAACGCATCTTTTATGGATTCACCGCAAAAACCGAATATCCCTTTCTGCAAGTGGACATGCCCTCTCTTGCAATGTTTCGCAATGTTCGCAATTTATTCCTGGATGAATCGTTGAATTTTGTGACAAAGCGATCCTTGGATGGAATTCTTCGTGGAAAACAAATTGAAGTATTTGAGGCAAATATTGACCCTATGCTCCGTTTTCTCCACACACAGAATATTCAACCCTGTGGATGGGTTCGTATTCAAGATGGAATGAATTCTATTACAGACGACTCTCCAAAAGGGTTGGTTGTAGAATGCGATTTTGAGCAAGTTCATCCAACAAGAGGTCCACGTGTTTCTGCACCCTTCTTGACTGCTTCTTGGGATATTGAATGTTTCTCTATGACAGGAGATTTCCCATTAGCAAAGAGAACATGGAAGAAACCAGCGAGCGATATTGTAGAATTAACGGGAGATTCAGCAGTTGCCGCACAGTTGATTGTAGATAGCTTATCGGTCAATCAAACTCCTGTGGATACACTCCCAAAAGGCATGACCCCCATTTATTGTAAACTAAAAAAAGCATTGCCATACATTTCTGCAAAATTAAATGAAACAAAAGTCCAAAAAGAGCTTGACTCTATTCTACAACATCATTCGTATGATAATGCGGAGAGAATTGAAGAAGTCATGAAATTCCTAGAAAAAACTCTTAAAACCATGGTAAAATTGGTAGGCGATCCTGTCATTCAAATCGGTACAACTCTGACACGAGGTACAGTGGATACAACCGAACGTCATCTCTTTGTCTTTCCTGATTGCGCTGCTATTCCTGGTATTGAAGTTCATGCCTATTCCACTGAAAAAGAAATGATTCTTGGGTGGTTTGAATGGATGATCCAGAGAAATCCAGATATTCTCATTGGATACAATGTCTTTGGTTTTGATGAAGCCTATTTGTGGCATCGTGCAGAGGAACTTGACATGATTACTTCTAATTCTCCCATCCATGAGTTTACCCGATTATTTGAACTATCCAGCGAAATGAAACTAGAAGAGAAATTTCTGAGTTCCTCTGCAATGGGTGATAATCGCATGTATATTTGGACAACATATGGTCGGCTGCAAATTGATATGTTCCATTACATTAAGCGTGGTTATACATTGCCGTCTTATAAACTGGATGAGGTTACCAAACATTTTATGTCAGGTAAACTAAAAGGATATACATATGATGAGTCCACTTGTAAATTGACTCTTACTGTTGCAGGAGCAGTAAAAGATGTTAAAATTGGCCGTTCTATTACATTGCTGGATGAAACAGGTGAAACAATCTCTCCTAAATTGACCGTTATGGAGATTATTGACGGAAAATTGGTATTTGATTGTTCAACGATTCAGGAAGATATCTTAGAGACAATGGTTGCTGAATTAGAAGATGCAGTTAAATGGGTTATTGTAAAGGATGATGTTAGTCCTCAGGATATCTTTCGTCTCCATCGTGAAAATGCAGAGGGTCGTGCAATCGTTGGCAAGTATTGTCTTCAAGATACCGATCTGGTCATTGATCTGTACAAAAAACTAGAAACATTCAATAATTCTATGTCCATGGCAAACGTTTGCACTGTGCCCGTGGGATACATTTTCACACGTGGTCAAGGCATCAAAATTGAATCCCTTATCTTTAAATTCTGCCGAGAATTAGGCATTGTTATTCCAGTTCTACCTGTTCCACGACAAGGAGGAGGAGAAGATTCATATGAAGGTGCGATCGTTCTTGATCCACAGCCTGGATTCTACTCTACTTCTCCCATTGGTGTATGTGATTTTGCATCCCTATATCCTTCCACCATTGTAAGTGAGAATATCAGTCATGATTCTCTCGTATGGGTAAAGGACTTCAAAGAGGATGGTACACTGATCAGTCATCAATGGGGTTCTGAACAATTTGATAGTTGGGATGGATATGCATATACGGATATTGAATTTGACATTATTCGTTCTGATCCTGAGGATAAGAGAAAGATGCCTCGTAAAATAAAATGCGGTCGTCGCATCTGTCGCTTTGCGCAACCACTGGATGGAACCAAATCTACTCTTCCGCAGATTACTACATGGTTATTGAATGCCCGTTCCGCTAAAAAGAAGGAAATGAAAGCCGAAAAGGATCCAGAGCGTTATGCACTTCTTGATTCAGAACAACTGGCCTACAAACTTACTGGTAATTCACTCTATGGTCAATTGGGTTCGGGTACATTTAAAATTCGTCTTCAAGCATTAGCTGCATCCGTTACTGCCTATGGACGAAAACAAATCTTATTTGCAAAAGCAGCGATTGAGAAGTTTTATGGACCATCGGCTAATCATAATTTATGTAGTGCTAATGTAATGTATGGGGACACCGACTCTCTATTTGTTGAATTTAATGTGAAGAATCCTGAAACAGGTGAACTACTTCAAGGACGAGAAGCCCGTCAAGCCACAATTGATATGACGGATGAAGCAGGTCACTTTATTACTAAAGCATTGGCTGCTCCACATGATTTTGAATTTGATAAAGCATTTGATCCACTTCTTATGTTTTCCAAAAAGAGATATGCAGGTAATATGTATGAAGAAAATGCAGATGATTATGTTCACAAGTATATGGGTATCGCTTTAAAACGCAGAGATAATGCGCCCATTGTTAAAACAATTTTCGGAGGAGCAATGAAAATGCTACTTGATAAAAGAGATGTGGAAGGTGCCTTTCAATTTGTGAAGGACAAATGTTTAGAATTGGTTGATGGTAAAGTAAGTCTAAGTCAACTGACCGTTACCAAATCACTACGAGCCGATTATGCAGATCCATCTCGTATCGCACATAAGGCGTTAGCAGATCGTATTACAGAACGTGATCCTGGAAATGCTCCTGCAGCTGGAGATCGTATTGGTTATGTTTATATCAGTCCAAAAGCGGGTCAACTCGCTGCCAAATTACAGGGCGATCGGATTGAAACCCCGCAATTTATCAAAGAAAATAAATTAGTTCCAGATTATCGTCATTATATTGAACATCAACTTCAGAATCCGATTTCTCAGGCATTTGGATTGTTATTGGAACGTATTCCTGGATTTTCCAAAGAAATGGTGAAAGGTTGTCCCACAATGGATGAAGATTTGGATAAATATTTGGCATTCCGTGAATCCAAAGCAGCAGAATTGCTCTTTTCAGAATGCTTAAAACGCTTTGAAAAAATGAGTCAACGATCTGCAATGATGGGAATGTTCGGTTCAAAGGCAGTTATTACACCTGCAACCCGAACCTCTCTTGTAAAAATAGCATCTGAGGAGAAAAAGAAAGATGAAATTCGTATGGTGTCCTCTACTGCAGCAGCATCCAAAAATACAGTACAGAGGACAATGAGTAATTATATGTTAGACTCCTTCCTTGTGGATAACATCAAAAAGAAGGATCGTGCGAAGAAAAAAGAAACGCAGGCTAAAATAGAAGCATCAAAATAATACAATTATGTCCTCAATATGATTTCCTGCAAGAATGGATGGTCTAGAATTTAAGATGGTTTCTCTGTATTTTTTTATTAGTTCAAGTTGCTGATAATCCGTATAAAATAAGGGTAAAGTACTAGAATAATCAAAATTAATCATTCTCTCTCTTGGATAAAGAAATGGTCCATCTTTTTGTTTTTCAAATTCTACTTCTAATTCTTGAATGATTTGTTCACAACGATCAATGGTTCCTGCATTCCAAAATGCGACCGTAGGCATTAATTCCATGCTAAATACAAGTGAATTCTGTATGGTTCCGTCCGAACAGTAGCATAATAGCTTTTTCTGTGTATCAAATTTCATCAGCGGAAGTGGATTACCCGATTCGTAAAATTCATCCCGTGTAAAAATAAGATTTGCATATTCAATAAAGATTTTGTCCATGATTGGATTAATTACACCCGAATTGGAACGATCATGATAATCTACACGTATGTTAATGATCACAAATGGGTGCTCAGGAGATTGATTAAAAAAATCTGCAAAGATTTTCATTATCGTATGAATATCATTTGTGGTAGATATTGTATGAGATAAATAAATGATTCCATCTTTTGTATTGTATGTTAATCTAAAATCAAACCATCTCACACCTTTTTCCAGCTGTTCATTGAGGGTTAAGGTTTGATTTCTTGTCCATGGTAGCAGTATATCAGTACAACATCCTTTTAAGGATCCATATGTACAACTGTTGTGTGTGCCAAATAGCATTTTTCTAGTTATTGGATTAGATTATTTTAATTTGTAATTGGAATAAATTCAAAATCGCTGTGATCATATTGTACATTATTTTTTGTCTCATATAATTTATCGTCTTTAATATATTTCTTTGCTTGATTATATCCTTCTTTATTATCCTTGATAAAATCTTGAATCTTTTTTGGATTAATTGCACGAATGTATCCTTCATTTATCATCTTTTGATGTCTACCCATTAGTCGTTCATATACTATGTTACGAGATGTTAGTATTTTAAAGGTATTATTCACCTTTTTATATGCCAAAAGTTCTGGTTTCACTAATATTACAAAAATTTTATATTTTATTTGTGTTTTCTTTGTATGCTCTTCCAACATTGGAAGAACTATATCTGTCAATTTCTTCATCGTTCCATCGAATGTTGTATCATAAATGATATTGTAATTATGTTCTATACCATATTTTAACCCATCATTAAGAAGTTCTGTTAGTTTTTTTAGTTCTTGATGTTGTATTTTACTATTTTTCTTCTTTGTAGATGTAGATGCCTTTCTAGAACTCATTGATTTACGTTTTGTGGGAGAGGTACTTGCTGCACTTTTACTTTCATGTTCTGAATGATGTATATCAACATTTTTATGATCTTCTTCTGATTTATTTTTGGTCGCCTGCTTATGTTCCTCGTCTGAATTTTTTATTTTTTCTTTACGTTCCTCCTCATTCAGTCTATTTGTAATTTTTTCAAGAGATTTTTGATATTTTTGAGTTAATCCAAAATTTGATTTTTTTGATGTGACGGTTGGTAAATATACATTACTTAAATTGGCATAATTTTGATTTGTTAATGGTTTATTTCCTCGTCTCTCCACAATTACATTATAAAGAGTTTTTGTTACTTCACGATAGGGTTCAATACGTTCTATAATTGAATCAAGTGATACATTATAAAAATTATCATAATCTTTTTTCGTATATTTTTTAATATTTTTTTTAATTTGCGTCGTTTTTCCTACACCAGGTGAACCAACAAGAAGAACAAATGTTGGCTGATCATCCGTAGATAGATCCTTTTTATGAGAGAATATAGATGCAATTGTTTCTACATTCTGAAGTTCATTTAATGTGTTTACATTCTGAATTTTATTTAGTGATGAATTGATAACATTGGATGCCATAATTAATTCTAATAATTCCGTCTATTTAAAATCTATTTATTATTAGATAGTAATAAGAGCTGTATTTTAGGAATGGGAAATACTGTATCTGAAAATAATGAGAGTGTACGATTCAAAATCATTCATTCAAAAGAGGAAGCACAACGTCTTCTAAATGAAGCCGAATCAAAAGACTTTTATTTAGAAGAATGTTATGATAGTCCTATCAATGCAACTGCTCGTTCTGCTTCTGTTTATTCTCCAAACAGTGTATCCTATAAAGATTTAAAATATTTTGAGGTCATTCTTGAGAATTCAAGAAATCAGATTCCAAAACGACTCAAATATGAATTAAAAGATATCAAATTAATCCAACTCATGCCTTCTGCAGAAGGAGGAATGCCACATACACGTCCTGGAGAACTCATTTGCTTTCCTGATATTTCACAATTTACAAAAACCTCCACTTTAATTCATGAATTATGGCATGTTCATCAGCGTATCTATCATCATTTGTGGGTAACGATTTTTCGTGAATGGAATTGGACCGAATGGAATGGAACTCTTCCAGAATCTCTTGAAAAAAATCGCCGTTATAATCCTGACACCATTGATTCACCACTGTGGATCTATAAAAATACATGGGTACCTATTCCTATTTTTAAAGACATTATGCGTCCAAATATGACCGAAGTTACCATTTGGTTTTATAATCCGTCTTCAAATTACCATAAAAAAATGATTCCAGACGATCTTGCTACCGAATTTCCTTCGGTTCCAGATTCTGCATATGAACATCCTCGTGAACTCTCTGCCTATTTGTTATCCGAACCAACACTGTATGCAAATTCAAATGGATTTAAAAAATTACTTGTATTAATTGGAAATATTTCTATTACACCATAATAATAAGATAATATAAATAAATAGATAGAGTGACACAATGTGTGTACAAGATAGTCGTTGTCAATTATTTATTACACTTGATTTATTTGGAACAATGATTCAAGGTTGTTTGAGAGATATAGAATGGATAAAATCATTAGATATACCATGTTATCAATCTGCATCAGATAAATCATTTTATATAGACTTACCTAAGAAAAAATTGAAATTCTTGCGAAATGTATCGCATGGTGCGTTTGGTTTTATAGATATCGCATTATATGATACAGATAATGAAGTCCGAGAAGTTTATGTTAAAAGACCCATCGTAAACGGTAAAAATTTACTTTTAGAGGCATGTATTCAAAAAATGGTCGGAGAAAAATTGAAAATTATTGGTTTTCCGACAGGTGCTCCAAAAGTACTTGAGATTTTTAAATTGAATGATGGATCTATCTGTTTTGCAATGGAGCCTATTGATAAAGCAATCACATTAGATCGTTATCTTGAACATACTTCATCCAATAACATTCCTAGTGTATTAGTTGAATGTCTTCTTCAATTATCATCCATAATGTGGTATCTTAGCAACATGATAGGAATTGACCATCGTGACTTGAAACCAAGTAATTTTTTAATTGTAGAACACGATCAGCCTATTTCCAAAATTCTAACCATAGATACCGAAATTATTGAAATTGAATCCAAATATTCATTAACACTGATTGATTTTGGATTCTCATGTATTGGTTCAACTGAGACACGTATTACCGATATTTCTCTCAGTTCTGTATATTCTAAAAAAGACCCTTGTCCTAAAGATGGACGTGATATGTATTTATTTATTGGACTGGTATACATTGATTTTCATGAACGATTGCCACCCGATCTTCGGACATTATTTGAATCATGGCTTGATGTACCTTATACTAATTTATCACGATTTATACGAATTTATAATGATAAAGAATATGCGAAATTTTGGCTGTATTTTATTGCGGGTAATGAAGCCATCGTACATTATCCATGTTCGCCTACACGCATCTTGAGTGATTTATATTCACTTAAGACATCTTAGGTGTCCAATAATCCACACTATAATATACTTTACATTTATCATTAAATTCAGCAAGACTCTGATCGTGACCTTCTTCACCTCCATAGTATGAATTATAAGGAATATGAACCTCTTCCGCTTCTCCCAAAAATGCTGCCATATAGGACATGGTGGACGCAGATACGATGATCTTTGGGGACTTTAGAAGAAAATCAAAATCATCACCTAGATTTCCATTTATCCATACAGGATGTAGATCCTCAAAGTGTGAATAATATTCTTTTTCCCAATCAAAATCGGGTTTATTACGAACAATATACAATGTTTCATGTGGAATCTCTGCAATCATCTTTTTTAGATCTTCTGGATCAAAAATCTGTGAACGATTCTTTTCATGATCCCAAAAATCACCACAGCGCAAATGGAGTGTTAGATCTTTTTGCGTTGGTTGAATGTTATGTTTGGATTGATATTTCACAATGTTTCCAATTTGAATACGGTTGCTGATGTGATCCATATTATCTACATTAAATAGACTCTTGATATACTCTCTTTCATGTTTAAAGATTGCGGAGCGTTGAAAGAATCCCATCATTAGAATGTCCTTGCGAAGATCTAGCGGAATTGTTTCCCCCTTCATGTATGCAGTATAAATCTGCTTGAATTTATCATCATCAATTACATGATTAAATTCCAGATTAATTTGAAAGGTTGGTTTTACTTCATCATAATTATAAATCTTTTTCATAATTTGAGCCGCAAAATATTGGAATAAATTATTTCCAAATTGACCTTGTACTAGAAAATAAACTGTCTTTACCATCGCTTATTTCTTTTCTCTCTTCTTCATTACATTTGGGATATCTTTAAGTTTTTAATGGATATTGTCGCATAACACGTGATAAGTTAATACCTCCTTTTGGACTATTATAATTGGAAAAGGTGAGTGATCCTGCGGGCATATCTATTTTTAATATGGGCTCTTTATCAGGATAGGATACTTTCGTATAATCCGTTGTTTTATTGTTTTTATAGTAATAATATGCTGCACTTAATAATATAACCGCTCCTGATACTGAAAATATAATAATATAGATTTTTCCAGTATTCGGTGATGCAGGTACATTATTAATTGCCATAGGATCAGGTGTCGTCATATTTGATATAGGAGTTGGTGTTGCGGTTGGCATTTGTGTTGGAGTGGGAGTCTGTGTTGGAGTGGGAGTCTGTGTTGGAGTCTGTGTTGGAGTTGGGATTAGAGTAGGAGTTGGGGTTGGATCTTGAATAAGATAAGGATCGGGTTGATCTAAATCAATCTTTGGCACAATTGTAAAAGTGGCATCCGTTACAATATTATTTTGAACGACTAAATTTACAGGATTCATTACATCCAAAATAATATCACACTTCAAGTTCTGATAACTTTGGGAAAACCGATTTGCAAGAAAAGTAAATAAATTGGTTGCTGCAGCAGGATCAGGTGATAATTGTGTACTAAATAGTGCTTTATTATTTTGCAGTCTTCCCAATTGCTCCAACATATGAATACAAAAATAGTTTGTCGGTGCCTGATCCAATGACGTGATTTGTGGCTGATTGACACCTTTGCGATAGGCATTGATTTTTACCAGACTTGGAATGGGTGCACCATTTGCTAGAACACGTGTCATTGGATCACCCTTTGGTACAAAAGCAATTGCACCTTTTTGCATTCTTGATGCATGAATTTCATTTGTTGGAAGTGTAGCGACACGATAGAGACCTTGTTGATCATTTAAGACAGGAATTGTATAGGATGTACAACCAAGAACAGCATTTAGTACAGTAAGTAGACGATTATCTGAACCATTTTTAAGAATAGTTGCAGTCGGATATTGAGCTCGTGTTGCAGGAACATCCATGAGTACTTTTCCTGTTGCAGGATCAAGTAAATACGTTGTTACTAAATTATCGGATGGATCTTGATCTACAATAAAAAAACTACGAGTCGTGGGGCAATCTTCTCCATCAATTGCTTTCCCAAGAGGCGGCAAGGGTGGAACAAGATCTTGTCCTAAATCAAGTGCTTTATTAATGGCAGTATACAGTGCAACCGCATTACAGTGGGCAAATTGTCCAAAAATATCGGTCTGACTAATTCCATTCATACAGAGCGCCTGTTGCATGATTGTCAGAGGTTGTAAATTCAAAGAAATACCATTGGTTCCAAAAAAGAGTGCAACAATTGCCGTATTTGGAAGGGTAGGAAGAACGGGAGGAAGAAGTGGTTGTGTACCTGCGTCCACCACGATCGGATGATAGACCGATAAATGATTGGTGGCAGGGTCAAAAATAACGGCTTCTACAAACGTTGTTGTCTGGGTATTTGCCATGGTACAGGGCTGACCCGCAGTAAGTCCTTGAAGCTGAAAGGGTGTGGAAAGACCAACCGCAGAAAGGGGATAAAGAGGAAGTGTCAAAAGACATTGTGCGGGTCCTACGAATGGAGCAGGTGCCTGTGTGGGTGTTGGAGCAGCGGTCGTTGGAACAGCGGGTGTCGGAGCAACCGTTGCACCATCTTGATAAGAGTATATGACACTCATAAGAAATAGAAGCGTCTGGAAAAGCACCCACATCTCTGATTAAATCTAATGGTTGTAGTGATCTTTAGGCGTCCGGTTATTGTGTATATTTTGCCCGTATTTTTTCTAACCTCTTTATGGAAGGAACGATCCGATTCTGTCATGAATACTTCATATTCTCAATGGTTTCACAGGAATCTGACAAGATTCCCAACAGCAAATCATATCAATCCTTTCTGTACAATTGGCAAACGAGAATGCAATTGAGAGTGAGAATAATTTATGGCCGTGTAAAGGAGCTTAAAGACTTCAATCTAACCATTGATAGAAGGCACCTTCTCCATACGTTGAAGTTGTTCATAAACAACGGAGTATGTTAACCACAAAAACAAATAAAAAGTATATAAGATTACTGTAATACAAATAAAAATACTCCATGACAATGTAATGACGATAATGTCTACAACCGATTCATTTCGTCATTACATGAGTTAATACTACAGTTGTATTAACTATAATAGTACTTATGCTATACTCATAAGCGTCTATGTTGCGGCATAGAACAAATCCATATAATTGCTTGTGTGAATCTCTATGATTGAATAAGTTCAATTAGATGGTAAATACTATAATTACATGTGTAAAATAATAGTATTCCCTTATCTGCGGCCGGTCAGCGAGGGATAAAGTACAATTATTTTAATAAAACAGATAAAAACAAATAAACGCATGTAACCTATATTTATTTTATACTATGAATCATATTGTAAAATAAATAAATATATATTGTGTTTATTTTCATAAACATTTTTACTCTATTATTACCAAAAGATGTCCGAAGAATATGATAGTACATCGGGTGATGATGAAAAAGAGCCCTCTGTTAAACAAGTATCCATTGCCGTGCAACAGGGTCAACGACGACGTGTAATGAAAGGAATGGTATACAATACCGATGAAAAACATGGATACATTTATTTGGTTCGTACTCGTGAATTCAAATCACTTGCGAGACCCATTTATAAAGTAGGTAAAACGTCCCAATGTCCGGATACGAGAATCACACGACTCCATAAATATACGAAAGGATCGGAAATTTATCTCATTTTACAATGCCATATTAATGATGTAAGTTTAATTGAAAAGGAAATTCTAGAGGCATTCTGTCATCGCTGGGATCCTGGTCCAGATGGCTCTGAAGATTTTATTATTCCAACCTTAAAAGAACTCTTGGAAGCAAAACGAATTATTATTGAAGTCATTCAGCGTTATGAAGAAAATAGGATTTGAGGATCATAAATGATTTGGGTATAATTAGAATGAGTAAGTAATGAAAAACAAATAAATGCCGACAGCTTAAATCCAAATGATCTCGTTATTCTAACGATGACACTTGGTTTTGTAATGATTCGTCATGTCTGTAGCAAGGCAACCGACTTGTACTGGAAAGAATCCTACCGATGTATTCGCCGATGGTATCCTGAAGCACCCATTGTAATTGTGGATGATTCTAGCAATAGGGACTATCTAAAGGAAGATATAGTTCTAACAAATTGTACCGTGATTTATGACCATGCACACAAAGGCTCCGCCGAATTATTACCCTATTATTATTTTCATCTCCTTCATCCTTTTGATACCGCTGTGGTAATTCATGATAGTGTCTTTATTCAACAACCCGTTGATTTTACCTTGGAAGAGGATGAACCCTGTAGATTTTTATGGAACTTTCCCCATCGGTATGATGATGATATCTTTGATGGGATTCGCAATATCTATTCTACTCTTCCGAACCCCGATCGATTTACTAATTTGTATCATCGTAAAGATACATGGCAGGGATGTTTTGGAGTCATGTCAGTCATTCGGTGGGAGTTTCTAGATCGGGTTAATCAAACAGAGGAAGGACTGTTTGATAAATGGTTAACTGTGATAAAGACACGAGAGAATCGCCATGCACTTGAACGAGTATTCTCTCTAATCATGACCACCCATTATCCTGAGATGCGTCAGGCTAAGTTTGGAAACATCTATAATTATATTCAATGGGGTATACCCTTTACGGAGTATTTGACGGGTGATTTTTCAAGGTATCCTATCATGAAAGTATGGACAGCTCGGTAATAAAAATATATTTTTTTTAATTATTTTATGCCTTTGATCTCCATTGTGTGTCACATACATTACAAATGTATAAGAATTTCATATTGACTGCATCATATTTAATATAAATTACATCCTTTTCTTTACCCGATGTATTTGATGCACAGTCTGTATTGGGACACTTAATGGTATTTACATGGGGAAGAGTTGGATCATTCTTTGTAAATTCATTCATCAAAATTTTATAACCCTCGGATGTTTTCTCTTTCAAGTCAATTTCTAGAACTAGACCACCTTTCTCTTCCTCTTGATATCCACAGTTACGACAGATACGTCGGAGTGTTTTATCATCTTGATCTAGATACAAATAATACTTACACGTTTGGCAAAAGTCGCTATCCTTCATTGTTGGTCCTACTCCTAATCTGACACTCCGATTTAAATCAATTTTTATATTTTTCACATACAATATTTACATTTTACTATCATTTTTATATGATTCCTTATAAAATAGTATATTACATATTAATAAACTATTTTATTTTATATAAATTGATGTATATTTTAAAATATAATAATATATTTAATATAATTCTATTTATAACAATGTAATATTAATTATATTATATGATTGTGATTTCTAGACAAATAAAAATTGACTGACTAAAAAAGAGATGGTAAGTCGTAACGCAATGCCACCCACACTTGCTGAAAACTTTCTGGAAACCGCTCTCGGTCTCTTCCTTGACTCTCATCGTGCGATTGAGAAAAATGACTTATGCTCATTTACGGGCATGGGCTCAATGAGGGGTAAATTTGCTGTTAGTGATATGGAGTATCCACAGTTTCTTGATTTACTTCACGAATATCTATTTACTCAGCAACGTCGTCCCTTGAATCTAGTTGAACAACGCCGATGCGATTTGGCTACACCCATTCTCATTGATTTGGATTTTAAATATCCTGCGGAACGTGCCATTCAACGACAATTTGACCTATCACATATTCATGGCTTCATTCGTAGCTACGTAGAGAATCTGAATTACTTTTACGACTTTACAACATATAAACCATTGCGTTTCTTTATCACTCTTCGCCCCGCTCCTTATGAAGACAAAAAACCAAATACAATCCAACGCTCCATCAAAGATGGCGTGCATATTGAGTGTCCTGATCTGGTTCTACCATCAGAACATCAACAAGTACTGCGTCATCGTTTTCTTGAAATGAATTACTTAACACAAAATTTTATGAATACTGGATACATTAATGCCGAAAAAGACATCTTTGATGAAGCGATTGTTAAAAAGAACGGATGGTTCTTCTATGGTGAATCAAAACCTGATATTCCCGCTTACCAACTTGCATCCGTGTATGTCTATGATCCACAAATCGGTGACTTTCATGAAGAAAATAAGGATGATTATACTGCGAGACAACTCCTGGAACTACTCTCTATTCGCTACAATCTACGCATGGAACCCGTTGAATTTGAAGAAAAAACACAAGAGGATTGGACCCGTCGTCATGACATTTGCACTGGAAAACGTATGAATGTATGTTCAATGCCAGCTGCAAGTAATGAAGAAATATCTAATTCTACTATGGTGATTCAAGTCATTTCATCTGGACCCAATGAACAATTGGAACAGGAGAAAATGACAGAAATTAGACGATTGGTTCTAGAGTGTCTTTCGGATGAACGTGCAGGTCCATATAAAGAGTGGATTGAAGTTGGATGGTGTCTACACAATATCAATTCTTCTGAGGAGATGTTCCAACTTTGGATGGACTTTAGCCGAAAATCTAATAAGTTTAATGAAAGCGATGTCTCTAAATTTCAACGTGAGTGGATTAAATGGAGCCGTTCATCACACAATCAACCTATCACAGAACGATCTTTACATCAATGGGCTAGAATTGATAATCCGCAAAAATACAGGGAAATTATGAACGGCAGTTTTATTGATTTCGTAGAGCGTGAAGTAGATGCTACTCATACTCACATTGCTCGTCTCATGAAGAAAATGTACAAAACAGACTATTGTGCATGTGTTGATTCTAAGAAGGTGGAATGGTATCACTTCACTGGTATCTATTGGAAAAAACTGGCACAAGGAATTGAACTTCGTAACAAGATGACAACTGATGTTGCTAAAATTATTGAAGATGCACGTAACCATATCAAGAAGAAGAATAACGTAAATGATGAACGTTTAACCGAATGGAATGAAAAGCGTATTGTAAAACTACTTAACATTGAAAAATCCCTCTACCAATCTGGATTCAAAGACTCCGTGATGAAAGATTGCATTGGTTTATTCTATGAGGAAGATTTCTCTCAAAAACTTAATGCCAATCAATATCTAATTGGATTTAATAATGGTATTATTGATCTACATTATCCATACATTGATGAAGAAGGTAAGACACAATATAGAGTTGTATTTCGTAAGGCAGAACCCACTGACTTCATTACCTTCCTCGCAGGACGTTATCCAACAAAGAACTGCGATGCCATTGACTATGTAGAATATGATCCAACCGATCCAGAACAAGCTCCCATTCATGCGGAAATTGACGATTTTATGGAAAAAGTATTTCCTCGCCCTGAACTACGTTCCTACATGTGGCGTAAACTTGCATCCTGTTTGGAAGGTGCCAATAAAGAACAAACCTATGAAACATGGATTGGTGTAGGTGGTAACGGTAAATCAAAGCTGGTGGATTTAATGTCTATGGCTCTTGGCGACTATGCATCTTCCCTTCAATCTACTGCGATGACTCGTAAACGCCCTGATTCGGGTGCAGCCAATCCAGATATTATGGCAATTCGTAATAAGCGATTTATTTACATGGCTGAACCCGATGATCGTGAACCCTTGAATACTTCTCGTATGAAGCAATTTACAGGCGAAGATGATGTAGAAGCACGTGGTCTATTTGAAGATCAGACGAAATTTAAAATTACTGGTAAAATCTTTATGTTGTGTAATGCCTTTCCAGCCATTAATACAATGGATCGTGGTACTTGGCGCCGTGTCCGAGCCGTTCCATTTGAATCAAAATTCGTAGATCCAGGTGTTGAGGATGTAAATCCAAAGGCCAATATTTATCCACGAGACAATCAACTGGATGTAAAAATGAAAGAATGGCGTACTCTCTTCATGTCACGCCTTGTTCATATCTACAAAACGGAATATCTTCCCTTTGGTCTTGGAAAGGTTCCTGCGATTGTTACTCAGGAATCCAATAAATATCAGGAATCATTTGATTCACTTGCTAAATTTATGAATGCTCGTATTCGTGAAATCAAGAAAGGTGGGTTTGAATCTACCATCAAAGATATCTTTCGTGTTTACAAAAATTGGTATGAACAAGTTGGAGGCGGTATTGGTCGTAAACTCAATCAAACCGATCTATACAAACGACTGTGTGATAAATGTGGAGAACCATCTGATAAAAAGACATTTAAACAGATGCGTCTCTTTGAAGACGATGAAGAGATTGAAGAATATGATAAAGCGCTACTTGAAAATAATGAATAGATGTTAGATTATAATATATATATATATTTAAATTATTTTTATTAAGTTATTTTTATTAAATTATAATATTAAAGTATAAATAATAAATATAATATAATTAATAGATGTCACGTTCTCTGAAACGTTTTCATTTTACAACTCCACATTATGAATTTGAACTTCGTGTAACAGAACAAAAAATTGGAATGCATACATTTCATTTTATGACAGGAAATGAAAAACAACCATGCCTTGATGGGATTGTTACGTTAGAAAATCTAACAGGAAATGAAAGGTATAATTCTAAACAATATACGGCGAAACTCATGCAAATTGAAGCTCTTCAAGAATGCTCATTACGTGATATTAATGACGAATATATGCAACGATATAGTTTTGGAAAAGAAATGTTAGAATCCATTCTTTTTTTCATTCATTCTCAGTTTGAAATGATTTCATCTATTACTTTAAATGATACAAGTTATATACCATGTATCCGTAATACTACATTGAGTAACACATTAGATTTATTGACTTATTCTATTGCATTATATGGAAAGACATGGTATGAAGATAAATTAAATGCATATCTTTCACCGAAACATAAACATGAACGTTATCGATCACAAGTAGATAATTATTCATCATCTGATACAAAAAATAAATATAAATGGTCTGATTTTTATATATTATTGATGAATGGTAATATTTACACACGACAAATAGTTGAACAATATCAAGAACATTTTGAAACATTATTTATGGAATCAAAAACACTTCCTGAATTTTTTAGAGGGATAAGTCGTGTTGTACCACGAGATTCCAAATGTAGATTTTTCAAAGATTGGCTAGAGGATTTTATAAAACAATATATTACATTAGAAAGAGAATGGACGATTGATCTTTATCCAAGAATTGAAGTTATATCAAGCGGTGGTAATAGTTCAATAAAACAAAAACGAAGAAAAACGCAAAAACGTAAATATACGTTATAATTTTATTTTAACATAAATAATATAAAATCATTCCAGAAAAAATAGTACCAAATACACCCATTAAGAGTGCCTTACCAAATGCAGGAAGCATATCATTGGAACTGATCGTATACAAATAAATGCAAACAACTAGCATAAAAAAATAAGCAATGCTCAAAAATGCGAGTGTATAATCTTCAATAAAATGAAGGGATTTAGGTGTTTCCTGTTCAGGTAGAGCCAGTTTTACATCTGAAAAGTCACGATTATTTCTCTCAATGATTGCCTCTTTTTTTGAAATATCCGTCTTTAAATCCTCCTTCTTTTTCTCCAAGTCACTGTTTCGCTGTTTTACATCTTTTGTGATGTCCGCAGGTCCAAATGATCCAAACATTGCATCACCTGTATGAAGCGTGTCCTCAATTCCACTTTTTAAAAAGTCAATGTCATTTTTAATCTTAATTGCATCCGTTGCAAATGTCTTTTTTCTTTTTGCTTCTACATCCGATGTACAATCATTTATATCCGTAAATACAGTATTTAATTTTGCACCATTATTTGAACGACATATAGATGCTTTCGTATTATCAGTTGTTGTCGTAGACATCCTATTACTTCATATTATAATGTTTTCTGAATTGTTTTTACAATCTAGAAAATATTAATAGATTTCTATCATAGTATTTTTATTCTTTTACATTTGTTGTGAAACCGATGATACATTCTGCATACCTGATTGAGCTCCATTTTCAGAGTATTCACAAGAAAGCGTACTAACCTTGTCTGTTTTTCCAGGAAAGATTTGCTTGTTCCAGTATCTCTTATTTCGTAAACGGTCAGTATAGAAGGCACGACGAAGAACAATCAAAATAAAAATAATAATGAGTGGTGCTCCCAATGCAACCCATAAATAAGAACTAATCATTCCAATACGATACAATGCAGTGATAAGTAGTAAACCTGAAAGCATGATAAAAGCTGATGAAAATACAAAAAGAGTGTCATTTTTATTATTAACAGACCACTCATTCATTTCATATTTGCGAGTTGCAATTTGTTTATCATGAAGAATCGCAGAAGCACTACTTTCTTGATTTTCTGCAATCTGTTTATGGATATTCGCTAATTCTTTTGAACGTTTCTGATGCATTAGAATAGATTCTTGCACCTTGGAAGCACGATCCAAATCTCCGTAGACTTTATCAAATGAATTGTCCTTTTGTTTAACAATTTCACTGTAGACCCTATTCTGCTGATCTTGTAAAAACTGCGTATATCGTACTGGATCCTTTTTTAATACGTCAAATGCACTAGCAAGTTCAACATCTTGCGAAATCTTTGTATAATCTATAATATCATCCAATGCAACACGTGACATTCCTAGATCAAATAAAGAAATTCTATTCTCTTATTCATTTGCCGATGCTCGGTATACATAGAATAGTAATCCAAGGGTTACAATATTCAAAAAACTGTACAATTTAAGTAAATTATCTGAATATCTTCCCTTTTCTTCCGTGTATTTTACCATCTGTTTTCCAATTTTAGTGGCGGCTTCATTGGATGAAATAATCTTGTTCTGTTCTTCCAAATTTGCCTTTTGATCCTGAATCATTTTATTAAATTGTGCGACTTCTGCCTCCAAATTACTAGATGATTGCAATAATTCATTTGAAATCTCATTAATTATCTGAGTTAAATCATTCAAACGTAAATTTAATGTTTTGGCAAATTCCAAATATCGTGTAACAGTTGATTTATTATCCGCAGTGGGTGTAATTTGTGCGGTACGAATTGCAGCAAATACCTTTTCTAACGAATATTTATATCTAGAATCATAAAAACAATATTCATTTTTAATATTATCCATAAATTTTGTTCGTTTTGCAATGTAGGCCTCTTCCTCGGATGGCTTTGGGGTGGGAATAACACCTGTTTGTTTTAGATTTCCTACGATTCTTTTTACAACATCATTCTTTATCATACCATTGCCTTCACGATCGGTGGAGGGTGTTGGTGTACTTGGCAAAATACCAGGTGTCGTATTTGTTCCAAATGTCAATGCCAATTCACTATCTGTTAAGCCTGATTGTGTTGGACAAGATAAAGGCATTCTCTACTACATTTATGGATTGTTTATTTACCAAATACACCAGCAATCTTCAATGATAGAAATAGAATGACAATCAATGCAGCAATCAATAATGACAACAATACCATTTTATTTGAAAATACGTCGTACAAATATGTAACGATTATCATAAAAATTGACGCTTGTCCTTCCGATGTATTCGTAAAACCCATTACCTTTGCACTCATGTATAAGAGATAAATAGCAACTCCAATAAAAAGTACACCTAATGCCCATAAATAGGGAATCATTCCTTTACGAACAGGACGACCTAGTAAAAAGAGATCATGCGAATTCATTTTTGTATCTTTTGACCGGAGCAATTCGTCTCTTGCGATAGCACTTTCCATATCCACTTTCATCTCATCTTGAACCTTTTGTAGTTGTTTAATTGTGAGTTGCAATTCACCATTTTTTTGTAGCAATCCTGAAAGATTTAATGAGGTAGATTGTGTTTTAAGATAGGTCGTAATGTCATTGTATAAATCTAAATATTTTTGTTTGATGTCTTCAATAAATGCACTTGATTCTTGAATTGCCTTGTAATTTGGGTCATTTTGAGAATCTTGATTCAATCCGCCTCTTGAAATGTATTTTTCTATCGCAATATTTAAATTACTAATGACATTTTCTACATTCTTCTGTGCAAGTGTATCTAAACGCTGTTGATATTCACGCCTTTTATCAATCCATGCAATACCAGCCATCTCTACCTTTCTCCTAGCAAATGGATTTGATCTTTATTCATACATTATCCGGACCTATGATTTATTATTTTATCTATTTATATTATAGTGTAACCATGAAAAGCAATAAATATCAACTATTGTATACTATACTTGTTATCGTGGTGTGTTTAATCATCGGGTATGGTATTTTTTATTGGTTTCAGACTAGATCCTCTGAAATTAGTCCAGCGATGGCACGTAGAAATGTAACAAAAGGCGCATATGATTACATTATTGATGTCCGCACCGATGAAGAATGGAATACACACCATCTTCCCACGCTGCATCTTCCGATTGGAACCCTTGTCACCGAATTACCCAAACGAGTTAAAGATAAAGAGTCCTCTATTTTATTTATCTGCAAACGAGGTATTCGCTCAAGCGGTGCAGTACAAATCGCAAAAAAACTAGGATACAACAATGTTCAAGCAATGATGGGAAATTACAATGAATTAGCTGAAATATCCCCTAAATAAAAATAAATTATTTTATATAATAATGCATTTTTATTATTAATAATTCTATCATCTCTACTTTATGGAGCACATACACGGTAAATAATGGCTTCACCAGAGGATGCACTATAACGAGTAATCTTTACAATATCACCAGGAACTGCACCAATGCAACGGGCAATTGGATCTACGTGAAATTTAATTTCTGGAAATTTAGATTTTGAAGTAATGTACATTCGTTCCATCAGCTCTTTGTGTTCATTTTCTGGAACAAGTTCATGCTTTGGTACAAGAACATGATGCATTGGATTATTTACCAACATGTAAATACTAAAGAAGGATACACGGAGCTTACGACGTTTCTTTTCGCCTCCTGACTCATCTTGATCCATCATCTTCATATATTGCTTTAATGCAATGGCATGATGTGCATCCGTGACAGGACCAGGCGTCATCACAATGACTTCCGTTTTTTCGGAGTTTTCGTCGGTAATATCATCAAAGAAGGTATCCAACTTTTGACGACTTACATTTGCATATCGTACTTCGCATACCTGGGCTTCATCCTCTTTTTTCTTCGCAACAAAGTTCAATCCTGCCAATGATGCAGCTGCAGCAGTTGCTTCAGCCGGAGAAAACCGACGATAGCTATCTACATCATAACCACGTGATTCCAGAATATCTAGCAGGGTTACACGGCTACGATAAAGATTATCAATGAATACAAAGTTGTCGCTCATTTTCCTAATCAACATACATGAATTTTAGGTTGTCAATTTTTATTATTCCAATTTCTTTACAGTGATCATCATATTTGATCCACCATATTGTGGGGCTCCTTGTCCCCCTTCACCCCCCATATTCGGGTTATATCTGGGCATTGCAGGCATTGGGGTATTTCCAAATCCGCCCATTCCTCCAAATTGCCTGGATGGAGCACGTCTTGGTACACGCATACCCATACCTGGACCATCCATGATACCGTCATTCAAAAAATCATGATATCCTGTACCCACAGTAATAACTCCACCCGTTCCTGGTAAACGAGGACCTGGTACAATACCATCTCGTCTATTATTTGCAATTGGAATGGATGTAGCCGCAGGTAAAATGGGTGATACAGCAGAGGGGAGTGGCATTCCACCCATCATTACACTCTCTTGAGGCTGGGATAGTCCTGTATCCGCAGAAGGTACGCCCATATCCGCAGAAGGTACGCCCATATCCGCAGATGACACCAGTATATTCATCCCTGTATCGGCGGAAGGTGCAGCCATATTCCTAGATGGGTTCACTGGATTTCCTGTCTGAATAATAATATTGGTTGCTCCTGTGGGAAGCGCCTCTTGCTCATTCTGAATATCAATCAGTTGTTCTTCTTGAATAATATCCAATTCAGCCTTCTTCTCGTTATCTTCAACCGCCAATCCCATAGAACGCAATTGTTCTAGAGTGAGTGTAGCCTTTGGTACATCTTCTATATAGGCAGGGGCAACGGTTTCTGGTAAGATCAAACGGCGAAGCTCTTTAATTACTTCGCTGGATTTTCCTGAATATTCAAGAGGCTCTAGACGCTGTACACCATGTGTTGTAATAAAACGCATGGATAAATTGAGGAACGTTTCCTGTTCTTGTGCCAATAATTTGGTGGAGTAAGGCATCTCTACCTCCACGATCTTTGATTTAGGACGACCAACTGGTGGTAGAATTTCAAGTGTATTGGCTGTATTACCAGTGTATTTAACCGGTCCATCGCACATTGGACAAATTGAAATATTCAACCGAGGATTATAAATGGGGATGGTGCCGCATGAAACACAGAGAGGCATTTTTGTACCATCAGAACGTTCCATAAATGATTCTTTAACAAATGACATACCTGCATGACCAATAATTGCATCACGATCCATTTCACCAATTTTGAGACCACCTTGTGCGCCTCGTCCACCTGTTGGCTGATGAGTACGTACTTCTTTACGACCTTGACCACGTGCCTGCCATTTATCTTCTACCATATGTTTCAAACGCATACCATATACGGGTCCAATAAAAATTGCGGCTTTAATCTGTTCACCTGTTGCACCATTATATAACACTTCATTTCCATACTTTTCAAATCCATGTTGTTCTAAAATACCTCCGATTGCTTCTTGTGGAGAACCATCGTTCATAAAAGAGGTACCATCACCAATCGCACCTGATAGAGCTGCGGTTTTACCGAGTAGCTGTTCTAAATTTTGAGCAATCGTCATACGAGATGGAATTGCATGAGGATTCATGATCATATCTGGAACAATTCCTGAGACAGTACGAGGCATATCATGACCACGTAAGAGAGCACCAATTGTACCCTTCTGACCATGCCTGTTTGAGAACTTGTCACCGAGTTCTGGAATACGATCCTGTACTACACGAATTTTAACGAGACGCATTCCAAGATTATTTACCATGACAACTACTTTTTCTACACGTCCTCGTGTCCATACTTGTGGAGTAGTAGATGCATCTTTGATTTGACCTGTTGTAGTACTCATCATATATGCACCGACAATAACCGTTGTTTCATCTACATACTCTCCCTCACGAACAATGCCTCTGTCATCCAGTTTTGAATAATCTAGACCTGGTTTTAAATCTTTCCATGCGCCTACTTGGGATGGATTTCCAAAACGAACCTTGATATTTGCTTTTTCGTCATCTTCTTCAAATGCTTCATAGGAACGGAATGCCATTGAACGAAACATACCACGTTGAACTGCATCATAATTCATCACAATACCGTCTTCTTGATTGTATCCTGACCAACATGCGATTGCTAAAATACAGTTCATACCATATGCCATTTTACCTTCTCCCAAATAATTGTTATAGATTGTTCGTGTAATTGGCATTTCACCATAGCACAGTACATGTGCAGTATTATCAAAACGATTACGCCAATTGGTTGAATAAATAGAAAGACCCTGTTTGGATTGTGAACAAGATAGTTGATTACGTGGAGATTGATTATGAGGTGCAAATGGAATGAGACTTGTCATCATACTCATAATAGTAGAAGGATGTACCTCCATGTGTGTGGTTTCTGGTGTAATGTAGGCTGGATTATTTGCAATGAATGCTTCATTTTGTTCATATGGATCAATATATTCAATTGCACCTGTGTGAGGAAGGAGCATATTTGGATAGTTTTCTAACTTTGCCTCTTTTCCTTCCAGTGGATCCACAAATTCAGTAGAATCAAGATTGGTATATCTACGTTGTTCCAATGTACCAAATACCAAATCTCTCCAGGTGGGATATGTTTTCAGTTTTTGAACAGGAACGTTTGAATTTTCCAGCCAAATGAGTGGACGAAGTGGGCGACCTGCATCCATATAAATGTATACTTTACGATCACGAATAGAAAATGAAATACTGACAGAATATGGAAGGCAACCCGATCGTTTGAATAATTTAAGAACCTGTGTAAGAAGATTTGGATTTGCAGTGTAGCCAAACATACCACCATTCACATAAACCGGTACAAAAATAATACGATGTTCTAAGGTAACATCTTCTGGTTTATAGACACGTCCTGTAGTACGTAGCCATTCAAAAAATTTGGTGGTTTGTGAAGAAGTGGAAATTGCGGTCATAATACTCATATTTTTAGTAATACCAATGGATGCACCTGTAGGAGTTTCTGAAGTGCAAAAATATCCATACTGTGAAGTATGTAGTTTACGTGGTCCAGTCAATTTCATTCCTGTATTAAAATCAAGAATGACACGGCGACAATGTGACATAAAATCAGTATATGAAAGACGTGACAATGCCTGCAATACACCCGATTTCTCTTCACCCAACCCAGTGCCCCATTTTCCTTTAAATCCCTTCATGATCATATCATTGAGAAGACCTGCCATGAAGATTTTGGTGTCGTTGCCCGCTTGAAAAATATTCTTAAAGTTTTCATCCTTGTACAATACAGCTTTGTTGTAGTTATACTCCTTACCAATGGTAAGAACAAATGCCTTAATCCATAATTTATAGGAGTTATTAAATAATTCTTGAATCAGAAAGCCACTTGTCAGACATCTCTGATTACGAGTATCATCACGATCGGTTTTATTGTCATATTCTTCACTTACACGCAAAATACGTCTGACACAATCTCCCAAAAAGAGTCCCTGAGAACTTGGATCATTGGGCATGTGAATAAATAATTGATTTTTAATAATATCAAGAACATGTGCAATACTGAAACCTTTTGTCAATGTCTTAATGTATTGAATCGCCGTGTAAGTATTCAAGAATGGAAATCCATCAATAATGGAGGGTTGTAATTTGGGCAATAACAATTTTGCCTCTGGATTCTCAAAATCGGGGAAAATCATCCGAATAATCTCTTCATCGGACTGAAATCCAAGAGCACGAAATAGAACAAATAGAGGAATGGGTTTACGTACAAATGGAAGAGAAACTTGAATGGTCGCATGAGAATTGAACTTATCCTTCTCAATATGCCTCATGTATGCAAATGCAATACGCTTTACCTGTCTCGTCTGGGCGGATAAACATTCAATGGATGCATATACCGAAATCTTTGGATCATTCTGAGGCGTAATATAGAGCGTATTAAATGCCTGCTCTTGACGTGTAATCAGGACCTTTTCTGCACCATCTACAATAAAATATCCACCATTGTCATAAGGACACTCACCAACCTCTCTTAAAAATTCCTTTGGTTTGTTATGTAACATACAATATCGGCTATGAAGCATAATTGGAATTTTAAATAACTGCCATTTTTTAAAGGTTTCAGGTGGGGGAGATAAATCAATTACAGCACCTGAATCTGTCGTGTATGCAATCTTTACAATAATATCGGCATACACGGAAGAGGCGTATGTTACATTTCGTAAACGAGCTTCATTTGGATATAAAATACGAACCTCCTCTGTATTTTGAAGACTGATTGTCGGAGTACCTATTTCAATCGCCGTACCATCCTCGCCACCAATGAAAATTTCTACACGATATTTGTATGTATTTGTTTGTTCATTAATTAAATCTTTCAAAATGAGAACTGGGTTCTGAGAACGAATAATACTAATTAAATCTTGTTGTAGAAACTGATCATATGAATCAATGTGATGACGGGTATATGGATACATGACCGTGCGGAAATATTTATCAATCAATCCCCTTGAAAGGTCTCTCGCTTGATCTCCCGTGAGTGCCATGTTTTCTATCTGACTTATTAGAATAAAAGACTTCTTATATTACTTTTTATACATGAATATATTCCATTATATTAATGTATAAATAAATCTTATTTGATTATAGTGATAATCATATTATATGTTGATTATTTTTGGAGAAACTTCTCCAAGTAGATAATGAGGAGATTGTTGAGTTTGATTTGGGGATTCGCCAACGGTCTGTCCATACGCCATTCGTTGTAAATCATTACCAATACTTGAAGGAGCGGAAGGTCCAAATGGACGATTTGTGAGTTGCGACAATAATGCACCATGTACAATGGCACCACCACGTCTTGTCTTACGCTTTCCTCCTTTCATTACATTATTCATTCCCATATTTTGTGGAACAGTTAACCATTGTGATTGACCTTTTACTGGATCAAATGATTGAGCAATTTCAGGTATACCAATTCCAAAACCTTTCAATACATAATCGGTAAAACTACCAAAAGTTGATTGATTTGAATTTGAAATAGGCAAGTGACCATTTACGGGGATCTGTCCAGGGGCTAATTGTACTCCTTGACGCAAGACATAAGATTCCGCAGGAGCACCAGCTAATGGCATTGCGCCACCCTTACGACGAATGGTATGACGACGAGAAGAATGCTGACAATGGGTAATACGATCATCCAAAAATGATTCCGCAGATACCTTTGGTAGCTCTTTTCTAAAAACATTGTGCCATTCTTTACGAATCTCTTTAATCATTTTCTCTCTTGTCTCTCTTGATCGTATCATTTGATCTACAAATTCTTCCATATGCTCAAATGAGTGCCGTAATTCAGGAATAGTAAATACACCATTCGCTTTTTTACTCTTCTTAGTATGTTTTCTTGTTTTACGGGCCATATCCTATTAATTATTTTTATAATGTCTCAAGAAAACTTCTTGAGACTCCGTTTTTATTTTTATTATTACCTTTATTCATATTATTTTTATTATTTCTATTTTCATTGGATGATTCGTTATCTCCATTTAATGATAACATGTTATTTGTAGTATTTGATATGTTATTTGCAACATTAGAAATGGAATTAACAATTGATTCGGTTACGGTATTTGTTGTAGGAAGTGTTATATTTGGAATAGATGGAACAGGAACTTGACCTGATGTAAAAAAGGATAGAATGCCGTAAATAACAAATAAGATAATAGCAATTATCATAATAGCCGGAGCATAGATCTTTACACCCTCTTGCCATGTACTTAATCGGTATTCTGATGCAAACATTGAATAATGATCATAAACTCCGTATACAAGGAATACAATGGATAAAATGGATGCAATTAATGGAGTCGTTTTAGGTGCAATTAAAAAACTAACTGCAATTGCAACTAAAAATAGAAACAATCCTGGGATAAAGAATTCCATTTTCTCTATAGTACTTTTTGATTTTACCTATGTTTATTAAATCTATATACATATTTATTTAGATTTTATCAATGAGATCCACATGAGTTAACATGTGCTTACGACAACAATAGCGATTGAGCCCCAATGCATTTAGCACCTTAAATTCAGGTGTATCCGGAACACTCTTACCATCCATGTAAATAGGCTCCGCATTAGAAGCACCACGCAATTCTTTCACTTTTTGTTGATAATACAACCACTTATCGGCTAGAATATTTCCACAATTCATACAACGGATAGGAATAATCATGTTTTTACTACTATGATTTCTATTAAATGACTTTGACAATCAATTTTATATTTTATATGCAATATATTGTTAATTTATTTAAATATGATTATAAAACAATGGTGCGTTATATCAATTATATTTAAAAGTTTTCTAGTCAACAGAAATGACTTCTGTTCTGTACAGTGCTGGTCTAAATTATCAAACAGGCAATCCAGTTCGCCAAGAAATTGTAAATGTTCGCCGTGAAGTTGATTCTCTCCGGAAACAGATTGAACTACTCACCGAAGAAAATCTAATCTACCGCAAACACCTTCTAAAGGTTACACAACTTCTTGAAGATGGTCAGGGATCTGCCGAATTTACTAAAGATTTGATGGTATTGGCTTCCAATGGCTCTCAGTCACTCCAACGTCCTGCTGGAAATGCGACTGTGCAAGGCGGTGGTTTTCGTCGTTAATCTCTTAATTCCTTTCGCATTTTACTTAAATTCGTTTCACTAATCGTAATTTGATATGCCGAACTTAATTTTGCTTGAATTGATTTCAGCGACAATGAAGAATATTTCAATAATGTATTCTTTATTGTTTCCAATTCATCCTCTGACCACTTACTTTTTTTGGATCGTTTTTCTTCTTTCTCTTCTATCTCCGTTATACGAATTTCACGCTCAGGACCCTCTGAGGTTGTTTTCATCTCTCCCACCTCCATCTTTCCAGAATGAAGATCATCGTGACACTTTTGACAAATTACAATCAAATTCCTTTTTTCATTCATATGCGTTCCATCCTCTAGTCTTCCATTTGTTGCTCTGGATCGTTCTTGTAAATGATGAACTTCTAACTCACTTTGAATTTGTTTCTTACAAAGTTCGCATTCTTTTCTTACAATCTCCTTATTCCATGAAGATGATCGTGCATTCTCTTGCGTAGTAGAGTCATTGATACGATGGCGATTCATAAGGGCTTGTTCAATAAATTCAAATGGAAGATCCATTGCACGTGCCACTTCTAGACCATACAGAGTGGATCCACTCCCCGATCGCAATGAACGATCATATACGAGTTTTTTAGTAACAGGATCATAATCTACATGAAGATGCCATACTTCTACTCGTTCTTTTTCCATATCAATTAGCTTCGGTAAATCGTGCAAATGTGTTGCGAAAATAAATTTTGTACTTCTTGACGATAACCATTGAATTCCACTTGCTACCAATGCCTGTGCAGAAGTGGATTCCGTTCCCGCACATAATTCATCGCCAAGTACGAGAGTATAAGGTGTCGCATTTCTTAGAATATCTCTTAATTCTGACATCTCCACCGCAAAGGAGGATAAACCCGCAAATAAATTATCTTGATTCAAAATTCGTGTATAAATGGCCTGAAACGGTGCGAGTTTCATATATTTTGCTGGTACAAAACACCCCGCCTGAGCCAATAGAATACAAATACCCGTTGCTTTCATTAAGGTAGATTTACCACTTGCATTCATTCCATATACCAACCAACCATTCGCAGATTCTCCTCCTAATTTAATGCTATGTTTCACATATGAAATACGTGTAGAGGATACTTCCACCAATGGATGACGAACTTGTTCAATTTCTACAAATGAGCCTTTTTCATCAATATCTTCTATGCAGGGATAGGAAAACCCACGCTCTTTTGATACTCGTCCAATACATTGTGTACAATCAATATGAGAAATCCAAGTCTCCATTTGCGACCAGATAGTCTGACCTGCATCTGAAATGGCTTGACATGCATCAGGTAAATAGGTTTTAACCAAATGGGATAAGGATTCTCTTGCTCTTTGCAATCTTGTATTTAATCTCTGTAATTCCGCACAGTCAATCCAACCACCTGATTTTAATTCCGTTATTTTTGTACCTTCTGGCAACTCTTCTAGCTTCTTTTTGAGTTGCTGTAATGTTACAGAAGATGCCTTTAATCCATAGGGCTCTTTATCCCTCTCCTCTAATCTTACTGCATCTTCTGCAACACCTCCTTTTTGTACAAAGATACTACGAAGCAACTGATACTTTTCCAGAATTTCTTGAATCTCTTTTTCTTTTTTACCAATTTCTGGATATGTATCATTATTGAATGCAGAACGATTGTTATCCGAATGAAATGCATCTTCTTCCGAAAAATGGATACGAAACATGGTCTGATAATTCATCCATTCCTCTTCAGTGAATGGAATATGTAGTAACGTATTTACAGTTATGTTCTTCATAATATGATGCATTGCATTATATGTTTGGAATAGTCCTGCAATTTCTTGTGGGGTAATCAGACCGCACAGGATTTTACGATGAAGACGAGGAAGATCATACATAAAACGGAGTTGTTTTTCCAATTGTTTTGTATTCTCCTCTGACCAAGTCATATAATTAGATACTTCTTGCAGTTTTAACCGAATTTCCTCTGGAATAGAATATGGACTAAGAAGTCGTTCTCTTATTGCCCTCTTTCCCATTACACTAATGGATTTATCAAATATACCGATTACAGTTTCATGAAGATTTGATCCTGTTATTTGAAGCTGTGTAAGTGCATGATTTCCGCAAATAAGACGAGCTTGAGGTATCCATGGATTATTGCGATGAAAGGATCGCAACATACTCGGATAATGCTCTTCAACAAATTGGAGCAAGTAAAGTAAAGACATTTCTTCAGATTCAGTTCTTAATCCAAGATATGTTTTGGGAGGAAGAATGGAACGAATGGTATAAATTTTTTGAAGATACTCTGCACGAACCAATTCCTTTGTAATAGTACCCAATGTTTCTACTGAATGAATATGTAAAGGTATATTTGGTAAAATACCAAAGATACGTCTAAAATAGATTTCATCAGGTATGTTATGTGGAGAATTCCAATAAATAATTAATTCTTTCGGTTGAAATACACTCATAAACTGAATAAGATCGTCTGCTGTCCAAATATCATATCTTCCATTTGCTGTACCCGAATAGGTATGGGTTGTTCCCGTTGTTAAATCCAATGCACCTACACCAAATGAGGGTGGTAGATTTGTCTGTTGATAAAAGGCAATGGTAACTACATAGGGGATATCAGTTGAATTTGTATTTTCAATGTGTGTACTTGGAGAAAGAATACGAGATACTTTTCGTTCTTTTACTTTTCCACGAGAATCTTTGATTTGATCTACAATTACAACCGTCCAACCTGCAGAGGTTAATCTGCCAGCCCATTTGTGCATGACATAATCTGGAAATCCTGCAAATAATCCATCTTGATTTTCTGCAAAATCACCTTTTTTTGTAGAGAGCTGAATTCCAAGATAATCTACTATTTCACGCACATTACATTCTGTTCTACCTGTTTCATTATCTTGAATATCATACAATTCATAGAATGAGCCTACCATCAGAAATATGGCGGTTTTTGGTCCATATTTCTGAGTGTATGTTTTATATAATTCAATATATTCTTTATACATTCTTATTATATTATTATCATAATCCAATTTTAAGTTGTCAAATTTATATTATTTGGATGTAAAATAATAGACAATTGAACATGTCAGTGATGATACTGCCCCAATAAATACTCCTACATATAAACCATTTGTGTAGCCACGATCATGTCCATGTGAAAATCCGTTATTATATGCTTCTACATGTCCGTCATAATAGCCTTTATAATAACCGTCTTTTTCTCCGATTTTATAACCTTTTTCATATTGTGAATGCAACTCTCTTTGTGCTGACATTCTATTTGTTGGAATGAATTAATTATAATATGAAAAAATGGTTTAAATTATAGATTACATAGAATAATATCCCCAACCCATTCCACGTCCAGGACCATAAAATTCGTTATACACGTCATGAATTACTCCATTTAAAATAGCCTCTGCCCATACCTTTGATGGGCCAATGGACCAATCACGTTGCTGATCAATTTTAAGAACAACATCATCCATAATAACAACTGTTTTATTATGTGCCAATTCTTTACAATTTATTAGATCTGCATATGCAACCTCTTCAGTATGACCTCCATCAATATAGATCAGATCAAACTTCTTTTTTGGATGATCTTTTAGATAAAGAGGAATAGTTTTAGTACTATCTCCTACAATAAGAGTATGTCTTGTGGGATATTTTTGATCAATAAATCCTTTTGCCAAGGTAACACATTCTCGTTCTTGTAAATCAAAACTAGTAACATGTGCCAGAGAGCGAGATAAAAAAGTATCAGCAGAATGACCTGCATTGAATCCAATTTCTATAATAGAACGAATAGAAAGATCATTACATAAATGTGCAAGTGTATTTGTCTGCTGAGGAATTTGACCTGAATTGCCTTCATAGTCCGTAATTTTATTAAAAGATAAATATGTTGTTAAACTCATTTATCTTTTAATCAATGAATTATATTTAAGTTCTAAATATTAAGTTTATAAATACATTTACATAATCAAAACTAAATTCTTATTGTATCGTCCTTTCTATAGAAGAAATTACCAATAGCAACCTTTTTCTACTTTTACAAAATTATCTGGTTTATCTTCTTTTACGGGTCTAATCCAATCATCATTCACGAATGACATAATCTCTGTATTTGTAAACCATCTTTTTCCAATCACACCAAAAAATAACTGTAATGCACCTCCAATATACATTACTGATTTGTGAAGTTCCTGATGAATAACATCTGCGATTAACATTCCATAACCTCCTGCTGCAACCAAAGCCACATCAAACTCTTCTACTTTTCTTAGATTTTCAATAAATTCGTTATAATGATCTCTCCAATCACGATTATTGTGATTTCCTGCCAGTGTCATAGGAGGTTTAATAAATTGAAAGGTACAATTTGTAAACCAGTCACGTCCTGGGAAAATATCATTTAATTTTGATATTTGTTTATGAAATGTATGAATAAATGGATGAATAATGAGTATTTTTTTATTTTGTAATGATCCCATCCATGAGTTTAGAGTAGATACATAATAGGGTTCTAGACTCATCGCATTTATTTTGCGAATATGAGGAGTTCTTTTTGCCATCCATTCTTGACTCTTTCCTGTAATGGCAAATACTTTTCCATTTCTATCCCATTCTGCAATAGAGCTACAATGATCATATGCGGTTATTAATTTATCTACATATTCTTTCAATGAATCGGTACTTGTAATCTTAATTCCCGCATTATTTTCTAGTTCTTGTAGTTGATAATCATTTACATGATTTGTATAATGGAACTCATAACAGATTTGTAATTCAATACCCGCAATACGACCGATAAAAAAAGATGGATTGGATTCAATCTGACTTTTTATATAATGATTGTCTGTCTCTAACGGATTCATTCTTTAATTGATAGATTATCATTTTTATTTATATTATTTATAGAGCTTTACCTGCTACGATTTGGGCATCCGCAGCAATCTGTCTCAAGACGCATTCAGGGGCTTTACTGGTTGGTTTAATTAATTTTTTATTAATTAATTCCTTTTTGAGATCCTCAATTTTCATTTCTTTCATTTTTTTGTGAACTTTATTTGCACGTGTCATTCGTTTATGTAAGGATGATACTCCCAATGTAATTTTTCTAACTTTTCGTGTGCCGCTCTTCTTTACTACAGGTGTCTTTGGAGGATCCACTTTTTTGGGTTGAAGATGTACCTTTTTGGTGGCTGGTTTCTTTTTTAATTCCACTTTAATTTGTTTTGTTGTTCCTCCTTGTTGTAAGGTTACTTGCGATGGAGTATTTACAGGAACAACGGGAGCAATTTTTGGAGGTACGAGATCGGGCTGTTTTAACCATGTAGCGGGTTGAACCGAGCCAGCGGATGATGCAACCGATGAAGTGGATTCTGTCCCTTTGACTACATTCATCATATTTTGTGTAACAGGTGCACCGCCTAGTTGTGTTTTTCTTCTCGATTTTCTCGTTTTTGCTACAGATTCTCCTCCATAATCCGTTGCATAATCGGTTGCCGCCTTTCCAGAAAGAATAATAGATTTTGTATCTGACATCTTATTAATAGTAGTTGCGATCTTTTATTTTGTTATTTCTATTCAAATGGCGGCGTTCCTTAAGGAACTTAAACTAAGCAAGAGATGATTAAACAAATAGACCCCTTTCAATTTAAAAATTGATTGGATTGGACTAGGAAAAATAAGACTAAACCACATCGCTGGATAACAATGCATACTTCTATGAACGACCAAATTCCAAATTATCGTCATATTTTCAACACCTTCATCGCTCAATCCGATGGAAAACAAATTATTAGCCATCAGATTGAATCCTTTAATCAGTTCATTGAAGTGGACATTCCTGAAATTATTCACATGTCCAATCCTATTACATCCTATGGTTCACCGGAAATTCCTTTGGCTGGCCCCCGTTCTGCACTGGCTACCGCTACTGGACTTTCTACTACTGCAGCGAATGCACTTATGGGAACTTCTATTGATGGTATTGTACCCGTATCAAAAAAGGTTCAACATGAGTATGAAGTAACTTTGGAATTTGAGAAGATTTCCATTCGTAAACCTACTATCTTTGAAAATAACGGTGCAATTCACCCAATGATGCCGAATGATGCCCGTTTACGCAATCTGACCTATGCAGCACCCTTGAATATTGATGTAAAAGTAACAACTACATTTATTGATCATACCCGTAACGGTATTCGTGAATCCAATGTGAGAATCTTTCCCAATGTTCATCTTGGTAAGATTCCCGTCATGGTTGGTTCAAAATACTGCTTGCTTCATGATCAAAAACATGTCCATCCGTCAAAAATGGGTGAATGCTCTGAAGATGTTGGCGGTTATTTTATCATTCAAGGTGGCGAACGTGCCATGATTTCTATGGAGCGAATGTCTGAAAATCGTCCCTTTGTATTCCGAAATGGTCGTGGAAGTGCAAAGGAAATGGAAGTGGTAGAAATCAAATGCATTGGCCCTGATAATGATCAAGTCCCCAAATCAAATACTGTAAAAATGGTATATCATCCTAAAAATCAACTTATCACCATGCTTCGTGCAACCGTTCCACGTATTAAGACCGATATTCCAATTATGATCTTATTTCGTGCACTAGGCGTACTTGCCGATAAGGACATTTATGAATTGATTCTAGGCATTGATAATGATCCGACATATGATCCCATTATCACAGAATCCATCTTGGAAGCAAGTTCAATCAATACTCAGGAACAGGCATTTGCATGGTTGGCGGAGCACACCAATACATGGTCGGTTAAATCTCAGAAGCAAAGCAATGTTCAAGATATTCTCGCTGAAGAGCTCTTTCCTCATATTGGCGGTCATGAGATGAATTATGAAAAGGCATGCTTTTTGGCTCATATGACTCGTAAAGTATTGTGGACTTCCAGTAAACGCATCCCCATTGATGATCGTGATGCCTATCCAAATAAACGTGTTGATATTCCTGGCTTCCTTCTGGCTGATTTATTCCGCAAGACATATAATAACCGCATGGTAAAAGATATGAAAGCGGCATTGTCCAAAGAGATTCACGGAGGCTCATGGAAGGCAACGGGCAATTGGTCTGAAATTGTTAACATTAATAATATCAATAAAATCATCAAATCAACCATCATGGATGTTTGCTTGAAATCCTCTCTAGCAACTGGCAATTTTGGAAGTGGCAAAATCGGCGGTCCCAACAAGATTGGTGTATCCCAAGTTCTCAATCGCCTCAATTATTCCGCATCCATTTCACATTTGCGTCGTATCTCAACACCTATTGAAAAAACAGGTAAATTGATTGCACCTCGTAAACAACACAATACCCAATGGGGATTTGTATGTCCTTGTGAAACTCCAGAAGGTCATGGTGTAGGTGTAATTAAAAATATGGCAGTTACCTCTAGTATCAGTATCTTTAGCAGCCCAATTACAGTGTATGCCTTTATTCAAGGGCTAAATAAACTAATTCCATTGAGAGAATCATCTGTTAAACAAATGCACGAACATACTCGTGTGTTTCTCAATGGTTCATGGATTGGTTTGCTATTGAATAAAGATACTTCTCATGTAGTTGAGACTCTTCGTAAAGCAAAACGATCAGGTATGCTACATATCTACACGGGTATTATCTGGAAGAATTACTTTAAAGAATTGTGGATTACTACTGAGGCGGGTCGCATGTTGCGCCCTGTTTATTATGCCCCAGCCATTCGTGAAATTGCAGCGGACAAAACGGGTCTTCTAAAACTGCAAATTCTAGAAATGAACGATTGGAATAAACTTCTGTTGTGGGAAACACCAAATGGTCATCATCTATTTGAATATATTGATGCAGGAGAGACAGAAGGTGCATATATTGCAATGAATTATGATGTATGCGTCAAAGATTCTTCGTATACCCACTGCGAAGTTCATCCATCCGTTATCTTTGGAACGACTGCTTCCTATATTCCCTTTCCTGACCATAATCAATCTCCACGTAATGCCTATCAATCTTCCATGGGTAAACAGGCAATGGGTGTTTATTCGCTCAACTTTCGTGAACGTTTTGATGCGATGAGTCATGTCCTGTGTTATCCTGAAAAACCAATGGTATCATCCTACATGAGTCGTATGTTTGGTGCAGAAAAGCTACCAGCAGGTCAAAATGTAGTTGTAGCCATTATGACCTATACAGGTTACAATCAGGAAGATTCTAATATGATCAATCGTGCATCTCTAGATCGTGGACGTTTTCGTTCTATCTTCTATCGTACCTATAAAGATGAAGAGCGTAAGAATCAATCCTCTGGCGAAGAGGAGAAATTTTGCAATCCTGATCCAATTGAAACAAAACACATGAAAAATGCGCATTATGATAAAGTCGGTGATGATGGATTTATTCCAAAAGATACCTATGTCACTCCTGATGATATCCTTATCGGTAAGGTAGTACCCCTCCGTGTTCCAACGGGTGCAGTATTGCCCGCAGGGGCAAAAAAGTCACGTGATGTTAGTAAAATGCTACGTAATAATGAGAGTGGATACGTAGACAAAATCTATAAAAACCGTAATGGTGAAGGATATTCATTCGTCAAAATTCGTATGCGACAAGATCGTATTCCTGAAATTGGTGATAAATTCTCATCCCGTCATGGTCAAAAAGGTACAATGGGTATGATTCTCAATCCAGAAGATATGCCACAAACTGCATCTGGCATCGTACCTGATATTATTATTAATCCACATGCCATTCCTTCTCGTATGACGATCGCACAACTCATGGAAACACTCATGAGTAAACTAGGATGCACAGCCGGTTGTCAGGGAGATGGATCACCGTTTGCAGAAACTACTGTGGAAGATCTTTCTACTATGCTACGTGATCAATATGGAATGGAACCTTATGGAAATGAAATTATGTATAATGGATATACTGGACGTATGATGGAAACATCCATCTTTATCGGTCCATGCTATTACCAACGTTTGCGACACTGCTCCGCAGATAAAATGCACAGCCGTGCATCTGGTCCTCTTGTCATGCTCACTCGCCAACCGGCTGAAGGAAGAGCACGTGAAGGTGGACTTAGGTTTGGAGAGATGGAGAGAGATTGTGTTGTTGCACATGGTATGGCAGAATTTACGAAAGAAAGATTGATGGAATGTTCAGATGCCTTTTCATGCTATTCATGTAAAGATTGTGGTTTGCTAGCGGTTGCGAACCCAGAACAGAGTATTTGGACGTGTCGTGGTTGCGGTAATACGACGAACTTTAGCCATATTAATCTTCCCTATGCAACTAAACTATTACTTCAAGAATTAGAAACAATGTGTATTGGATCACGATTGATTACACAACAAAAACTGATTTGCAATAATTCACAACCTATTAAGTAATTTAAAAAAATTGATATTTAATAAAATTTGATTACATATTTTTATTAAGAATAAATAAAAAAAGCAATTAAAAGTATGTCAAAGTGTCATTATCCTAATTGCAATAAAAAGCCGACATTCAACGTTTGTGGAGAAAAACCAATTTTATGTGTTACTCATAAATCGGATGATATGGTAAATGTTAATAATAAAATATGTAAAGAAAAAGAATGCAATGTTCTTGCAATGTATGGTTATAAAGATGAAAAAGCTACATATTGTGCTAAACATAAAGTAGCGGATATGATTAATTTAAAATATAAAACATGCGAATTTGATGGGTGTATGTTACGACCGTCATTTAATACAATTGATAATAAAATACCTAAATTTTGTGCAAATCATAAAATGGATAATATGGTAAATGTTGTCAGTAAACGTTGTAAGTATAATGGATGTAATGTATTGAATCCATCATTTGATTATAAAGGTGGACATGGTACATTTTGTTCTGCACATAAAGAAAATGGTATGATTGATGTAAAACATAAAACATGTGAATATGAGAACTGTACTATACAACCTGCCTATGACATAAAAGGTGGAAAAGGACGATTTTGTTCTACTCATAAATTAGATAATATGGTTGATATTAAAAATTCATATTGCGAATATATCGGTTGTATTATCGTAAATCCTATATTTAATACAAAAGGAAGCAAAAAAGGTAGATTTTGTATTAAACATAAAGAACCATCCATGGTAGATGTTAAACATAAATTATGTGAATATGATGGATGCGGAAAACGACCCACATATGATATAAAAGGAGGAAGTGGAAGATTTTGTATTGCACATAAATCTGATATCATGATTGATATTACGCATAAATCGTGTGAATTTGAGAACTGTGTTAAACGTGCAAATTATGACGTTAAAGGTGGAAGTGGTAAGTTTTGCACATCACATAAAGAACATGATATGATTGATATTGCGAATAAATGTTGTATTGCAGATAATTGTAATACTCGTCCAACTTATGGTAAACCTGGAAATAAGGTATCTCATTGTTCCAAACATCGTGAAAAAGGTATGATTCTCAAACCAAATAGAAAATGTCTAAATTGTTCTGAAATGGCTATTTGGGGTATAAATTTTATTCCTCAACATTGTGAATTACATAAAACAGATGATGAACATAATTTATTGGAAAAAGAATGTATATCATGTGGGTTGTTGTACGTTTTAGATAAAGAAAATAAATGTGAGAATTGTAATCCTGTATCATGGGAGAAAACAATGTTATCAAAACAAAATGCACTTATGACCTATCTTGATAATCGTGACCTTACAGGTGATAATACAGATCATGTAATTGATGATGGAAAATGTGGAAAAGAAAGACCAGATCGTATCTTTGATTTTAATAATAAAATTGTGATATTGGAATGTGATGAAAATCAACACAAAGACAGACCATGTATATGTGAACAAACACGAATGGTGAATATAGGACAATCCTTTGGAGGAGTCCCTGTATATTTTATAAGATTTAATCCAGATCATTATACACCAAATGATAAGTCATTAACACCTGATATTATATCAAAACGATATAAATTATGTGGTGATCTTATTAATGATATTAAGAATGATAAAATAAAATTACCAATAAATGCTCTTGTTTCTAGTATTCATTTATACTTTGATGGATGGTCTAATCTAGGAAATGAATCATGGAATATTCTAACATCTATGGAATCATAATTAATAATTTTATCCTCCAACTAGTAGAAAATGAAAATTACATTCGCATCCTATCTTGCTGAGTACTTTGCTACCTTCTTTTTTATTCTGATGATCTTTCTGAGCGGAGGAAATCCACTTGTCATTGGTGGTGCTCTTGCCCTTGCTATTTTTATCATTGCCTCGGTAAGCGGAGGACATTTGAATCCGGCTGTCAGTCTTGCGATGTATCTCCAAGGAAGCTTGAAACCCATTGATCTATTGAGTTATGTATTTGCTCAGCTTCTCGGTGGTGCTTCCGCCTATTATGCGTACAAGAATGTTCATTAATCGCACTTTATTTTTTAATATAAGAGATCGCCAACAAACATAATACACCAACTACAATCACAGTGCCTGGATTTGCTAACTTATTTGCAAATCCTTCCTTTTTAATTGGGGTACCATCTTTATTAAATGTTTTGGGAGTAGCCATCCATTGATCACGATCTAAATAAATTGGATTTCCCTTTTTGTCTGTATCCATTACCCATTTTGTCTGATAATACATTTCGCCTTTTTTAACTGCCGTATTTGGATCTGAAATCCATGACTCACCTGTATCCTGATCACTAATATTTCCATAAGCATCTCCAACAGGGAGATCTACCATTTTACACTGTGGATATCCTGTTCCAAATAATGACCCAATTAATGGGGAGGGATCTAATGCATTCTTTGCATCCTCAATCATTCCTGGCGCAAGACCCTTTAATGGGGGCAATCCCATTTCGCTCATTACATTTTTAAGTTTATCTCCGAATGCATTGCCCTCGGGAATACCCTGTATATATTCCCACATTTCTGCACCATTTGAACAAGTTACACCTGTCTTTATAAAATAGTTTACTCCAAGAGGCTTCAATGGCATTCCCTGTGTTAGACCAGTAGATGGAGCTCCAAATCCAATCTGATCGGTATAAAATCCCACACCTTTTACCGCATTCACTACATCACCAATGGAATTTCCCACCCGTACACCAATTTGATTCGGCGTCTTCATCGCATTTGCAGGATTATAGGGTGAACCAAAAAAACCCATCTCCGTTGGTAACATATTTGGAAGAATGGAAGATCTAGATTCCGACCCTTGTTTAGGTACTTCATTTGCCGGTTTTACCGATCGATTTGTAGAATTTATTATATTTTGAATTGAACTAGACATTCTCTATTTAATAGATAATATTATGATTTATTGTGTATCTTTTACAACTACTGAAGAAATCATAATATTTGATAGTTTATAATTAATAATAAAGGAAATGAATTGATTCGGAACAAATTTACATACAGACAATACTGCAGAAGATTGGATTTCATCAAAATTCTCCGAAAAGAGTACTTTTTCTGCAGTAGAATATGAATCGTATTTTGTACATTTATACTGAGAAGATGTCTTCTTTTTTATACATAAATAAATATTATCGTATTCTTCTTTCATTCTAATTATGTTCTTTATAATTAATATTCTATTCTATTTTAATTTTACTAGAGTTTAAAGGTAATATTGGTTACCTTTATAAAATGGGTAAAATTTCATATGAAATTCATGATAATGGCGGTCGGCCTTTTATTGTTTATTTAAACGATACATATGCGGATATTTATGTACAGATTTATGATTATTCTACAAATAAGCATACACCCGATCGTAATATTATTCATACAATGTATATTAAATCATATATAGGAGGTAACGATTATCTAGATAATAAAAAAAATGTAGGTAATTCAATTATTTTACAAATAGAAGAAAATAAATACATGTATATCGGATCTGAAATTTATACATTTGAATTATCAAATGATGATGAAATTATACAATATTATTCTCCAGTTGGAAATAACGATGTACCCTATCCATATATTGTAGGTAAGAAATTTACATATTTTATGTTAGATAAGGAAACGATTCCAACTGAATTATTAGATTTAAGTATTGATGCTTATTCTCAATTTTATGGTCATTGTTTTGAAAAGGATGATGATGAGAGATATAGAACATTAAATAGGATGAAAGCACCATTTAAAACAAAACTCTTGTATGGAAGAATTTATTAAAGAATAGAAGATATAAAATGCGTTTAAAAATTGAATGTTCTTTTTTGGTTTCAATTAGAGGGTAAAAATGGAATCATTATTTAAGTTGCGTACAAACCTTCCACCTGTCAAAGAACTTGAACCCTTTGAAAGCTGGGAGGACTCCGAACAAGGAGATTCTAAAAAATCGGTTGATATGGATTTAGACACATGCCCTCACTGTTTAAATACAGATTGTCTTTATTCATCCGACCTCGTCACCTGCAAAGAATGCGGATATATTGTATCACGTCCATTTGATAATACAGCCGAATATCGCTATTTCTCACAAGACGATCGTGGCGGTGATCCAACCCGTGTGGGTGCTCCTCAGGATCCACGACTTCCCGAAGCATCCTTGGGTACTGTGATTCTAAATGGGTTTGGAACTGCAAAAACCATGTACCGTGTTCGTAAATATCATTCATGGAATACCATACCTTACAAAGAACGATCCTTTATCCAAACATGTGAACGTCTCTCTCTTATTAGTTTGAATTCGGGTATTAATCAGTCCATTATGGAAGAAGCCAAAAATCTTTATACTACACTTCAGACAATTGGTGGAAGACAAGGGTTGAGTCGTGATGCGCTATTGTCCGCATGCCTTTATACAAGTTTAAAAGAGTCTAAATCACCTAGAAAACCAAAGGAAATTGCAGAAATATTTGGACTCACTTCGGCTACCTTTACTAAAGCATTGAAACAAATGCAGGAAGTGATGGCATTGGCTCGTCAAAAGGGACTTCTTCAAAATACATCTTCCAATAAACCTACACAATCAAGTACAAAAGCGGTTGAATATATTCAACTTCCATTGAGTCGCCTACCTATTCCTCGTAACCAAATGGAACATCTCAATACATTATGTAAACGCATTGCTGAAAAATCGGAAGAGATTGGTCTTTCACAAGAGAATATGCCACCAAGTTTAGCGGCAGGTTGTGTAGCATTTGTGATTAAAAGATGTGATGAATTATCCATTCCTGTATCAAAAATTGCGGAAGCAAGTGAAATCTCTGTGGCTACACTACAAAAATGTCTACGTCGTTTGGAATCATATAGTGAAGTTTTGGAGAGTGTATTATAAAATTAAAAAACGGAAAACAAAAAGAAGAATACAGGATAGAATGGGAACAACGCCCTCCTCTTTATCACATAAAGAGCTTTATGAAGCTACAAAAAATACTCAAGTTATGTTGAGTAAAATATTAGATTTTATGATGAAAGAACTGACTGTACGGGACTTTATTGCTTTATCTAATCCGAATGAATGTAGAAAATATGTATTATTTATGGCAAATCAATTACATAAATCGTTCTATGAACTACAAATCTATCCGTTAAAAGATAAAAAAGGTGTTCTCGCTTTTCGTCGTGTTTCCGATTTTATTGATCCCAAAAAAGAACTAGATAAAGAGCGACAAGGACTATGTCTGCATCTTGCTTATTATTATACACGTATCTTTCAAATTTATGGTGCTCTTGCATTAACACTGATTGATGATATTTCAATCACTCATAAGTCAAGTGTAAAACAACTTTTTGAAACAAATAGCACTCGTCTCCAATTGCCTGGAACACGTCCCTACTATGCAGAAGGCGGTGATCCTGCTGGCAGTGTTAATTTAGGAAATTTTGAATTTCTACGCCAATATCTATTGATGAATGAACAACGGGATACATATGAATACAAAACAATATACAATAAAGCCACTATTTTTTTTAAGAAAGAACAGGTTGAAAAAGACATCTATGGGCATACCATTCAACCCCAACAATATGTGGAGAATAAAATACATCTCGGTAAGTTTTCCATTGGAATCAGTGGAGTTCCTACCTATTCCTTTGTAAATATAGAGGCTAAAAACATAAGTAGTTCGGCTGATATCAAGTGTGCAATTAAATCATTGACGTATTATCCAAAACAATCCACTGTTGCAAGGATTATTCAAATTCCAACCGTTATTCTTCCCTCTAGTGCATTTGATGTTCATCTTGAAAATGGCGTTTATTATATTAAAGGTATGAATAAAACCGTTAATGAATTCTTTGATGAATTATTTGATAAACTTATCCCACATATCAAACTACTTACAGGAACAACTACTGCGACTGCTGCTACTACAGACGTATCTGATGTGAATGCTACGACTGCATATAAAGATCTGTTTACTACACAAACAAAACCAGAATACTATAAAGATACTCCATTATATATAGAAAAAACATTTCAAAATCTTGTACGAGATAAACCGTTGGGACATTGTATTGCTCGTGCATTACAGCTTCTTAAAACCGCTCCATTAAATGATCAAGAAGTTACTTCTTTTATTTGTAAAGCAAAATTTCTTGAATCAACACGAGTTAGTTCAAAAGGTACACGTGATGTCTATTCACGAAGTGGAATTACACTCCCTAATGAATCCCTAAGCACAAGTCCAGGATTATCCGCTTTGGCACAATTGTTCTATGATACCATTGAATTTGGAACTCCTAAATTGATTATTAATGATCGTTCTGAAAAACTTGGAGGTAAATCATCATTGGATGAATACAAACACTTTCTTAAAGAAATGGCACGATATGCAGGTGATCTAAAAAATAAAGATGGAACTACAAGAGAGTTAAGTGTAGAGAAAGGATTAAAGGGTATTATTAATCGTCGTGACGGCGCATTATGCAGAGATGCCAAAAAAAATCCTGATACAGATGAAATAAAAGTAAATTCAACTACTGCTAAAAAAGTATATACAATTGTATCCGCTATGTTTAAAAAACAATTGGCTCACGCTGAAAATTGTGGGAAAATCTTTAAATTATTATTTGATACGAAAAAAGATGAATCTACTGGTAGTTATCGTATTATATTGAGTAAAAATATTATTGAAGGAGGTATTCCTGAAGTAAATCGTATTAACCGATTGACAAGGGATTTGTTGGTTGAATATTATACCTCATGTGAAAAGCACTATATTATTGGTATGGGTATGATTCTTGAATCCATTAAGGAAAAACCAGCAGCCCCTTCTGCTCCCTCTGCTCCTTCCGCTCCTTCTGCTCCTTCTGCTCCCTCTGCTCCCTCTGCTCCTTCTGCTCCTGTTGTTCCTGTTGCTCCTTCCGCTCCTTCTGCTCCCTCTGCTCCCTCTGCTCCCTCTGCTCCAAAAGTACAAATTGCACCCACTCAGAAAAAACAAAAACCAACATTGGTTACAAAAGGTGGATATAATACCATGACTCGTAAAAGATCACGATTATAAATTTATTGTATCATACAATATGATGGATACATTTTAAGACAGGTATTCCATTGATAGGTATAAAAATAAAATGTTCCATCTACTTGCCATAATGGATGATTTCCTCCCCATTGCTGATTTGACCATATATAATCAAATTGATGGAAAAAAAGATCTGTTATTTGAATAGAGGCTTCACTTCGTATTTCATCTGTAATTTCACCGCTTTCTAACCATGCAGTAATCCATCCTATCTTTTTATCTCTACCCTCCTCTTTTATTACTTGATAGGTATCTTGTATACATGTCCATATCTGATTCACCCCTTTTTTATAACGTACCCAGTTTTGATTTGGAATCATTTTATCACCTATGATCATTGTATTTCCATGCAATATACTATAAATCGTTAAAAAATGATATGCAATCTCTGTATTAATACGTATCGCATCCGATGAGTATTTTTCAGATTGTAGTTCACGATATACATAAATCCCTTTGTATAATGGAAGTTGTATAATTGGTAATATACCACCTTCTTTTAAGAAAAGTGAATAGGGAATTGCATTTGAATTCACATAGCGATTTAGCTCCGTTAATAAATAATCTCCAATGCCCCTTTTTCTCCATTCAGGATGTACACAAAAACAATCTACTACAAACATATCTGGTTTATTCATTGCAGTAATCAGTTTTCCAATATAATGATATCGTATACATCCGACGATCTGTTCTGATAAGTCCCTTACAATAAGAACAATATCATTCTCACAAATTGGATTGGATCCTGTAAATTGTAATACGGGTTTTAAAGGAGGCATTCCAAAGTAGGTGTGAAGATACGTTTGTATTTCATTTATAATTGTATGATCTATATTTGTTTGAGTGTATATCTCACATAATTTTCCTGTGGGAGATGCTACGGATTCTTTATCTATATAGTTGGATATAAATGACTTAGTAGCAAATAGGGAACGAATCGTATTATATAGTGAACACGATGACCAAAATACCATACGATATAATTATTTATTATAATGAACGATACACTTAAATTGTGTACAATTCATTTTAATTTTGCACGGGTCTAAAGATATACATAATATATTTAGATTAATATGGAATACAGAAAAAGACATGTAGTGCAGTCATTTGATGAGGAAAATCCTCCAAGTTATATTATATCTTCCTCTCAAATGATTGATGATGCAATTAATGAACATAACGAATATGTGTATAATGGTGTATTTTATCCATGGAGAACTGTATGTCAAGGTATAAAAAATATTATTTGTCCGTGTTTACGTAATATAATGAATCATTTTGTTGTTAAAGATGAAATACATTATGTTTAAAGTATACGATTGATATTATAAATATAGGATGCCACAATATCAGGGCACCATCTAGGATTTAGACGTGTGATACGTGGATTAAACCATGCAACGGCATCTTTCTCTTTCCGATCACGTCTCCATCGTTCAAACCCTTTTGGATGCTCTTTAATCCATTCAAAGGTATCAAATGATTGCTGAATTTGATCGGGTGTGATAAGTCCTTGAAAAATATGGTATTGGAAGAATGTATTGGCAGGGTACGTTGATTCTTGTGATTGGAAAACGAGTCCCGTGTGTTTTATATTCTTAATGGTTGTAATATGTGCCTCTTCTTCCGTTTCACGTTGAACGTTCTCTTTTAATAAATCCAGTACGGATTTTTTACTACCACGCATATCTTTTCCTTCCATCTGCCCTTTGGGTGGTTCCCATGTTGGACTTTTATAATGAGCTCTACGACGTTTTACAACTAAAAAATGTTGTTTGTTGAATGGTTCATTGGTAGGATGGAGAAAAATACAAGAGCGTAAATATACACGCCAACCTTCCGTTGGATGTTCTACATATGCATAGTGTTTTGCAGGATCATAATCAGATCGTTCCGAACCCCGTATAAGTCCTTTTTGAAATACATTAAAAATCGGATATTCCGACATCTCTACTTCAATGTGTTTATTTTATTTCAATAGTATTGATAGAATATGTCTTTTTTTGATTCATCAATGCCTGCTAATAGACTTGCTAAACCAGGATCTGTTATTAAACAGACTTCAAATAGTATTCCAGGAACTGCGAATACACTTGCTAATAGACTTGCTAAACCAGGATCTGTTATTAAACAGACTTCAAATAGTATTCCTTCACCTGCTTTAAAAGTAAATTTTATGAATGTTAATAAACGTCGTGGTGGAGCAAATAATAGAGGAGAAGGAGAGGAAGAGAATGAACCACGTACACCTAGAATGGAATTTAATGCAAATCATAATGCATTATCATTGGCAGTTCCACCAAACCGAAATATGCCACTTGGTGCACCACTATTGATAAGATCCAATCAAGTTAGACTAAATTCAAATGTATCAAATTCACCTGCACCTGTGGAGGAATTATTTCCAGAGGAAGGTGAGGGTGAGGGTGAAGGTCAAGAAGGTGAAGTACATCATAACAACAATGGTCCTGTAGGAGGTCGCAGAAAAACGCATAAACATAAAAAGAATCATAAAAAATCACGTAAGAACCACAAGAAATCTCACAAGAAATCTCATAAAAAGTCACATAAAAAGTCACAAAAGAAGTCACGTAAACAGAAAAAATCACGTCGTCATCGTCGCAACCACTAAATTCTTATAAGTAATAATTTTACTATTTAATATAAGTATTTATTCACTCGCACGTGTAAAAAATAATAAATAACCGTATTGAAATGACAACGGCATTAGATCTACATATTTAGTGTACAACCAACCATTATCTTGTGCTTTTTTAATAATATCCGAAATACTTGGCATGTGTAACAAATGTTTCTGACGACGAACGGAACCGTCTTTAAATCGGAATGTTTCACGGAATTCTGCTTTTGGATCTTCTAATTCAAATACCGCATCGTATTCAAACTTATCAAATACCACTTTAGATTTTGTAATACGATCTTTAGAATATCGCTGTGGAGAAATACCTACCCATGGATTACTTGAATCAAGAACAGGTTCAAACTTGTATTTATTTACAACCTCAATCGCCAATGTACCTCCTGGTTGAACCCACAATGCTAAATTACGAAATAGTGTATCTAAATCACGGAAATAGTACACACTAAAATACAATAAACAGGCACAGTTGAATTCAGCCGCCCCTGCTGCACCTGGCCCCATCAAGTCAAATGCACGGAATTCAACATCTTGTTTTTGTGTATCTTTTAAGGTTGTATTTGGTAAAGTAGTGCCTTTTGCATAACGGATCATTGCATGACTTTTATCAATTCCAACCACATTTCCAGCACCCTGTTTAACGAGTGCACATGAGCCAATACCAATTCCACAAGCAGCATCTAAAATAGAGAGTTTATCTTTTGCAATATTCTTACTAAATTCTTCCATGCAAATGGCCGTTTCCGCTTGAATCAAATTTTCATTCTGAGTTAGTTTAGTAAAAACTGATGCATAAAAATCGTCAAATAAATCGTCATTGGTTAACCATTCATATTTGGATTTGGATGCATAAGATTCCTCTCCTTCGGAGATAAATCCCTCACGAATCGTACCACAATTTATTGTAGTTAAGCGATCAATTGAGAAAATGGCTAAATAACTAACAAGTGTTAATAGAATGGTTACGATTAATACGGTTTCCCATGTATCAAATGTAAAAAGAGTAATAAGAGCTCCTAAAATAATAATTGTTCCATAGACTGCTATTTTACCCCAGAAATCTTCCATTTGGTCTCCTACTGATTCTGTGAATAACTATTTTGTTTTTTGTTCACTGTTTATGTTTGTATTGTTTTTTTGTGGAATGACGCTTTTTTGATTTTTTACGACATGTAAATATTCCTTTTTGAGTTCCACAATCACTAGAATAATGTGAAATCTTTTTACAAATAGAAGTGTAGGGATCTTTAAAATCAGAATCCAATTCACATCTCATTCTCCACAGCCAAGTGAGGGTTGAGTGACGGCTGGTAAGCGTCGGTGGATTTCGTTTTTCAACTTCTTCCCATCTCTTTGCAATTTCTCCTGGTAAAACAGCCGGAAGATATGTCCAAAAACGTCTAAACCAATAGATACGATCCTTTAAGGATAATACATTCCATTTATTTTTTTCATTTGAATCTTTACATTGTTTAATATTGGAAGGACATTCAGGCATTGGTTTAGAATATAACGCTTTTTCTTTCGGATGATGATAGCCTACTGAAAATAAAAAGTCCCAAAAATAAGCCAGTTGTTGCGACCATGGACATTTTATGAGTTTTTCATACAACGCTTTCACTTTGGAAAAGGATGGATTAGGACTCATAATGAGGCCCTGTTTTCGCAGTTTATCATTGACACAATTATGAATGGTATACATCCATTTTTTGAGATCAATCATCGGATCCATAAATCCATTTTGTAATCGGTATTCATGCTCACGATAATAATCCGTCAATGAGGATCTGCAAAATTTACATGGAAGAATATATGGAATGGTCTCAAAAAAATTCGCATAGATAATAGCATTTTCAGATGAATACGTATAGTCAAAGGTAATTAGATGAAATAATTTCCATCCAGAGGGTCCCCAAAATCGTGTATCCATGTTACTCTATCCATTTTTAACAATTAATACCCAAAATTAAATTATATAATATTCATTATTGCATATTATATAATATATTTATTATGTAAATAAGTTAGACTTAATTGGTGCCAAAACCACGATAACTGATTGGAGCCAAATAGGGTCTTACAACGGATCCATCACGTGGTACAACCTCTTCTGCCTTACACTTTACTACAGCCGGAGGACAAGAAGCACGTGGACATGGTGGACAAGAAGGGCATTTCGTGGGCGGCGGGCATTTTACATCAGGGCATCGGGCTCGTGGGCAAGGTGGGCATTCACCCTTTGGTTTTTGACATTTGGAACAATCCAAAATGACTGGGTTTTGTTTTGGAACAGATGATTTAAGAACATAATTACTCAGATCAGGTACTGGTGGGCATTCACTCTTTAGAATATAGTTGCTCATATCAGGTACTGCAGGACATGGTGGAATAGATGATTTGAGAACATATTTACTCATATCGGGTTGTTTACATTCAGGACACGCCGGACAAATCGGGCGAGGTTTTGGTTTAGGGCATTGACAAGGGGAGTCGTCGCCACAATTATCACATTTGTTACTGTAACTCTGAAATCCTTCTTGGTTGAAGAGTTTTGAAAAGTATAGACCAATTGCTAGTCCTACAATAAATACTCCTAATAGATGAATTACAGATGGTGTCATTCTGTTCGTAACCTACTTTTTAAGAGGTAATAATTCCATTTTATTATCAATCCGTCTTTGTAATATATAGCATATCTTCAAATTGACCTAGAACCATATTAAATCCAACCATTTTACCATTGTTAATATGATCTTCTAAATCCTTTTTGGCACATAAATATGACCTTGAATAATAGGTATGTAAATCTTTTGTATCTTCTATGTATTTCTCAATATAATCATACGCATTTGATGCAGATAGGAAAATTCCAAGTATTTGACGTTTTGGAAATGGTTTTGTTACTGCACGAAGGACAATGTCTGATTCCACTACGTATTTTTCTTCCATTTTCTTCTACTTATTATTTGGTAATTCGCCATCCCTTCCAATCCATTGGCGGGCATCCACATGTCTCTGGCAAGCCAGGATCCATGGTTGCTTGGAGTCGTGTGCATATCATTTTCGCATATCCCTTCCATGAAAACTCATTTGAAACTTTGGAGTTGTCTGGCATAATTCCAAAATCGGATGATTTTAATCCACGTTTTCTTACTTGGGCTTCAATCTCCTTTGCACGTTGTTTCCAATCAAAATGGGAGGGACCACGACCTGCATCAAGTGGGGTAGGTGCTAAACGATCCGTAACAGGAATACCAATATCTGCTGGAATAAACTTTGCGTTTGATACATTGTCTAGATCCGCAACAGAAGGAAATCCTGTTTTCTCAATTGTGGAACGTGATGCACGAGCAATTTCAGCTTCTCTTGGAGAGGTATATTTCACTTCAAAGGACGCACTCACACCGTTTACAATTGTATCCGCATATTTGTCCACCAGTTTATTAATTTCACGCATAGTATCAGGGTCTTTTTGCAAATTGGATGGCAATAAATTGCCAAGTCCTTTTGGTAGACCGAGTGATTTGATAATTTGTGGAAGAGGTTCACTTGGTTTGCTCAATACAGGCAATGCTTTATCAATATCTTCTTTCATAATTGGAATATCGGTTGACATCAATGCACCCGAATTTACCTGTGAAATAATATTTTCTACATCTTTTTTCATCTTTGTAAGAGCGGTAACACGGGCTTTTACGATTGGATCATTTGTTCCACTGGCAGTTAAACGAATAATTTCTCCTTGGATACGCTCGGTAAATGCCTTTAAGTCCTCCACTGATGCAATTTTACCTTTTGATGTGGATGGATTTTGGAAGCCTTCTACTGGATTTGTAAATTCATATACTGGCCCTTGTAGTGGTCCTGCGGTTCCAATTAGTCTCACTTCTTTTTGCAAATAAGCAAGATTGGAAGAGATTTCATTTAAATGTGATAATGTAATGGTTGGTTGCAGACCTGGATTGCGATTTAATACATCTACTTCCGCTTGCAAGGTATGAAAATCACTTCTAGCAGTATTTAATGGTAATTGAATGGCAGGGTCAGATCGTTCAGATAGCTCTTGAGCTTCAAATGCAAGAAATCCTTTTAATAATTCTAGTAGTGAAATCAACTGCTGACGATTTGCTTTAATTAATGTTGTATCCTGGTAGGGCAATGGTGAAGTTCCTGCAATTTGTTCATAAGGTGCAACAGGTAGTTGACCTGGTAGCGTGGATGGTTTCACTTCTGTAGAAGCCGGAGGCGAAGACACGACTTCTGGGATCTTATTCATAGGTAGATTCACCTTATGCGATGGAATAGGCTCAAATCCCTCATTCATAGATATTTCAGAAGTAAAATAATAAATTACAATGATTACAAACAACAATAAGAAGAAAGCAATCATTCTCTTTTCTTATATGATCTATTATATAGATTGTTAAAAACCGTAATTGATTGCTATTAATACTGAATAGAGCATCCCCAACATGGGATTGCATCTTTTTTAATATATTTTGTCATATCTGGAACAGGAGGACAGGAGCCGTCTGGATTCTTCGGACAACGGTATTCATCTTCTCCATTATTCTTTTGAGAGCTAGCCTCATATTCTTTTCCTTGCATGGTGCAATCCGATTCTTCGGAATCATCATCGCTGAACATTTTGTCGTTCTCTTTTTCCTTCATCATCGGTGTAGTCATACGATTGGCTAGAATCTCATTTCTCACAACTTTTTGAATGTCTTTTAATAAATCCTTTTTTTGCTGTAATTTCATTGCATTATAACCACTTTCGCTAAGGGATACTTCGGGAACAACTACATTTCTCTGAGGAGTTATACTACTAGCTGGTGCAGGTACACTTACAGGGGAAGGAATAGAAGAAGATGGAACAGGAGCAGAAGATAGGTTAGTAGGTTGTGCCTTTTTATTTTGTAATGAAGATACAGTAATATTATCAAATCCTTCTTTATTTGCATAATAGGATAACGCAATGACTGCGATTAGCAAAATCACTAAACCACCGAGGGTAAATTGGATCAACATCTCTATTCATCATCCGGAAATATGATGGAACAGACTATATTGTACTTCTTGACAGTTTAAGAAGTTTTTTACTCATTAATTCTCTAGAAATTGGGAGTTATTGCTGTGCTGCAAGAAATTCATTACGAACAATACGTTGAAGATCTGCTAAAAATGTATCTGGTCCTTCTTCCATAGGAGCTGAATTTCCTTGTGGCCCCATTGGTCCCATTGGTCCTATTGGTCCCATTTCACCCTTTGATCCAGATGGCCCTATAGGCCCTTGTGGTCCTATGTCTCCTTTTGGTCCTTGTGGTCCTATGTCTCCTTTTGGTCCTTGCGATCCAGTATCACCTTTTGGACCCTTTTCGGAGTCAGGTAGTGTACAACAACGATAGTCATAACGATAATAAATGTTACCATCATCTTGTTGCTGACGAGTTAACTGAAATTGTGAGAGTAATTCATTGGAATCACATTTTACATTATGACGATCTAAAAAGATTGCATTTCCCCCACCTTCAAAATTCCATGGTGTATATGAATTACGACAAGAAAGTTTCATTGCAAATCCTTCTACATTTAGATCATCTGTTGGTCGGGCATCGCCAATATATTGCTTATTGGGTGGAAACCATGTAAAGGTGTAATAATATACGGTTTTATCTGTTTGTTCAGTCGCTGTTTCTCCAAATGGAGTTCCTGCACCATATGATGACTTATTTCCAATCGGATTGGCACGATAGATTTCATTTTGAGATCCATCTAAAATAGTCAGAATCATATTATTTGTCCTCTGACGACAACAATCTTTACGATTGGTAACCACAATTTTATAAATGGGAAGTACTGAACCAAGATCTACTAAAATCCATGGTTGATCAGAACATGAAGTATGAACCATAGTATCCAGATTTCCATCTACAAAATTAGATCCTGGTAACTGATCACCTGCATATCCAGATGATTTTGTAACAACCGTTGATGATGTAATGATATTTGGTCCAGTTTTTGTTGAAAATACTTTAATATCCGCAAGATTCATACATCCGACTTGTTGCAGTTCTAATTTAATATATCTACCCGATAAACCTGCATTTTTAATATTAGCAAATGCTTCTTTATTTGTATAATATGATACTACAATGATTGCGATTAGCAAAATTACTAAACTACAAAGAGTAAATTGGATCAACATCTCTACTGTTAATTAAACACTTTACATATTATGATAATTAAAATAAAATTTGATTTGGAAAAATGGATTTAAAGAAATCAATCGTACAACATGGTTTTGAAAACACGTTTTAAAGAAGACTCTGTAATGGAAATTGGGGTGGATGAAGCCGGACGAGGATCCTTTTGGGGACCCATTATGGCGGGTGCCGTGATTATACCTCCTGAATCAGAATGGACTGAAAAACAACATGATCTCTTTGAACAATTACGTGATTCTAAGAAAATTAGTCCTAAAAAGAGAGAAAAAATGGCCGCCCAGATTAAAGAATTACTTCCCACGCACTCCATTGGGATTGTAGATTCTCACGAAATCAATGCAAACGGAATTCAATGGGCAAATATAGAATCCTTTCGTCGTGCAATTCATGGACTTCCTGTAGAAAATATAGTGGATTGTCGTGTATTAGTGGATGGTGTGCTGGCAATTGATGACTGGAAGGGCGAACAAGAATTAATTGTAGAAGGAGACAATATCTATTTAGCAATTGCTGCGAGTTCAATCTTGGCAAAAGTAGAACATGATCATTGGATTCAACACTATTGTGAAACGCATCCAGAATGCAATGAAAGATATGATTTATTAAAAAGTAAAGGATATGGAACCGCTAGACATCGTGAAGGTATACGTATCTATGGAGGTCATGAACTACATAGACAGGTATATATACAAAGATGGCTTCCTGGTTCTACCATAAAGCCAAAAGCAAAAACGAAAGGTAAGAAAGTATCCAATGAAATATCGGATCAATGTATGATTAAATTCGGATAATGAATTTACTTGCGGTCCTTGCGGTCACGACGCTTGGTGCGACGATCACGACGATCCTTGCGGCTCTTGCGGCGGTCACCACCCTCGGTCTTGCTGCGACGGTTCTTGCGGTCACGGCGTTTAGTACGACGATCTTTGCGATCACGATTGCGTCTAGATTTTGGCATTTCTATATTATGATGTTAGATTATTTTTTACGCAAAATGGAAGGGTTTGACCACTATCTTTGAAAGAAAAGATTTTATGTTTTGCATGTCGGGTTGATTTTTTAAAAAAACGGGCTTCCGTAGTGTTTTGGAATCATTAGAGTCGGAGCTTTCCATCCACCCACGCATTCAAGATTGCAAAATCCATTGCACGAAAACGGGGCATACGATGTGGCTTGTATTGGTGTGCCTCATTCTTTTCAAGTACGACATACTTACCTTTTGGATCAGACATATCGCTTTGGTCGGGAGAGCTAGCTCCACGTAACTTTTGAATCCATTTAAAGGACTCATATGCAAAGACCTGACGATCCAATAATCCCACATGACTCATAACAAATACACCTGGTGCACCATCACATGGTACCGTGTTAATCGGTGAAACTTGCATTAATTCTTTAAAGTTTAGAATCTTTTCTAATGGATTACCAAATTCTTTATATTCTCCAATGGTGAGTGGTAATTCAGGATTAGAACTTGTTCGTAGTACATCTACGTAGGGTACTTCTGTAAAAGCAGCCCCTACCAAATCTCCATAAGGATATCTTGATACAATTGCACCTACTGGAACACCTCCCGCAGAACGACCATAAATTACTGTTTTTTCGGGACCGAGGTGTAGTCTCTTTTGCGATGCACGAATCACTGCTTCATAATCATCCACAGATACATGGCGATTTTCTCTTCTTGCCGCATCTGCCCATGCTGCATCCGAATCTCCGCCTCCACGAACCAATGCAAAGACCATTGCCCATTTTCTCTTTAAAAAGGGATACCATGTTTGATAAGGCCAATTAATTGGCGTACTTGAACCATATGCTCCATATACATAAATAAATTGAGCTTTTGGAATAATTCCATGTTCTGTGATAATGATATAAGGTACTCTTGTACCATCTTTTGATTTTGCATAATAACGAAACACATCTAATGGTTTAAATTTAATGGGGCGTTCAATGACGGTATTATCCTCAAGCCTTGTAATTTTATTATTTGTAATACTGATCATAAATGGGCTGGTAAATGGACATTTTACAATAAATACTTGTATTAATGAATTTTCCCATGTTGTCCATACATTTGCATCAATTTGACCTACTTTAATTTTAAATAGGGATTGTGGAGCTTTTTTAGAGGTACAATGCCAGATTGTTTGGGAACCTTCATCTATGGTTAGTACATGTCCTGATTGAATATTTATCCATTGAATATCTTCCTCTGGAAGTCTCCAATCTTTTAATGGCTCTCCATGCTGTGTCCAAGGATCTTCTCTTGAATTACGTGTTAATACACAATCATCCCCATAAATGCTTTCACCAAGTGGAAATTGAAGTAATGAATTAATATACATCGGAATAATGTCTGTACCCTGAATACGATAGAGTGTACTTTGAATTGGATCTTGAGAACGCAAATATAATGTATGATTTGCACATTTTGCTAATACTAAGTCCTTTTCTTCATCCCTTTCACGATAGATTACTTTTTCTTGTCCACCTGTCTGAGCATTACAAACACACAACTCTACTGTACGAAAATAATCAACTACCTTGATATAATAACATAAATTATTCACTACTGCAATTTGTGATGAAACAGCCGATTTTGTCCATATTTTTTTACCAGTTGTATCTTCACAAATTAACTGATTTTTAAAATGTGTATCTTCATTTGATGTGATATACCATACAATATTTCCCTGTACATCAATATCGTATGCAGGTATTCCTTTCTTTTTCCATACCCATCTCCATAAAAACCGAGAATTTGGTGTAAAACTAATATTAATCGTCCCTCCACCGATTTGGAAACCTGATAATTCTGCATATTGTTGTGCATCCTTTATTTCTTGTTCCATTTGTCGGGCTTGATTTTCCACAATGGGTTGAGATGCCAATTCACGATAATGCTGCTTTTCTTTTTTCACAAGTGTTTCCCATCGTTTACCTTTCATATTTTCCATCCAGGCCCATGGATCTTTCCATTGTAAATAACCTAAATCACGGACTTCTTCCGCTGTCATCCTCACTACTATATACATACAACTTAAACAATATACTAAACACATTAAGTAAATGCCGTCCCCTTTATCCGTCACTTTTATTTATAATAAATCAAATCATTATGGATTAACCGATGATATTAATGTCATTGAACGATTGCTCAAAAAACTTCAAGATAAAATTGGTCAAACAATCAGTAAACCTAAGCTAATTGATATGCGAGAACCACCCGTTCCTTCGGATATTATGATCCATCTAGAGATCCCCATCTTTAGTGCGGTTCCATGGGCGTTTACTAATATTCTTCTTGTCAATCCTGAACAATGGTCGTACGCATATGATGCCTATGTACATGCATTTGATCTATTATTGTTTCGTGATCAAGCATCTGCTGATCAATTTAAATCTGATTTTGAGGCAAAGGGTATTCCAACACACGGAATTCGTGTCATTCCTTGGTGTGCATCATGGCAAGTCAAAGATATTGATAAACGTCATGTATCTACCACTAAAGACAATGGGTTTGTATCATTTTTGGCTGGCTCTAAAAATAAATATGAATACATGGCAAAATTGTTGCCTCATTGGAAAGAATCGGATCCACGGCTTACCATCTATACCTCTCGTCAAGACTTCTCAGATGGCCTTAAAAATGTATGTTCGCTTTCAAATGTTGAAATTAAATATCAGGACTTGGATTCGGATACACGATCTCGTCTTATGACATCCTACCGTGGTCATGTGATTTGTAGTCAAGGCGAGGGCTTTGGTTATGCTGCTGCAAATGCTGAAGTTGCAGGTGTATTTTCTATTATGAATTCATTGCCTACTTTTCAATATACTTATCACGATGACGAACATGTATCATGGCTGTCAAATACTTACACTCCTGATCAAAAGATTCGTCATTCTCATGCGGCACCTTCTGAAATGATTCGTGAGGAACTGGACGCTGCTTTTGAAAAATTTAATGGGATGGATGTAAAGCATGTCTATGAGAGTAGACAAAAAGTATCTATGAATCGTTTTCAACGAACCTATGATGAATTTTATCCTCTTTTATCGGAAGTACAACAACTTATTCTACAACGTAAGCCAAAAGGTATTGTACATATTCCGCCTATTTTGGATGTTAGTGATTGTCCACCCATTTCTATTATTACTCCAACCTATAATCGTAAACATTTGATTGATATTGCTTTTCATAATTTGTTGGCATCGGATTATCCAAAGGACAAAATGGAATGGATTGTGATTGAAGACAATGAAAAAACTCCACACATGTCTAGTGAAAAAATCATTGATTTTCAAATTCAAGTACCTCAAATCAGAATGAAATATATTCCCATTGAAGGTCGTATGACAATTGGAGAAAAGCGTAATATTGCAATTGAACATGCCTCACATGATATTATTCTTTTTATGGACGATGATGATCATTATCCTAGCACTTCGTTCCGTCGTCGTGTGGCATGGTTGCTAAAGGGTATGAAACAGGGACAAGCAGGAAAGGCTACCATTGCATGTTGTACTACACTTGCACTCTATGATTTGAAATTTGGAACAAGTGCAGTTAATGTTCCACCGTTTGATATTGCTTTTTCACAACGTATTTCAGAGGCAACCCTTACCTTTTATAAATCTGCATGGCTAGAATGTCCCTTTCCAAAATTGTCTATTTCTGAAGGTGAGGAATGGATTCATGGACGTGAAGATCAAGTAATTGAAATTCCTCCCCAACAAATTATTGTTGCCTTTTCACATGGCAATAATCAGTCCAGTCGCCGCATTCCTCCATCCGATCAACCTCCCTCTTGTTTTTGGGGGTTTCCTAAAGAGTATTTAATTTTTATTCATGGGCTAATTGGTATTCAAGTGGAAGAAGATACAAATAAGTCTACCAAATCCAAAAAGAGTCTAAAAAAGTAAGTTAATGTGATTTGACTTGTCTCTTTCGTGTATGTAACATGCGACCTCCACGTTTTGTATTCTTTAATACATTTGGAACAGCTGATTCTAGTACTTTTTCACTGGTTGGAATGCTGGGAATTGTTGGTGGGAGGGGAACGGCGGATTTTACTGCGTTTGATACATTTTCACTGGTTGGAATCGTTGGTGGGAGGGGAACGGCCGATTCTACTGCTTGGGCTACGCTTTCACTGGTTGGAATCGTTGGTGGGAGAGGAACAACGGATTTTAGTACATTTTCACTGGTTGGAACCACTTGGGCTACATTTGTACTCGTTGGAGGAAGAGGAGTGGAATTAGAGACTTGATTTGCAGGGGTTGGAGCTGGAGTCACGGATTCGCCAGGTTGTACATTTGTCTTTTCTTCTACTGATTCAGCGGGTACATTCGTCTTTTCTTCTGTAGGAATACTTTCCTGTCCTAATTTTTCCTGTTTTTGGATTCCTGATGCTACAAGTGCTTCTACAAATGGTTTACATGGCTCCGTGCCACAGTGTACTTCTTGTAACTTCTTGGTAACGTCTATTCCTAATAATTGTAAAATAATATGAATAATGGCGGATTTATCTACTTGTTTCACTAAATCTTGATGTTCACACGAACATGAAAATTCAGGATCATCAATGATTGCCTGTAAATTATTTAAATCATTAAAACTCGGCGTAAAATAATCTTCACGTGGTGGTAAACCACTGTCTGTCAACATGCCATCAATTGCTGCTTTTTTCAATGCAATCTTTTCAAAAAAACCAATGACTGGCAAACGAACCTCTTCTGGTGCAGTTACTTTAAAAATAGCCAATAAGATTCCGATTGCAAATGATTTAGAAACATCCAATGCACTGTATGTAATTTGTTCTTGCAGCGTTGGAGATAATGTACGAAATAGAGTTAAGTAAACCTTCGCAAACTCTCCTACAAACATTGGAGTCATACCAAAATATCCAATAAATGTTAAAATCGCTTTTTTCCAGTCTCCTCGCAAGAATTCAAGTAATGAAATTAACATGGATAATGTTTTCCGCTGAGCATCCTGACCTTGTACTGCAACTGCAATACGTGATACATCTAATGCTAGATAAATTACAGTAATAATTAAGCGAAGAGGCACTTTAATCTTATCTAATACTTCTTTTGTTTTTTGTGCCGATCCAGGAAAAAAAGATCCTGCAGCAGACGAAATGGCGGTTGCAAGTAGATTGGGAATAATACGAACATCCGTTGAAATATCGGATTGCTTTTCATAATACAATACACCGTATTTTGATGCAAAATCGTTTATGGATTTATTAATATTATCCGATGCAGTAATAATTTTCGTATACATCTCATCAATCCCCAACACTTTTTCTGGATCATATGGCTCACCCGATTGTACTGAATTTTCTGTTACAGATGCCTTCATATTATTAACCGTTGCTTCGGGTAAATTCATCATTTCTGCTACCTTATCCGATTCATTTGCTCCACCTGTTTGTTTTGTTGAATAAAAGGAACCAAGAATGGAATGAAGATGTGGATTTATTTTCCTTGTAAATTCATTTTGTTCATCTTTGTTATTAAATAATGGCTTTCCATTTGAATCAACTGCATGTTCTGTCCAATTCTCACCATTTGTTTTAAGAATAGCAACAATCATTCGTGAAAGTCCATTAGTAGATTGATACAATGATTCGCCAAAATTTTTATCCAATAACGCTTGTTCAATTTGACGAATCACGTGATTCATATTATATCGTTTTGGTACTGAATGATAACTCATCTTCCTATTCTATATAGCTATTTATTCGTCTCATTCTTTATCTTATCACTTTTTTAAACCGGATAACAAACAATAAAAATAAGTGATTTTTATTATTTGTTACATACATATTTTAGATTTATGATCCGCACATCGTACACTCTTCATCTCCAGAATTCTTTCTGAGAATACGTTCCTGTTCTGACTTTAATGCTGCACGTTGCAAATCTGGATCTACAGTAAACTTCTGAGCAGCAACAGGTGCTCGTGTACGTAAATAGTAAATGCCTGTTTTGAGTCCTTTACGCCATGTGTAGAAATGCATAGAAGTTAATTTTGCATAATTGGGGTCCGATACAAATAAGTTCATACTCTGCGATTGACAAATAAATGCACCACGTCCTGTCGCCAAATCAATCAATGTTTTTTGTTTGATCTCCCATGACGTTTTGTATAATTTTTGAATCTCCTCGGGAATCATGTCAATATCCTGAATGGATCCATTTCGTGCAATAATTTGTTGTTTCATCATTTCATTCCATAATCCTAGTTCTTTCAAATCATTCATCAAATACTTGTTAACAATTACAAATTCTCCAGCTAAGGTGCGACGTGTATAAATGTTACTCGTAAATGGCTCAAAACACTCATTAAATCCGAGAATTTGTGAAGTAGATGCAGTTGGCATTGGGGCAATTAGGAGAGAATTACGAATACCATACTTCATGACTCGCTTCTTCAAGGATTGCCAATCTAATGATTCTTCCTCCTCTGTGAGAGGCTGAACTCCCCACATATCATATTGAAAGATTCCCTTTGACATAGGAGAGTTTTCAAAGGATGAATAAGGCCCTTCGCATTCTGCAATTTCACAGGACGATTCTACTGCAGCATAGTACATATGTTCAAAGATTCGTTGATTTAGATCCAAAGCTTGATCCGACTCCCATTGAATTCGCATCATTGCAAATACATCGGCAAGACCTTGTACTCCAAGACCTACAGGGCGATGAAGCATATTTGAAGTTTTTGTTTCGGGCGTTGGATAATAATTAATATCAATGACACGATTCAAGTTACGAATTGCAACTTTTACGACTTCACGCAATTTCTTAAAATTAAATGTTTTGCTTTCCTGATCTACATAGGATGGTAGTGCAATGGATGCAAGATTACATACAGCCGTTTCTTCTGGTGATGTGTATTGAATGATTTCGGTACAATTTCCTGTCAAAATACCATTAAATACACCAGCATGATTTTCTGGCTCATTAAAACAATATGTATCATCATATCTATCTTCATCAATTACCTCTACTACATATACAAATTGCTCTGCATTTCGTTGTGGTTCATTTCCAGTAATATCCAAACGATAACATTGTAATCCAAGTAGTTTAAGAATATGAAGTGATGCAGATGAAATAAGAAGACGGTATAATTTTTTACAGTTATATTCTTTACGTCCACCTTTACCATCTGGCATTAAAGTTACTCTCTCAGAATGAGATAAAGTAACTTTACTTTGAATTCCAAGTGTCTGTAACATTAGACGAATTCTATCTAAAAACTCATAATGAATTGACGCAATTTGCAATGATTCATTTGATCCATTTCTTGATACTGTTCCGTCTGAATCTAAAAGACCAGCTAACCACTGAAGACGACATTCAAGTGATGAATTGATTGGAACATAATATTTTTCTGGAATTTCGTCAGGTAGCATTAAATTAATACGTCCTATTTTATCCTCTTTGAAGGATGAACTTCTAACTTCAATATATTCAATTAATTGTTTTTTTACACCATATAATGCTAATCCCTTTCCAATATAGCCATTTGGATTTTTATGATATGTGCCATCTCCACAAAAGAATCCATGTGTATATGGAAATTTAATATCCTGTGTTTTATCACCTTGAATAAATTGTAAATTAAATTTTGCAAGTTTCATACCTTCTTTCAATTCAGATGCATCTATACGTCTTGCATTTTTTAATGGACATTTATCTTCATATCCTTCACGAATAATGAATTTATGATAAGGGGTACATGTAATTTGAGCTCCATTACTTAAATGAACTGTAATCAATTTTTGATTTTCACCCGTTTTCATAATAGTAGTTTTAGACCATTTATCTCCATTCCATACATTTACCTCTTTACCAGATAGTTCCTGAATTTGAAATTGACCATTATCAGTTAGGACAAAGGTTTCTGGAGCAACGCATAAATTTGAGCTTTTAATTGTTCCAAGATTTTTTTGATTAGATTTATGATTACATGCATCCTTATAGAGAAGATAGGGAGTACCCGTTTCAATTTGTGCATCTAGGATTTTAAACCATAGCTTTTGAGAATCAACCTGTTTACGACCACGACCCTCTTTTTCGTATTTTGTATAAAGTGCCCTGAATTCTTCTCCATATACATCGGATAATCCTGGTGCTTCAGATGGACAAAAGAGAGTCCATGGTTCATTCTTTTCTACACGTTCCATAAATAAATCAGGAATCCATAATCCGTAAAACAAATCACGACAACGTTCTTCTTCTGAACCCGTGTTGAGCTTCAACTTCAAGAAATCCTCAACATCTGCGTGCCATGGCTCTAAATAAATGGCAAAGGAGCCATTTCTTTTGCCGCCACCTTGGTCACAATACCGTGCAGTATCATTAAAGTTACGTAACATGGGTACAATTCCATTAGAAGTTCCATTCGTTCCTTTAATCAAAGAACCCTTAGCACGAATATTATGAATATGAAGACCAATTCCTCCTGAATTTTTACTAATTAATGCACAATCTTTTAGTGTGTCATATATTCCAGAAATACTATCTTCTTTCATCGCTATAAGGAAACACGACGAACATTGTTGTCTTATCGTTCCTGCATTAAAATTGGTCGGTGTGGCATGAATAAAGAATTTTTGACTCAAGAGGTCATATGTTTCAAAAGCTCTGTCTAAATCAACAGATCCCCATAATGCGAGTGATACACGCATCATAAGATGCTGAGGTCGTTCAATTGTTTTACCTGTAGTATCACGTAACAAATATTGTAATTTTTCTAGAGTTTTAAAGCCGAAATAATCAAAGAGGTAATCACGGCTATAATCAATCTTCTGATTAATGGTCTCACCATGTTCTTTGCAAATGTCAATCAATTCTTGTGAAATGCTACTGATTTTTTCACCTGTTTTTGCGACAGTTTGATTGGCAAGATGAAAGATCACATCCGTAAATTTGTCCGATGTGTTGCGATGATGATTTGAAATTGCAATACGAGATGCAAGAATTCCATAATCAGGATTTGTAGTAATGAGTGAAACAGATAATTGAGAAGCAAGTTCATCCAGTTCCGATGTTTTTACACCATCATAAATACGAAGAAGTGTTCGTTGTGCAATAATAGTCGGATTTACTTCCAAATCCTTGGATGCAAATTGAATGCGTGTCAATACTTTATCAAATGATACATCCTCCAAAGTACCGTTGCGCTTCACTACTTTCATACTAATCATAGACATCTTTCCGGGGAATACTAACTATACGCAGCACACATTACCGTCGTCAATTTTTTAAAATAATGATTGATTATTAGAGAGATGAAAAATTATATTGTATGCTTTATTACACTTGTGATTTTATCTGCAATTGTATTAATGACTTTTAATAAAAGTTCATTTATCAATTACGTTGCTCCATATGCATCTCCATCACAACATAAATGGTGGGAACGAAGCGGATGGGAACGTTTTGGTTATCCAGCGTATTCATATTGGGAAGGATTTGAAAATAAATTGGATAAACCTGCTTCACTCATGCCAGAACACAGCCCAATTCTTGAATTTCCACCCGATACACCTTCACCTGCGGATTTATACAATAATCAACCCTATCACCTACTAAGCGATAAAATGGCACCACCGAGAGAAAAAGAGGCACTTTCTTGTGTGAATAGTCGCTCCTGTTATGCAACAGATTTTAATCTTGCCATTTCAAAAACAGGCAATTTTCGCCAATTGACCAATAATTATCGCCGTGATTATCCCGATAGTTGCTCTTCACCCTATCAAGAACTTGTTCTAAACTTCTATAAAGCGGATAGTATCCCTTTTCAGGAATCTAGTGCTATGTAACAACTTCTTGTAATCATAAATGATAACAATAAAAATATGAGTTTATATGGTTATCATATGTTGATTCTATTCAGTTCAATTCCATTGTATTTTCTTCCATTTTATGGAATTGAATCATGCATTTTTCAATCTTTGGCTTTTTAGAGGGTCGTGTAGATTCTGGAATATTAAATTCTCCACGTCTCGCTTTTTCTACATCCTCCCAAAATGCATCAATGGTAGGCTTTAAGGATGTCCACCATTCTTCATTTCTTATAATCAATTGTTCACTCCACTGGACCAGTCTCCATGGTATCATTTCTATGATATCTTCATTCTCTTTAATAATTGGTTTCCAATCCTCTGTCGCATTTACAGGACTATATATATAGTAGAATTCTTGATTTGAATTCATTTCTTCATATCTAACCAGTGCAATCCATCCATGATACAATGTTGGACCATCTTTATGAACAATCTGATTGTAGGGTGATACGAATTTTGCCTCAACGTAATCACAGTATTTTAGCCCAGTAACTTGTAATTGCATCTGCATTTGAGCATAGTAATCTTTAGGGACGCTTCCATCTATTTCTCGGGTAACAGGACATTTAATTTCAATAAGACGACCCCTTCTTTCATTTTTTGGACAATGGTAAATAAGACCATCAGGTGATGCAGTACATCGTGGATCGGTGGGATGATGAAGACGACCCAATTCTTTAATGGTTGTACCATATTTATACTCATAAATTTGCTTTACAACCGGTTCAAACCGAATACCCCAATCAAATGCACTCATTTTATCTGAACATACTGCAAGAGCTTGATTGCGTTGCGGGTAGGGTACCGTTTTTGATACAACCAATTTTGCTCTCTGTCTCGGTGCAGCAAATAAATTGCCGAGTTCACTTGCTGAAATAATTTCAGACATTTGTTTGTACCACTCTGGAGTACGTTGTTCAATCTGTTTTCTTCCAATTAAATCATCCAAATATTCAATGGTTGGAAGATCCGTTGTTAGAATGGTATTTTTCCCTTCTAATTTCTTTTTAAACTGCTCTATATACAAATCTAAAATATGATGCACACAATCCTCTTCCATATCCGTAAATTCAAACGAATGGACCATTATTTTTGCAGATTCAATCCAATTCTCTAACTGTACACCATCTTCAGGATCGGATAACCATGTTTCTAACAGAGTAATCAAATCCTTTAATTTATCTTTAAACATTCTATCTTATTAACATATTCTATTCCATTTCTTTCTCCTCAATTTTTGTTTCGGCCGCTGATGCGGCAAGGTGCACAGGTTGAAGCACTGTTGTACAGGATACCTCTGTTGTACGTTTCTTCTTTCGTGTTGAATCCGTTTTTTGTGATTTTGTATTAAAGGCTGCCTTCCACTGACCATTTGAATCTTGCTTTATTTCAAGTCCTTTAATTGCAATAATTCTCTGAGTATCTGAATCATATTGTACAACCTTCAATGTATTTAGTAATTTCTTATCAAGGGCTTTTTGGAGAAAAAGAAAAATACTCTCTTTGTTCTCCTTGCTCAAATCATATTGTGGAGAAATTTCTTCAATGAAAATGCGGAGACGATTCAAACGTAAACCACGCTCAATACGATGCCATGGACGATTAAAGGCTAGTTGTGTACCTGCATCCAATAATTTCTTAAAACGGTCCTCATTTTCTGATACGACCATAGATCCCACGTCGGCGGTTGTGTTCTTTTGAGTTTTATTACGATGAGTATCCATATCTACTATACTAGATGTGACAAACGTTTAGATGACTTCATTTGACATTAAACTACAGAGTTCATTGTATGTATATGGACCTAACTTTTCCTCTTTTGGAATAGGTAACCACCATTTTGTATCCTCTGTATTCCCATTAAATGTATAGATTGTTTTCCAACAAAATGTGGTATTATCATCTTTATCAATCTCATCCCATTTATAAAAATCGTTAATATCGGTTTTGGTTGTATCTACCTTACAGAATACAATCTTACCATGCTTTATTGGAGTATTTTCCAGATAAATTCCGTTTGGATTCAGAATATCACCCTCTATGTCAAGATTATTATCCTCTTCCCATACATCTTTTCCACCAATTGTTAAAATTGTAAATAGATTTACAATTGTATGTGGTAGTTTTTTATGATTATGAATATATGGAATAATAAACATCTTAAAATAATAATAAGTAGGTACTTTAAATGGCTCAACCCGTGTATCCAGATCAACATACAATTGCATCCTATCAGGCATTTCCATTACCTAAATTTATGCCACGAACACGCCGTGAGACGGATACATATGATACAATTAATGCACGACAATTTGAACATTGGCAAACTGATGGCAAATACGGTACAATGAATCGCCCGGATATGAACAAACAGGCCGCATTTCAAGATATGCTTCCAAACAGCAGCCGAACCAATGATAAAAGTTATCGTAGTCAACCACGTTATGATGCAGATGCAACACGTGGAGTAAATAATCCCTATTTTGATAAATATGATGCATCCTTTGATTCTAGAAATATGACACGTGAATTACGTGCAAGTGTGTATGAAGATAAAAATACAGGATATGTAAGTGAATCAAGCAAATTACTACAACGCAACTTTGATAATCGTTGGCTCAATGCAACCGTTGCCATTCAACAAGCACAAGTGGCAGAAGAATTACGACCCAAAATGGATGACATTCGTATGTTTTATCTGAATAAACCGATGGAAGATCAAAAGAAATCAAACAATCATCTGTGTTAGAACGATCCAATTAATGGAATTCCAATTCAACGGGAGTTGTATACACATGTAACTTATTAAGTGAAGAGGGCGTCTGCTTTGTTCGTCGCCTTGTCATACGAACACTTGGATCCGACTTTAGAGAAATCGCCTTATCAGATTCTGTTGAGCTTGTTGAACTCGTTGAACTTGCAGAATCATTTTTATTTCTCTTCTGATTTGACATCGTTTCCTTCAAATAGGCATTGTATCCTGCACGGATTTCATCTTCATGGGCTTCAATATAATCAATAATCTTTGTCTCTAATGCCCATCTAAAAAAGTTGAGTTTTCCAATCGTAGTCATAAATGGCTCGTGATCTGGAATTTTAAACATAATACGTTCTCTGCGACAATTTGGATCAAAATACTGTTTTGAATAGGCTTTTAACTGACCTTTGTAACTCAAATAGACTAGAAATTCTTGACCATTCAATGGATAACGTACAAAACTTTTTCGGCTGTATTTTGTAACAAACCAATCAATGATTCTCAAACTAAGTGGTGCTTCTCCAATAAGATAAGTTAACACTTTATTGATTTCCGGATGAGTCGTATAAAATCGTTGAAGACTTGAAATGACAAGTTCAGGCTTACATTCAATCTTACGTTTTCTTGTTTGGGATTCCGATACATATGTATCCATGTCTGACCCATAGATTGTATTCGGTTCTTAGGCCCTCTTATTCGTACTCTTTACAAGTTCGTATCCTTTACAAGTTCGTATCCTTTACAAGTATGTTTATACATAGTCTAAACACTTTGTAATTTAATTGACTATATTTAAAAATAAGATATCAATAGAATGGCTACATCAGGTGGTGATAATTCTTTATTACCTCTTGCTGAGGGTACAATCCATGGAATGATGGGTGGCGGAGGTCAAATACCTGAAGGTTATAACAATTCTATTTCTCTCATTGCAGACAATCCATCTATACAAATTGGAGCAGTTCGTGGAGGAGCAAATGAAGCACCTTCTCTTTCATCCACTCCAAATGCAGCTCTTTCACCCCAAGGCTTATTATCTAAACAGCAACAAAATCAAGTAGTATCCAATATACCTACTACTCCAGTTACTACTGCAGTTAAAACAGAAACAAATGCACCTCTTTCTACTTCCTCATCCTCTACCGAAACAGGGCCAACTACCGGTCCTTCTTCAAATCAAACGGTAATAATTACAACTTCTGCAGCCAATCAACCAGGAAATGTTGCAAATCCATCTCAAATAATTACACCCAATACACAAGGAACGATTGCAGCTCTTCCTCCTACTCCAAAAGTTAATAGTGATGAGGAAGAAAATAAGCATAACCCTCCTGAACAAGTACCTGTATCATCAGGAACGATTGCAACTCTTCCTTCTTCTACACCAAATCAAGCGGGAACTGTTGCAACTCTTCCTTCTACTCCTAATAAAAACAAACCTGTTGCCAATCTTTCTGAAACTCCATCCAAAAAAAGAAAGAATGCAAAACTTGTTCAACTCTTTGGGAAAAAACTATGGATTGCATTACCTCCTAATGATATGAAAAAATTAACAAAAGATGAACTGACTGCTCTTGAATCCATTGGTATTAATGAAGCAGATGATGATCTCAAACGTGAATTTCTTACTGCCCTATATGATGGTGATTGTAATATGGATCGCTCTCTTATTACTTTACAACCATGTGATTCAGTTAGAAAAATCATTCAAGGTCTTGCATTATATATGTTAGACCATCCTCGTAAGAAATCCACTTCCAATAAAAATGTTGCACTTACAACAACTGGAGAAGAAGAGGAAGAAGAAGAGGAAGAAGAGGAAGAAGAGGAAGAAGAGGGAGACAAAGAAGAAGTCATAGAAGATGTTGAAACTGCATTTTCAGCCTATACTGCGACTGAATCAAAAATCAATGATATTGAACAACAAACTCTTACCCACAAGAAAGAATTAGAAGTATTGATGGAATCCTACAAAGGTTCTCTTACAAAGGTTACATCAGAGACACCTGAAAAATTACTTACTGAAATAAAAGACAAACTTAATGTTACTTCAAATGATATTCTAGAATGGAGTAAATCAATTCGTGTGTTAGAAGCTGATTTGGTCGCCATTTCATCCAGTACACGTAATAAATTGAAAAATAGTAAGAATACCTCATCAGAGAAGAAAAAATTAATTAAAACTCTAGACAAGGTGGATGAGAAATTTGTAAGCATCAAAGACAAATATGAATTACTCAATAAGACTACAAAAGAGATTGAAGAGATTCGTCTTGAAATTTTTGCGAATGAAAAAGATGGAGACTTTAAAGTAGATGAAGAATATGAAAGAGAATTATTGGGATCAGATTATGATAAATATATGACTGGTGAAAAACCTTTGTATAAGGCATTATCTGATAAATATAATTCTTTAAAGACCACGTATGACAATGATATGAAAGAATATATTGAATTAAAAGAGAGAGCGGTTGCTTCCATTCAAACTGCACGAAATTCATTGAAAGTGTCTTCTAATGAACCAATTGATGATGAATCAAAACATGAACTATCAACTTCTAGTAATTCAAGTAGTATTCAAGGAGTTGGACCAGTTGATGATTCAAATGAGGCTGCTAAACCATCCAATTCTAGTAATCTACAAGTTAACAATTCAAAATCCAATAAGAATGTTGTTAACCAAGTTGTTGAACCAGTTGTTGAACCCGTCGCTAACGCTGTAGAGGCTGCCAAACCATCCAATTCTAGTAATCTACAAGTTAACAATTCAAAATCCAATAAGAATGTTGTTAACCAAGTTGTTGAACCCGTCGCTAACGCTGTAGAGGCTGCCAAACCATCCAATTCTAGTAATCTACAAGTTAACAATTCAAAATCCAATAAGAATGTTGTTAACCAAGTTGTTGAACCAGTTGCTAACGCTGTAGAGGCTGCTAAACCATCCAATTCTAGTAATCTACAAGTTAACAATTCAAAATCCAATAAGAATGTTGTTGAACCAGTTGTTGAACCAGTTGTTGAACCAGTCGCTAACGCTGTAGAGGCTGCTAAACCATCCAATTCCAATAACTTGGAAAATGACAATCCAGTTGCTGAATCACAACAAGGTGGAGCAAATAATTTATTTAACGACACGAAAAATGCACAAGAAGCCATAAGAAATGGGTTGACTTATGCAAAGGAAATGGAATTTCATGTTACAGATATGATTGCAGAAATTGCAACTATCACAGATAGTGTTCATTTGAAAAAGAAAAGTGTAGACGATACGATGACAAAAGACGATACAGAAAACAAACAAAAAGTAAATGAAAAACAAATGTCAATTCTTACGCAACTTAAACGTGTTCGTGTTCGGTCAAATATCAATGTACATTTTCTTACTATTTTAAATGCATTAGAACATCTTATTAGCCCATATTTTGAAGAAGTAAAATCCAAAATAAATGAAATGACAGAATTAAATACCACTTTTAGAAATGAATTTTCTACAGTACTTGACCAAATCTATGAAGATGAATTGATGGGGGAGGATAAAGATATGATTTTGATGCCCACAGAGGATTTTGAAAAAGATTTTCCTGAAATAAAAGGGGAATTTAAATCAATTATGGAAGATATGACAAATCAGTATGAAATCCCTGCAAACCAAGTATATGAAGAGTCTATTTCTTTAAATGAACAATATGATGAAAAAGTTTCTAAACAAAATTATAATACTGCAAAACCAATTAAGTTGGAACTGGCATCTTCAATAGTTAAAGCGGGTGATTTGGCAGGACAATATAAATTAGCAGCGACATCAATTATTGGTTATATTACAGAGAAAAAAAGTTTGAATGATTTATTATATTCAACCGTTAATGAAATTAACAATCGTTTTCAAATAAAAGCATCCCACGATGAACAAATGAATATCACATTAGAATCAAATACTATTCAAAAACGAAAAGCGATTCGTGATAAAGTTGGCAAAAAAATACAGGATATTCTTGATGTAATTGTATCACAAAATAAAGAAATAGATACAATGGAAGAAGAAATTACCTCTAAAAACAAGGAGGCAGATACACTTGTTGAGAATGTTAAAAAGATTCATCCAACTCTTGTTACTGAAGTTGTAAATGAATCAAAATTAAATGAAACAATTTCTTCTATGAAAAAAGAAGAATACAAGAAGTCTATTTTTCAACCCTTATCAGAAGAAGATAAAAATACTCTTTTTGAAACGGTTTCTTTTGAGTCACGTTATCAAGAATATACTGAATCTAAACGCATGGTAGATCAATTTGAAGAAAAAGTTCGTACAGAATCTGAAAATATCAAACATCTATATGAGTTATTAAAAGGAAATAGAAAACAACAAAATGGTGATTTTGATGAAAAGAATAACTCTATTGAAAATGAGCAAAAGCGTTTGAAAGAGTTGGGACAGACAATTTTTGGTAATATAGAAAAAATGGCAGAACAGACTCAAAAATCTAAATCCATTTTGGATACTATTACCTCTGAAATTACAGTGTTACAGGATCGTCGCAAAGAAATATTTCATCAAATTCATACAACAATGCACGAGGATATAACAAAAAATGTCCAGAATGTCAAAAATGATAAAACCACACTTTCAACTGCAATTATACGTCGTGATGTTCGTAATGAAATACAAGAAAATTACAATACAAAAACGTCAAGTTTAATGAATGAATTGGAAAGAATAAATAAACATGTACTTGATACTGAGAAGAGTAAAACAGATGCTACACGTTATGTAGAGTCTATTAAAGAAATTATTGAAAATCTTGATAATGATATCACTGCCTTGGAAAATGAGAAACTTCAACAGAGTCTATTACAACATGGTCCTCCAAATGTTGTAGAAGACGTTGCTAATAAAATTATCAATCAAAAATCAGAAGAATCAAAGGAACCAGAGAAACTAGAAAAATCAGATCATACCATTACTGTATCGGATGAATTTAAGGAAAAACTCAAAGAGACAGAAATCAGTATCTCTCAATTACAGCCTGTCATCGATAATTACCTTAAAACACAATCAAAAACAATGATAGATACATCTTTAGAACTAGAATCTTTATATGAAACCGTTAATTCAATGTATACAAATGAATTGACACAAATGTATAAACCAGTTGTTGATATGCTTTATAGTGATTTTGATAATAATTGTCAGAACATAATTAATGAATTGAAAAAACTTCATACATTAATTGATACAAATTCATTAACTGAAATAACATTAAACGATTCTCTTTCAACTGTATCTTCTTCTACTACGAAAATATCTGAAATTCTTAATGATCTATACAATAATCATATTGAGATTATTCAAAAAATGACTTATTTAACTGATGATTTAATTAAAGAAGGCAAGTTAAACTCAACTGATAAGAATAAGATTAAGCAGTATGAAAAAAATAATACATATTTAAAAGAATACTTAATTCCAGGAGATATTAAAAAGTTTATATCTCTAGTTGATGAATTAATTGAATTGAGCAAACAATACAAATCAAATATATCAACTTCAGAGGAAAAGGTAGAAGAGAAGGAAGAGAAGGAAGAGGAAAAGGTGGAAGAGAAGGAAGAGAAGGAAGAGGAAAAGGTAGAAGAGAAAGAGGAAGATGAGAAAAATATAGAAGAACCTGCTCTATCTGTTATTTTAGATAAACCAATGATTCAATTATCTGAAGATGAATCTACTAAAATTACATCAATATATTTATCATATTTAGAAGAAAAAATTAAATATGAGTATGCATATAAACAACTTGATAGTATGCGCAGTTCTATGTCTTTATTTAAAATTACATTACAATCTGCAAAGGGTAAATATGAGAAAATGAGTAAAATAAATGCAAATCAAATTGAAAATGGTAAACCAATCAAAAATACAAATATACGTTCTACCGCATCAAATACATATGCACATATTTATAATAATATTCTTTTAAAACTAAATGATAAATTCTCACAACAATATACAAC